GACTGATTTATCTGGTGGAATTCATGTTATAGGTCCAACTGGAATGACTGATTTATCTGGTGGAATTCATGTTATAGGTCCAACTGGGATGACTGATTTATCTGGTGGAATTCATGTTATAGGTCCAACTGGAGTGACTGATATAAGTAAAAAAGTATTTAAATTAAACGAAAATAAATGTGAATTAAAAACTCAAATTACATACAAAAACATAAATCCAAATGTAATTGATGTTATTATTTATAGAATGAAATCATATTGTGGAGCAATATGTCCTGAATTATCGACAGATAATTTTTATAATAATCATGTAGGCATTAGTTTTGCGATGAAAAAAAAAATATTTGATGATGGAATTCAATTTATACCAGCTGGTAATGAAGACTTTATTATTTTAAATAGAATTCGTGCTGAAAATAAATATAACATTATGATTAGTCCATACATACGTTATTTTGTTAGAAATGTATCAAAAGGAGAAATTGAAGATTTTACTAATAATCATATAATTGGCAATCGCGTATTTATTAAACCATAACAAAAAATATATGAAATTTTTTTACATATATTTTTTATTTTTTTATTTTTTTATGAAATTTAATTTTTATAATCGCATTAAGCAGTAGCAACTTCCTTAGTTGCTTTAGCAAAATGGCAACTCATGTACTTTTGAAGATTGAAATAAGTTAATTCATCAGTCTTATTTAATTTTAAAAGAGTAGCAAGCTTTGTATCTGGGTTAATCTTACGACCATTTTCATTGTCCTGAAGTTTATGCGCACGAATATACTTGTTAATATCACGTGTTACTTCAGTACGTGCCATTTCAGTTCCAACTGGTTTATCAAGAAACTTTGCTAATTCATCTGAAATGCGAGTTGGCTTTACAAATCCTGATGGAGCACGATTTCCAGCCTTGCGCTTTCTCTTTGAACTTTGCTTTTGTGCAACCTTTATTTCACGATTCCACTTCTTCTCAATTGCTTTGAAATCATTCTTTAAAGAAGACAAAAGAACACTTGCTTGTTGTAGCTTAGCAACAAATTCTAGTGATTGCTCAACAACAGATGCTTCAACTTCAGACTCAGGTTGAACATCTTCTACATTTTTAACAACAACAGGTGTAGCAGTTACTTCACTAACAACGGTTTCAGCAACCTTTGCGGTAGAAGTTACTTTTACTTTCTTTCCCTTTGGTACTTCAGCAACAGGAACACTTACATTTTGGACTTGTTCAGTCTCAGCTTTTGGTTTACTTTGTCTAGCCATCTTATTATACTATAGCTATACATTTACTTTTTAAGTGATTTAACGCAAATAATATATATTTTATGAGCATAATAAGACGGATATATATAAATTATTTATAAAAAATAATTGCGTTCAAAAATAAACTACTAAATATTTAGAAAAATACACGATTCTATCTACCTGTCCATATCTTTAGCATAGGTAAATCTTTGAATAATTCTTTATCTTTAAATTTAAGACAAAAACTATACCCTTCGGGTAGTAATAGATAAATACTTCCCATTAAAGATTTATTTTTTTTATAATTTTTGTGTAATAAACATGCTATTATACGTTCAAAACATTTACGATCATCTCTTGTATTTATAACATTTAACAATTTAGTAAAATCATATTTATCATTTACATATGACAAATAATCGTGTGATATAATAGACATTCCCCCAAAACAACCATTCCAAAGTGACTTGTCTTTATAAAATTCAATCAGTTCATCATCTTCAAATACTTTCAACATTCCTATTTCTAATTCGTCAACATCCCATTCATGTCCAAACTCCCATATTGTTTTGTATTTATCAATGCTCATATCTATATATTTCTGTATAAAGACAGAGTCATGGATTATACACGCTGTATTAAAAAACTTGTTTTTCAAATAATAATAATATGGTAATAATTCACCTCTTCTATGAAATTCGCTTTTAATAATATCAGTTTTATATAATATTTTATTATTCGTTAAAAATGTACTATCACTATTATCGTCAATAATAATTATACTATTTTCAGAATAAAATTTCCTAATACAATCATAACAATGCTGCCAAAATTTATTTGTTTCTTCACTATTAACATGTCTCAAAATAATAAAACCTAAATCACACTCCATATTATGATATATTTTATTATATATTTTATTATATAATAAAATTAAAAATAACAAACAGATTGATATAGCCATGGGAGAGAAGATGCGGCAGAATCATTTACTAATGTTAAAGCCCCCAAAACATAATATGCTCCTAAAGATTTACTATCTTTATCAATACCGTTATTGACGAATCTTTCCAAAATATCTAAAATATATTTTTTGATGTTAATTAATTCACTCTCATTTGTTACATATGAAATACTGAAATTTCTAAATGGTTCTCCAATAGGCGGACATATATTACGTTTAATTTCTAATGACAACTGAGCACGATAATTCCAAATATCACAGAGTTCTCTCATAAATTTTATTAATTGATTCCTATTTAATGAAAGAAACCATTCAGGTGAGCTATAATTACCTAGGGAGTCTATATTTTGAAATAAAGATACTGTTCTCATTTCCACTGTTTTCTCATTGGATATTTTTCCGATATTGGTATCAAAATCCAAATCTATTTTAATTTTTAATATTTTACTAATTCTTATTATCATTTTTAAATTAATCATGACAAAACTAGGTATTTTATTTCTATTATAAGGATTTATTCCACCCACTTTACAATTAAGATTATCGTTTTTTTTGAAAATTAAATTATAAATAGATGAAATATCAAATCCATAAACAAACCCATCGTTGTCTTTATAACTAAAAAATTGGGTTAATGACAATTCATTTAAATTATCCATTGTAACAAAATCCATATCATTTGTACATATCTTTCTGTTTTTAAATGCTGGACCAAAAAAAGAGAGAAATCTTCTGAATAAAACACCTCTAAATAGTTTCTGAATTTTAATAATATATGATGATAAATGTAAAAAAACAAAAATTCTACTTAATAATTCTTTTTTATTACCGCTTAATTTTAATTTATAAAATTTTGCTATTGCTTTGAGTTGTTGAATATTATAATTGTATTTTGTTATGTCATTATAATTTTGTGTATTCAAAATACTATTTTCATTCGCATCTTTGTTGTCTATTTTTAACAAATTTTTATTTATTTGTATTTTTTTTTCACATCGTGATGTTATTTCATTTATATAATCTTCAATAATAGTCATTTATATAATAAATATAGAATAATTCTTTTGTATTGTTTTATAATTAAATAAATATGTGAAATTACATATCATTGAATTGAATTTATTTTTTAATTAAAAAAAAAATTGATTTAAAGATTACACCATAATGTATATCAAACTATTAAGATGGCAGAAAGAATTATCGACGGTACTCAATTTAACCCTGAAAATATTATGTATACAGCTCCTAAGGTAAATCCACAAGGAGGTAAATCTGTTAATATTTTAAGTAAATCTACTAAAACAACTCTTACTTTATTAACACCTCTTATGCTTACATGGGGCGCAAGTGATTTTAAGAAGGAAGGTGAAGAAGTTGGCAATGGTAAATATGAATTAGCATTACAATTTCCAGGAGAAGAATATCAAAATGCTGACATGAATGCGTTCCTAAAGAATTTAAAAAATTTTGAAACTAAAATTAAAAATGACGCGCTAATCTATTCAAAGGAATGGTTTGGTAAAGTACATAAAAGTCCTGAAATTATCCAAGAGTTATTTACTCCATTATTGAAATATCCTAAAGATAAACAAACAGGTGATTATGATTATACTAAACAACCAACTATTAGAATTAAATTGCCACAATGGGATGGTGTTTGGAAATCTGAAATTTATGATGAAGATTCAAATAAATTATATCCTAGCAGTGAAAATCCGATCGTTACACCACTTGATTACTTGAAAAAAGGATCCAATATTGCTTGCTTGATTCAATTCGCAGGACTGTGGTTTGTAAATGGTAAGTTCAGCGCGAGTTGGAAGTTAGTTCAAGCAGTTGTTCAAAAACCAAAGGCTCAATTACAAGGTCAATGTCATATCAAGTTAAAACCTCAAGACAAAGAAAAATTAAAGACTCAGACTGTTAAAGATGACGATGTCGAATGTGAACAAGTTCAAGTAACATCTATTGTTTGCGACAGTGATGATGAAGTTGAAGAAGATGATGATGAAGAAGAAGCAGAAGAAACTATTGTAGTTTCTCCACCTCCTCCACCTCCTGTAGTAGTTGAAGAACCAAAGGTTGTTAAGAAGCGCGTTGTTAAAAAGAAAGTTGAAGCTTAAATAAATGTGTTTTATAAAAATTGTATCTGTAAATTAAATAAATAAACCTTTTTTATTTTATTATATTATTATTTATTTTATAATAATATTGTATAATTTCATAATATTTTTATTTTCATGAAATCTTTATCGAAAAAATTATTTTTTATATTATTTTTCATAATAATTACAATCGTAATATTAGTTTTATTAATTTGTGCTTTTATGAATGATAAATTATCTGAATCTACTCAAGATTACAAATTACATAAAGACGGATTTTGTATTATAAAAAACGTATTTGATGAACAACAAATTGAAAAAATAAAAAATCAATGTATAAATAATGATTATTACAATGTTAAACAGTATCTATTAAACGATGAAAATTTACATAATAAAGTTATGAGTAGTATCGAAAATGACAAAGGAAACAATAATAATTATGTTTTTCAAGATTATATATGGATAATTAAAAAATCGAGTGTTCATACTTGTCACCGCGATAATAATGGTGATTTTTTTAATGAGGGACAAAAATATCCGTCTTATACAATGTTGATCTTTTTAGAAGATATGGATAAATGTTTAGGGGTTATACCTTCTAGTCACAAAAATATCAATTCATATAACATAAATTTAAACAATTCAGTCATGAATTTGCTTTGTAACAAAGGAGACGTTATTTTATTTAATGCGAATTTGATTCATGTTGGTGCTCTTAATAAAAACCCAAATAATTTACGTATTCAAATGAAAATAACTCATAAAGATGATTTACAAATTTTATCTTATTATGAAAATTACAATAAAGTATTAGATAAAAATAATGACCTACCATTTTATCTAAAAAAAATACAAAAAAATATTTCATGTATGTTTCCAGGAATTTCAAATCTCACACAAAGTGAGAACATTAAAACTTCAAGAGGAACTGTAAATGGTGCTAATATAGGATTATCTCAAAAGATATTCTCTTACCTATTTTATGGAAATAGTAATTTTTATGATCTTCCAAATGCTTTTTAGACCACCAATTCAATAGTAACAATTATGTCAGCTTTTTTAAATAAATCTCTATTATTTTGATCATCGAAATATGTTTCAAAATTCAAATCGTCTTCGTGTTTTAATAAACCTTTATTCTTTATAATATATGTTTGCTCCTTTTTTAAGTTCAATTCTTTTGTAGGTATTTCAAAAACTTTTTCGCCAATATATATATTGACATTTGAATCACTTTGGATTAAATTGTATAATTCATTTTTTATTGAAATCTGTGTTTTTATATATAGATTATTATGATCGTCTATATAAATATTTTCGGGTAATTCTGGTTCACATAAAGCTATTATTTCACAACTGGAAATATCAAAATAAGACTCTTTTAACCATAAGGGAACATAACATATTTCATTCAAAACGTTTAATTTAAACATTTTATTATTCAATAAATCATTTATACTAGGATTCAGTTTATACACAAAAACATCATTGAATTTTTCTTGTACTATTTCTCTCATCTTTTCTAAAGTAAACTGATTAATATGAAGAGTTGTCTGATACTTTGAAAGAAAAGTATAAATTTTTACACACGTATCTTTATCTAGATCTTCAAATAGTTTTAATGTTATTTTTTTACATCCTAAAACAACGTCTTCTATTATTTTAAATATTATTTCATTGTATTTACCTTCAAATACTCCCTTCATAAATAATTGTAATAATTCCATATAAGGGGATTTATGTGCGCTCTTTAATTCTTCGTCATAATTGGGGGTTTCATTCAAATTATCATCATTATCGTAATCATCACAACCACTATTTAAACTTACTACTTCTTTAATTAGATAATGATACGCGTCATTAATTTGTTTAAATTTATTATTCGACTCAACAGTATTACCATTTTTATCTGGATGATTTTGTAAAGCCATTTTATGGTATTTTTTTTTTAAATATTTTAGTGTTATATTTTTATAATTTAGTTGGGCAGTATCAATTTCTAAAATTTCTAATGCTAATTTTATATCCATTATGAATTTATTTAGTAGTTGTTATTTATTTTATTGAATATATTTTAAGTTATAATCATTATAATTTACTAATTTAACATTATTATAATAATATTATTATAATATTATTATTTAATATACATGGGAAAAGTTCGTACTAGCGCTATATCTTATTGGAGAGGAATACCTAAAGACTATCATTCGTTCGGTATTTTAACTCAAGCAAATTATCCAATTGTTCAACCCCAAGAAATAATTTTACGATCTATTAATAACAATCAAAACAAAATACGTTCAACGTTTACTAATTATATGAATATTAGTTCACTCGATCGTCGATAATTATTTGTATAGATCAATAATGATGTATTACTTTTACTAAATGTAACAAATAATTTTCTAAATGATATATTGGTCTATAATTATTATTATAGTATTGAAAAAAACAATACGTCTTTATTAAAATAGTAGATATATCTTCTTGCGTAAGTATATTTTTTTTAATCAATACAAATAAAATATACCATACACATTCTGATATATCCAGATTGTATATCAATATGTCATATATTATATCCCTAAATTTTAAAAAATTCATACTATCTATATTAATAATTACATCAATAATTTTATTACATATAATTTTATGAGAAGTCATTAAATTTTCATTATGAAAATGTAAATTTTTTATATTTGTTATATTTTCTAATTCTATATTACTTGGCAATTTATTTTTTATACACTTCACGTAATTTGTCATTGTTGGTCTACAAATATGTATAACTTCACAGCAATTTAATATATTATCCGGTATAAAACTTAATTCTTTTGTTATAATTATAAATTTTAAATCAATTAGCAAAGCAGTATTTTTTTGCATATAACTATAAAAATTTTCTAGTAATTCACTATGTATTTCATGAAAATTTTTACAAACAATTATACCAGATTTATCTAGTTTTGCAGATATAATATCTATTATTTGTAAATAAATTTCATGCCATAACAATTTTGAGTTACATCCCAATAAAGACATATCTATTTCATAATGTATATCACTTATCTTAAAAAAATATTGTTGCTTATTATAAGCAATACTAATTTTTTTCTCATATTTTAAATCTGTTGGACTATATTTTTTTATTGATCTAAGCATTTGACTGTATTTACCAATTCCATTTGGACCATAAAATATTACATTTTTTAGATCAATTATTTTTTTTGGGAATTTATCAAATAACTTATTTAGTTTTGGATGTAAATTTTCTCGTTGATTTTCAGTTACATAGTCTTCAAAATGAGTCTCGTAGAATTTCATATGATATTATTTTTTATTAAGTATATTATACAAGTATTCTTTATTTGTTAATAAAACTTATTTATTTTTATCGTTTTATCGTTTTGTTGTTTTTTGGTGGAAATGCGGAAAAAAAGGTTTAAAAACAAAGTGTAAATAATAATATAATAATATTATTCTACTACAACAATTATGAATTTATTACAAAGTATAGACCAATATAACGACCAATATTTATATTTTTGCGATCCCATTAAAAATAATATTATGAATGATGGAAACTTTATTCGAATTTTATATTCTACAAATAATGTAACTTTAAATGGAATTTATCTATTGAATTCCTTTAATGATATAATTTATGAAAAATATTATAATAAATATAAATGTATTTTTAATATTAATAATAATAAAGAACTAATCGAAAAAATTAAAACAATTGAAGATAATATTTTAAAAAAAATATATATCACGAATAAAATTCCTCAATATAAGATTTATGATCAACTCAAAAATGGTTATGTTAAAATTTTTCAAAATATACAAAATTTTCACAATATACAAAGTAATCAAAATAAAAGTAATCATAATTTTATTTTAAAAATATCTGGAATATGGGAAACAAATATGAATTATGGTTTAACATATAAATTTACAAAAATAAATAAACAAATTCATCCATCAGCTGAATAATTCTTTAATATAGTAAATAATGTTATAGAACATATTGTTGTAATTACACTAAATAAATATAAAGTAATAGACGTAACTTTTGATATTTTTTTTGTAATTTCAAATTTTTCTGTATTAATATTGTTATAAATAAAATAAACTTGTAATAAAATAAATATAACAGCAATATTACTAAATGTATAATAACTGTTTGAAATATGATTCAATAGTATATTATTTTTATAAATAATATTTAAATACAAAATTACGGAAATAGATGTCAACATTAATATAAATGGTCCTGTAGCATTTGTAATAGCAATTAATGATTGAATAAAAGTTGTTTTTTGTGTTACTTGTAACACATTGTATAAAATGATATATAAAATCATAATTATGCTAAATGATAAAACTGTTAAACCACTAATCATAGCACCTAAAGAAACTTTACCTGAAGTAAAGTTATATATTATAAATGAAATGACACTCGCAAAAATAAAGGCTTTATAAATTACACTATACCAATTACTCATTGTTATACTAATATATATCTATATTTTTTAAAAAAATAAAAAATATGGAATCATATAAATATTGTAAAATCATATATAATTTATATTATTTTGGAAGTGTATAATTATTTAAATTTTTAATATAATTACCTATTGGACTATATGGTGGAAATGCTTTTACAAACATAAACATATATGGTTTTTTTAATGGGTAATAATTTAAATCATTGTTGAAATCTTTTACAAAACCTGTAGTATTCTCTTGTTTACCACCATAATTGACATTTTTATTCATTATATAATATATATATTTATTTGTTGCTTAAATATATTTTTTATTATTTTATTATAATTATAATATAAAATGAATAATACTTTTAGTCATACTTATTCAAATACTTCCCAAAATCATCCGCTACAACATAATTCACAAAATTATTTATTATATAACAAGTATGTTTCTATACATTCTGAAGATAGAGATATTTTAGCTTATCCAAACTCTTCTGAGTTTGAAATTGAATTACCAGAAGATATTTTAAATATTTCAACTATGAGATTATTCAGTTGGACATTTCCTTCTAATTATAATACTTTCTCAGCATTAAATTCCAATATAACAATGTTTTTTAAATTTATTAATCCATATCATCCAGCAGCTAATGGTGAACAGGATTTACTTCAAAACGCAATTGCGAATGCTCTAAACTACTATAATGATTCAACGAATTATCCAAAGAATACAAAAGATATTGGATATTACAAAATTATTATAGAAGAAGGTTTTTATAACCCTACTCAATTTATCACTGAATTAACAAATAAGTTTAATGAAGCAGTTACTAAAGTTGTAACTAAATACATGATTGATAATAAATTAATTTCTGAATTAAATGAATTTCAAAAAACAGGTGGTTATACTCGTTTCATTATTGTTTATAATAATGTTTCACAAAAAATATGGTTTGGTAATCAATGTGACTCATTTGAATTATTGAATGAAATTGTATTTTTATCAAATAAACTCGATAATTTTATATGTAAAAGAAACCAACTTCCCGATTTTTCAAATTGGGGATTACCTGCTAATGTTGGGTTAGAAAGAACAAATGTTAATTCTGTAAAACCCCATGATGTTGAAACGAGTAATTATGTCCGTTTTTACTATGGTGATGTTGTAAAACCGAACGATAATGGGTTTTGGCTGACACCACCATTAGATAATAATGGAGTACCCCTTAATAATGCTGTTGTTCAATACATAGAATGTCCTTATAAAATAAATATTTTCGGTCCTTCCCACTTTTACATGGAAATACAAAAATATAATGCAATGGATGAGACTGAACCATACAATGTAAGTAATTTTACTTTAACTACAAATGAAACAAATGGTATTGTCAATTCAGCATTTGCTAAAATACCAATAATTTCTACTCCGCTTACACAATACTACGATGGACCTTCCAACGCTTATAAATTTTTTAATCCACCGATAGAAAGAATTCGTCGACTTAAATTTAAACTAAGGTATCATAATGGAACTTTAGTCGATTTTTCAACTTTTCCATATTCATTTACTATAGAATTTACTACTCTCCTTCCTATGATCAATCGAGCTGTTAAATTTGTTGATAATATTTAGAGCTTATATTATAGTTAGTATACATTATATGTTTCTTTTAACCATGATTTTATAACATCGTTGTCGCATGTTCTATAATCATCTTCAAATTTTTTCAAATCAAAAAATTTGGGTTTTTTCATTTTCGATGTCTTGAAAAAAACATAATCCCCTTTTTTACTTTTTCTAATACTAATATCCTTAGTAATTTCTCTCACCATACTTGATCCTTCTTCCAATATTGGTTTTACTTCTTCAAACGTTATATTTTCAATAGGACGACTACCAAATTGTTTGAGCGTTTTTGAATTGTCGCCCCATGAAACATATAATCCGAATTTACCTTTTCTCAATATTACATCTTTATCTTGATATTGACCTAATATCACATTATTAGCATTTATTCTTGATGCTTCTGCTGCTTTATCTATTATCAATTCTTCCACTTGATATCCACCATTTTCCAATTTATTTAAATCTATTTGTAAGTCTTTTTTTAAAGCTTTATATGTAGTCACTTTTTTACCATCTATTTTCTCTACACATTTTATTGTTGGTCCATATTTACAAATAGTATATGAATGTTTATCATCTATTTTAATATCAATTTTACCATTTTTTTGTTTTTTTAGTTCGTCTATTTTTAAATCCAATTTATCATTGCATTTTTTACATAACAACGTCCATTCTATCATACCTTTTGATATTTTGTCTAAATCATCTTCCATTTCTCTGGTAAAATCATAGTTCAGAAGGTCCAAAAAATGTTTATCCAAAAACTCCATTACAATATTTCCCAAAGGTTGTATAACTAACTTATTCTTTTCATTTCCAAATTCTCTCTTTGACTCCATTTCAAATATTTCTCCGTTTTCACTTAACTCAAAATCATTTACACTGATTGTCTTGCCATTTACATCTTCTTTTTTAACATAACCACGTTCTTGAATTTTATCTACTAACATTGAAAATGTCGATGGTCTACCTATACCCTTTTCTTCTAATAATTGAATTAAACGTGCTTCGGTGTAATGTTGTTTCATATTTTTAATCGTTACTTTACTAAAAATTTTATTATATTTTATCAAATTATTTTGCTTAATAGTTTGTAAATACTGAAATTCTTTATTATCTGTCGAAAACTTATTTTTAACAATTTTCCACCCAGGAAAATTAATTAGCTCTGATGTATAATTAAAAAATAAATTATGACAAGCAATAATTTGTGCTTTTACAGCATAATAAATAGCGGGACTCATACAACTTTCTAATGTATTCTCCCAAATAAGCTTATACATTCTTTTCTCTCTAGGATTCATTTTTTCTGGAAGGTCTTTGAGAGAAATTTTAGTAGGTCTTATTGCTTCATGAGCACCTTGTACAATAATTTTGTTTTTCTTACTATCTTTATTCTGTTTTTCACTTATAGTTCTGTTTGTTTGTAGTTGCGAATCCACGTTACACCCTAATTGTTCAATATTTTCATTTATATATTTATTTTCATATGTTTTCGATATATATGTTTTGACATTATCAATAAATTCGTTACTATATTTTTTACTGTCTGTTCTCATATAAGTTATATAACCAGATTCATAAAGTGTTTGACAAAGTTTCATTGTTTCTTTTGGAGTGAAATGCAATTCATTACTTGCGGTTTGTTGTAATTTCGACGTAGTAAATGGTTCTGGTTGCGATTTCATTGTTTTTACAGGTTGTGAACAATTATAAACATGAGAAAAATCAGCACTACTATCCAAAAAATCCACTAAATCTTCCTCTTTTTCAAATTGATAATTTAATTCAAATGGTAAATTCAAATTTGTAAAAAAACCTGTAGTATTATAAACCTTTTTATTTTCAGCATTATCTATTTCTTTTTGATTATCATAAATCAAACGTAATGCCGGTGTTTGACATCTACCTGCTGAAAGTGATTTCTCGGAATTTTGTGATATAAATTTCCATAACATGGGTGTTATTTTAAACCCTACTAATAAATCTAAAATTTGTCGCGTTTGTTGAGCATAAACAATATTCATATCTATGATTCTCGGATGTTGTATAGCATATTTTAATGCTGTTTCAGTTATTTCATTAAACACAATCCTTTTTGTATTCTCTGGAAGATGAAATAATTGTTGTATATGGAAACTAATAGCTTCGCCTTCACGATCATCATCTGTTGCTAAAACAACATCATCAGCTTTTTTGATTTCCCTCCTCAATATTTCAATTTGTTTTTTCTTCAATGAATTATCAATTATACTAAAAATAGGTTTGAAATTATCATCTATATTTATATTATTGAGAGAAGAGAGCTCTCTCAGATGACCAAAACTTGCTAAGCATTTGTATCCAGGGCCTAAATATTCTTCTATTTTTTTACACTTTGCTGGAGACTCCACTATAATAAGAGTTGTCGTGGTTGAATATTTTTTGGACATAGTTAATGGAGCAATATATTATATAATATATAGTAATCTTTAACTAGTAACTATAATTACTTTGTAAAAGATTTAGAGATTTATTACCATGTTCTAAATAATAAAATGTTCATTCAAAAATATTATTATTTATTTTTATTAGTTCCCTTGTTTTTTGCGAAATGTTTTTCTTTTATTCATGTTATTGAGAGAACAATATCATCATTTGATGATAAACCCAATTATAGTAACAACATTAAATCATGTAATAATTGTAAACACTTTATTGAAAATGAAAATGTAGATTTTAGCAGATGTTCTAAATTCATAAAACAAAAAAAGAAACAACAAAAATATAATTTTCACTATATCAAAACAGATGGTAATAATAAATATGATTCATTGAATTGTTTTTATTTAGCGTCCACATGTAGAAATAATGAGACTTTATGCGGGATAAATGCGAAATATTATCAACGTAAATATCATGATATTTATTGATTTTACATAGAACCATTCATTTTTCTAAATTGTTTCCAATTAATATTCATTACAGGTTTTCTCTCTTCCTTACTATTTGTATCTTCTGTGTTTTCTTGATTTAATTTATCTGCTTTTTTTAAAGCACTGTCAACATATAATTTTTTTAGAAGGGTTCCTACTTTAAAGGAACCTTCATGTTGATCTAATTCACCATTTTCTATTTGTTCTAATACATCTAAAAAGCTATTTAATATAGTAATATCAATTTCATCTTTTCTTATTTTATTGTAAATATCGGTATAATAAGTAAATAAAAAATTACAATCGTTCATACATTCATAGTGAATTTTTTCAGAATCGCCTTGATATTTAGCCTTTATAAGATTCATAGTATTGATTTCATTTCTCATAATAACACTATGTTTCAACTTGCGTATTAATTCTGTTTGATCTTCAACATTATTAGCAGCAATCATTTTTTGTAATTGAAGTTTTTGATCATCATCCATATTTGTTTACTAAAATATATATTACAAAGAGTGAAAATAAAAATACGGCAAAAACGAATTAATGCTAAAATATAATCTGTTTTAATTGTATATGACCAATAATAATTCTTCATCAGGAATGATTTATCCTACTATACAATCTATGCCTGGGCCTAATCCGAGAGAATCTACAATTATAGCAAGCAACGCCTCTAATCAAAAATTAAATGATTTAATTAAATCAACTTCCGGTGGAAAAAATGGTAAAAAAAGAATTCTTAAAAGAGGTGGTAGTGAATCATCCAATATTGTTGTTCCACAATTTACAATGATGTATCCTACTCAAGGTGGATTACAAACACCGAATAATAACATAACAAATATGTCCAAAACAATTACGCAAAGTAATGCTAATAGCGCTTATGATAATCTTGCTACTGTTCAAAATGGTGGTAATATTTACATGAACTCAAACACAAATAAATACCAATGGGGATGTTACAGTGGGGGTAAAAAATATCGCCGTTATAATAGTATGAAAATAAAAACGAAAAATAAAAGAAACACTAAACAACGTAGTAAACAACGTACTAGAAAACTCAGGAAAATACGTAGCAGAAGAATGAAAAAATCTCGAAATGGGATGATAAAACTTTAGATGTCATATATTCCCATGAATATTATGGAATATTCTCGAATATTCTGAATAATAATTATATCGGAATAATATAAGTTGAAATGCCTTCAGGGAAAAATTGGATTCATTTTATTTATATTAATTTAGCTTTTATTATATATATAATTATTATTTTTTATTTATCATCTATTCAAGATATTAAAGCAAACTGGTCTTTATATAGATGTAACCCGTTATATATGCCATTATCTGATAATATTGAAAAAGATTTCACATATTGTATTCAAAATATACAAACTGGATTCATGGGGTATTTACTACAACCTATTACTTTTGTAACTAGCACTCTTTCAGGAAGTATGTCAAACTTTATGGAAGAAATTAATATGGTTCGAGCTATGTTCAATAAAATCAGGACATTTATTTCATCCATCATTCAATCTGTTTTTGGTGTATTTTTGAATTTAGTTATTGAATTTCAAAAAATAACAATTAGTATAAAAGATTTAATGGGTAAAACTATTGGAATTATGGTCACAATTATGTATTTAATGGATGGTAGTATTAAAACAATGAATAGCACATGGAACGGACCTTCTGGACAAATGGTAAGAGTTTTAGGTAAATGTTTCCATCCAGACACCAAACTAAAACTTAAAGATGGTACAATAAAACATATGAAAGATATTCATTTAGGAGATGTTTTAGAAAATGGTAGTATTGTAGAATCAACTATGCAGATAGATAATAAAATTAATAAAATACCCTTGTATGTTTTGAAAAATAGTGGAGTTGATAATGAAGACATTTTTGTTACAGGATCGCATTTAATTTATAGCAAATCAACGAATCAATTTATGCGTGTAGAAAATTATTATGTATCTGAAATAGCACATAACGTGAATACAGAATGGTTTAGTTGTTTAATAACAAATGATAACAGAATACAAATTGGCAGTGAATTATTTTGGGACTGGGAAGATCATTATGTCAAATTTTAAGGAAGAGAGAACAAACAATGATTTTTTGTCTTTGGAGAATGGACAATTTTTATTTTGTAATTTTTAGAAATCATTTATATCCATTTACTATATATATGGATATAAATCAAAAAGATGGAATGAATAAAGTTGAAAAAATGTATGAAAATGTAACTTATTTTGATCAATATGGAGGTTCATTCATTTTATTTATTTTAATCACAATTATTTTATTATTATTCAGTGGTGGTTGTTACGCCTTTTCAAATATTCAATTTATCAAAGATGATTGGCCAAATCAAAGATGTAAACCATATATTATGCCAATAGCAGGTTTCATTAATAAACCACCCAATATTAGTATTAATGAGTTTACTTCACAAAATTTCACATATTGTATTCAAAATACCACCAAAAATATTACTGGAAACGCTACAGAACCTCTTAATTATATAACAACAATGATGGTGAAACAAGCAGAATCTATAAAAGACTCAATCAATAGTATTCGGGGTATGGTGAATAAAACCCGCAGTTTTTTCCAATCTATAGTAGAAGAAATTATGAACAGATTGATGAATATTATGATTCCTTTACAAGAAATTATTATTAGTTTTAAAGATTTTATTTCAAAAATTCAAGGTACTATGACGGCTAGTTTATTCACAAGCTTGGGCGCCTTTTACACTTTAAAATCATTACTAGGAGCAATTGCTCAATTTATAATTATTATACTAATCACATTAGCGTCTTTAATAGCAATGTTCTGGATTTTCCCTTTCACATGGGGCGCAGCAATCGCAAATACAGCTATTTTTGTTGCGCTTTCTATTCCTATGGCATTACTTTTGACATTTATGTCAAGAGTTTTGAATATAAACACTGGTCTATCAGTTCCCACATTAAAATCATCTAAATGTTTTGATAAAAATACGGAATTTACTATGAACAATGGGACTAAAAAAACGATATATGAAATTGAAGTAGGAGAGAAACTTGAAAATAATAATACGATTACCGCAAAAATAATTGTAGAAACAAGTGATTCTACTTTGTATAATTTAAATGGAATAATAGTGTCGAATAGTCATATTGTTAAATATGATGATAAATGGATTACAGTGGAAACCCACCCTTTTTCTATAAAAGTAGAAAATTACAGCGAACCATTTTTATATTGTATCAATACAGAAAATAAAAATATAGAATTAAATAATATAATATTTAGTGATTGGGATGAAATTTGTCATGAAGAAATTGAGAAAATCAAAAATTTGAAAATTAAAAATGTAAAATATAAATTTGATGATGTATTCGTAGAATATGAAAATACTATTAAAAACAGTGATATTCACAAATATTTAGATGGAGGATTTCACCCAAATACAATAATTCGATTAAAAAATGGAATGATTAAAAAAATAAAGAATATAAATATTGGAGATATTTTAGAAAATGGTGAAAGAGTTTACGGATATGTAGAAATAGATGGTGAAAATATTATCGAACAGTGTTCTTATAATTTAGCAAAAAATAAATTTGTAGTTGGAGGATCGAATTTAAATATTTGTGATAAAACAAAACAATTTACTTCCACTTTAGATTTAGACAAAAAGTACAAAAAAATACTAAATTACAAAGAACCTAAATTGTATCATTTATTAACAAATCAAAAAACTTTTTATGTAAATGAAATACCTTTTTATGATTATAATTCTTGTATTGATTTATTTTTAGATAAATATAGAGGAAAATTATTATCTATGAAATATGTATAATAAAATATGGAAATTTCTATTTTTGGTTTTAAATTTAACTTGGAAGTATTAATCTTAATTGGAATTATTTATTTAATTTTGGTTGGTCATACTGTTTGTGGCTGTTGTAGTTTTTATCGAACAATAGAAGGGTTTGAAGATAAAGAAGAATTTGTTGTTCCACCTCACGTTGTTCCACATACATATAATAAAAATTCAACTGATAAAAAAAAGAATACAAAATCTGAATCCAAAAAGGAGGGATTTGTAGGTGCTAACACTAACTATGGTGAATTATCCAAATATTCATTAACAGATTTTATTCCATTAAATACTGCTAATTGGGGCATGCCTAATTTAACAATTGTTCCAGGTCAACCTATCCCTAAGGCTGCTCAAGCAATTATTGATCGCCCTAACCAAAAATTACCTCTTCCAGAAAATCAACTATCATTATTTGATAATATGCCATTTAGTCCTGAGTGTTGCCCTAATGCTTACTCGAGTAGTATGGGATGCGCGTGTATGAACACAGATACTTATAACTATCTTATTACCAGAGCAGGCAATAATGTTCCTTATTCCGAGTATTAGATTTTGTATGATTTTATGTGGGAATATAATATTTTGATTATAAGTACATTTTATGATGTTCTTATAATAATTAGTTTTGTAAGTGTAAAATAAAAAATTGAATTAAATATATTATAATTTGACAAAAATAAATCAATAAATAATAACTAAACTATTTATAATGGTAAGCTACTATTCTATTATAAAACAAATTTGTATCAATCATTTAAATTTATCAAATGATTTGTTAAATGAAATTAAAGATTATTGTTTTTATGACATTAAATCTTGGGAAATCATTCAGTTCATTCGTTATAAAAAACAAATGATTGATTATATATTTACAAATCATACTATTTCAAGAGCCAACCCATATGATTTTTATCATGATAATAATGAAGAGCATTGGTGTTTTTGGGTTAATACACTGAACGACACTCATAAATGTCAATTTCAAGGTACTAATTGTATATTTTGCGGTAATTATAAATACTTATATAATGGAATTTATATAGATAGAATTAGGTGTCATTGTAATGATGATGACGATGATGACGACACATGGTTAGGGGATGATGATGATAGTTTTGGCGAATAATTATTCAAAGATTCAAAGATTCAAACATTCAAAGATTCAAACATTCAAACGATAAGGATACGTATCTTAATAATAAATACACAAAACAACTTAAAGAATAAAGGATGTATTTATCCTTTTTCAATACCAACAACTTTAGCAATTTTCTTTATGATTTTGGTGTTTTTATCGTAATCATCGTCTCCTTTGCCTCCCATAGATTCATATACTATCTTATTATATTGATCATTTTTCTTAGAATCATAATCTTCACAATCTGGATATGTAGCCCGAAATTCTTTTAACATACAAATATTTTTATGGGCTATCACTCGAATTGCTTTTCGCAATTTTTTATTTGTTTCATCTTCTTTCTCCCATGTATTTTCATCTTTGACATACATAACTTCCCTTTTTTGATCAGTACAATGAACAGGTCGTTTATCGACATCCAAAGCCTGTAAATTTTTAATGATTATATTGGAAATGCCTTCAATATAACCGACTTTTCCCACATTTTCTAAATCGGTGACTTGTAATTTAACAGATTCTACGAAATCCATGATATTCATCGCGTCTTTACACGTCTCATTCAAAAAGAATTGTAAATTAAAAGTTTTGTTATTACAATTATTATTTATATTAGACGTATTGTATGAGGTATTTTGACCTTGTTTACAAATCTCAATCATATTTTTTTGTAATTCTGTATTGCTTTTAACCATCTCAAAAATTAATCCGGTTAAAGCCTGTATATCAGATTGTGGTTGATATTGCTGTGACATTAATACATTTGTATTTGTATTTTGTAAATTTTTTTTGCCACTAATAATAATATTATCAGTTTTTTTCGTCATAAATTCACATTTATTTTCATGGTACCACAAACTGTTTCTCGCTTTGTAACTTTTTTGACAAAATTTACAAGTATAATTTTTGACATTTTCGGCGTTTTTTTGTTCTAAATCGGCGTAATTTGTTCTAATTTTATGTTTTCTAGTGGAGGTATGTCTATCCCAATCGCTTTTTTTAAAGCTTATAAAGTCACATTTTTCACAAAAAAATTTTTCTGTTGTTTTTACGCCAAAATTCATTCTAAATTCTATATTACTCATAGAACATTTTTTTCCGCCTAAACCTAATTTTCTAAAATAAAAAAAATTACAGTAACAAAATGAAAATTATTTTTTTGGCAATAAGACGGTAATTTTCATTTATGGTCTCATCACTTATGTTTTTTACAAAGTCAATCGACCCTTTTTAAAAATGGACAAAAAAAAATGTCCAAAATCGAAAAACCAAAATACTTTTTGGAACACTTTTCTGCAATAATTTAATAAAGACTGAGAATTTAAAAAATAATACGTTTTATTTAAGTTTTCAATTGTATTATGGTAATCCATAATTGTTATAATTGTTTGAACAAACCATAATTTTTGAAAAACATTGAAATGGGTTGGACTGGTGTAATTCTTCAACGGTGTATTATATAATAAATACACAAAACAACTTAAAGATCAAAAGGTACTTTTAGCCTTTTTCAATACCAACAACTTTAGCAATTTTCTTGATGATTTTGCTGTCTTTATCATATTCATCATCACCCTTACCTCCCATCGATTCATACACTATTTTATTGTATTGATCGTTTTTCTTAGAATCATATTCTTGACAATCAGGGTATTTCTCTCTGAATTCCTTAAACATACAAATATTTTTGTGGGCTATCATGCGAATGGCTTTCCGTATTTTTTGATTGGTTTCATCTTCTTTTTCCCAAATATTTTCATCTTTTACATACATAACTTCCCTTTTTTGGTCAGCACAATGAACTGGACGTTTATTCACATCAAGTGCTTGTAAATTCTTAATAATTATATTGGATATTCCTTCAATATATCCGACTTTTCCTACATTCTCCAAGTCGGATACTTGTAATTTAACAGATTCAACAAAATCGCTAATATTCATAGCATTTTTACATGTTTCATTTAAAAATACTTGTAGATTGAACGTTTTATTATGTGAATTGGTAATGTTATTATTGTTGTTATTATTAGTTCCATTTTCCAATACTTTAATCATCATATTTTTCAATTCAGAGTTCTCCTTAATTAGCATCATAATAAGTTCTTTATCTGAAGGTTCATAATTATTATTTTTAGTATTAATCTCTTCATGATCTTGTTTGTTTTTAGTACATTTTTGTTTATGTTTCCATAAACCAGAAGTTGTCTTAAAATCTCTATTACATTTTTCACATAATCGCTGAATTTTGCTGAATTTTTGCTGAATTTCATTTCCAAATATTTCCTTTGCTGACTTTTCACAGTGTCTCGAGCTATTTAAATGAGTATAGTAATTACATTTTCTCGATGTTCCATAGTCACAAACATTACAATAAAATTTCATCGCTGAATTTTGCTGAATTTTATTTCCTAAAATTTCCATTTATTTCCAATGAGAAAAAAATGTAAAACTTTATACAAAAATTTTATCGTAACAAAACATAAATTAATTTTTTTGTGATCAGACGACAAATTTCATTTATGGTCACAACAGTTATGTTTTTCGCAAAGTTAATATACCCTTTTAAAAAATGGACAAAAAAAAATGTCCAAAATCGAAAAACCAAAATACTTTTTGGAGGACTTTTTTGCAATAAATTAATAAACACTGAGAATATTATAATTATAGCATATTTCTTTAAAAATGGCATGGTTGACAGTAACAACAAAAAGTATATTATTGACAATCAAACGATAATTATATCGATCGTATAAAATCCGAGGTTCGATTTATTTTTATTTCATACAATTACATACTTTACAATATTCAATTGTTTTTGATGTATCTGGGTCAATATCAATAGAATCAATATGCCATTCATGCTTACAAGATTCTATTAATTTTTGATTTATTTTGTTATTAAATAATATGAATTGTTGTAAATGCTCATATTGTTGATTTAATAGATTATCAATTTCCGTGATGTGTTTGTTATATTGAACATGTTCCTCATTTACATTCAAACTAGATTCTATTAAATAATATACAGATTCTTCTTTCATTTGTTTGTATATTTCTTTTATTTGATCCAAATAAGCACGTATATAATCATTTTCTGGTTTCATTTTTAATAAATATTCTATATTCATGTTATTTATTAAATTATTATGTGATGTGTTTATACCTTTTATATATTTTCTAATTTTTCACTGGTATTACAGAGATGTTAGCAAGTTAAATAATAAAAATGCAAACAAATAGTAAGTTTTTTATTCAATTGAATGATAATCCTATATAAAAATATACAGAATTATTTATTCTTGTTTGACTTTGATTTTCTTGAACCCTTGGCCTTGGATTTTCTAGAACCCTTGGACCTGGATTTTCTAGAACCCTTGGACCTGGATTTTCTAGAACCCTTGGACTTGGAACTTGATTTTCTCGAACCAGCCGACATAGATTTTTGAGAAGAGTCAGGTATTACTTCCTTAAAAATTTTCAACAGAACGTTATTCAATGTCTTTCTACCTACAACAGGATCTTCTACCATAATAATAGCAACATTATTTGCTAGTAAACCAATATCTATTTTAGGTGCTAATTTAGATATAAGAGGTCTTTTCATAAAATAATTTTGTCCTGTGTATTTATCTTCAATTTCCTTAATATTGTCCGTAAATAAGAAATGAGTGAAATTATCTCTTTCAATAGTAATTTTGCCATTTTCATCATTTTTAACAATTTCCCAACCATTCGGATATTCATTGCTTTTCATTTCATAACGGTTTAATTCAGAATCATTGACAATCATACTAATCTTACTTGTTTCATTATTTACGTTTTGATCGTAATTTTTCGAGATTTGTCCTTCTGAACCATAATTTATTGCAACGAACCATAACCCGTTTTCTCTAAGTTTTTCAATTATAGCATCAAAATAAATAGATAAAACTACAAATTCGATTGATTCAGTATCATCTCCTGTCCCTATGCTACTATAGCAAGTATAAACGTATTTATTTAAATCTTTTAATTCTTTGATTTCATTACGTTCGTCTAAATCTGTGATATCATTATAATAAACATCGGAAATAATTTCTGGTGCAAATTTTAATAATTTTTGATATTCGTTATAAATATTTTCGTCAATATCACTCATATTATTTATATATTATAGGGAGAAAATATCATTTTATAAAAACCAAAATCCATTATCTTGTAAAATATGTTCTAAAAATAATAATCTCTCTTCTTTTGTAAATAAACCAAATAATATACTAAATATTTTATTATTTGAAAAGTTATAAATAATATTATAATCTTTTTTTTTAAATTTCATTTGAAAATGTCTATATAAAATAGTAGAAAGTTTAAAATTATTATCATAAAATACCGCTAATATTTCGTGTTTTATCATATTTGTATCATATTTATTGTTCATTAATATTTCTTTTATTGTATAATAATTTTTGATATCTTCTAATAATATATTTGATTGAACATTATAAGTATATGGAATAATATGATTTATAATAACATCAAATGGTAGTCTTTTCATATATGGAATAATAATTTTATATTTATATAACTTAAATAAATAGTAAAATATAAAAAATGGGTGTAAAATGTGTAAAAATACATTATTCCAAAATAATACGCAACTTTATTTACATTTGTAAAGTTGAATTTGTAGATAGATAATATTTATCGGTTGAATTGTCTCTATATAATGAATCCATATGATAAATAGTTATATCATCATTACGAATAACTGGTAATAATTTGTTATTAGATAATTGTCTAATAATAAGTTCATGTGTATGAGTAATGTTATTGTAATCAATATCTATTTTAGACGCAATAATTGAATTTCGTAATTTATTTTTTATTTTTGAAGTCATATTTATTAATTATAATAATATTTATATAAATATATATTTATTTCATTTTATTATTCGTAATAAATATATACTTTAATAAATGGATGAAAAATTATGGCAAAAATGTAAAATTAAAAATAAACCAAATAAGAAAGATCAAGAATTATTGAATGCTTGTTATTTTGGTAATATTATTGGAGTAAAAAAATGGTTGAAATTAGGGGCAGATGTTGAGTACGTAGAAGAGAGAGACGGTTGGTTGCCAATACATTATGCCGCTCGTTGGGGTGATTTAAAAATGTTACAAATACTTATAAATGCCGGAGCAAATATAAATGGTAAAACAAATAGTCGAGAAACAGCACTACATAAATGTGGAAGATGGGATAGAAAAGAAGTCGCAGTTTTTTTATTGAAATTAGGAGCAGATCCTACTATTAAAAATGTAGATGGCAATAAAGCATCTGATATGACAGTTGAACCTGAATTAAGATTTCTTTTAGACAATTTCGAAGAATATAAAGAAATAATCAAAAATGGGAAACATAAAAATGAATAAAAAAATGAAACGTATTTACAATAACTTTATATTATTATAAATATATTAACCTAGTATAATTATAATGAATCAATTTGAATGTTATAAGAATTGTTATACTAACAATTATAATATTACTATTGAAGAAAGTAAAAATAGTAAAAAAAAAGTAGAATTTTCTAATTTTAGAGATGTAATTGTTATTCCAAGAACTAGTGAATTGTATGATAGTATAGATATATGGTGGTCTGATGTAGATAAATGCAAAGCACGATTTAGTATGATTACTGAAATACAAATTTTAATGAAAAAATATCCGCATATCACTATAAAAAAAGCTATGGAAATTTTATATCAACCATCCAATGTTAATGAAGATTATGATAATAATTTTCGTAATCCATTTATAAAGAGAAACCGACAAAATACAATTTAGAAAAATAAATATCAAATAGTAATAAGATAAAAAAATTTATTATTATTAACATTAAAAGCATAATTCTCTTTTTTAATTTACACCATATTTTAAACATACATATTATAAAGAGCTGACACATTTTCTTTGTTTACCTTTATTAATTTATCAATAATATCTTTTGTAACCGTAAATGGAAAACTAACTGTTAATGACATATCTTCTTCAAATAAATTAGTACCTGGCTTCATTAAACGATATAAATTTAATTTTGTATGAATAATTTCTAAGCAACGTTTTAAATTACGAACCCCATCCTCTTTATTACAATAATTATCAACAATATAATGTATAGCATCATCTGGGATGATAATATCATCATCATTAAATTTCACTTGTTCCTTTATTTTTGGGAGTAAATAATTGTTTGATATTTGTATTTTTTGTTTTTGATTATACCCCTTGGTTTGTATTCTATACATTCTATCTTTCAAAATAGGATTCACTTTACTTTCATCATTATAACTAAATATGAATAAACATTTACTTAAATCAAAATTTATTTCAGCAAAATATTTATCGTGAAATTGACAGTTTTGTGTTGTATCTGTTAAATGTGTTAAAATGCCAGCGATTTCTTCACCTCGTGGTGTATCGCTTATTTTATCCAATTCATCAAAATAAATGACTGGATTCATACACTTACTATCAATCAATATTTGGACAATTTTACCCCAGGTACTTCCTTCATAAGTATAAGAATGACCTTCTAGAAAGCTACTGTCAGTCGCTCCACCAAGAGCAATAAATGCGAATGGTCTATTCAAAATTTTACTAATACCTTCTTTAACGAGGGATGTTTTACCTGTACCTGGAGGGCCATGAATAGCAATAGCAGTTCCAATGGCCTTTGGGTTTGTTAAAAGTTGCCCAAGCATTTGCATGATTTGCATTTTAGCGTCATTTAAACCATACACCGCACTGTCCAATGTTTTTTGAGCATTTTCCATAAAGTCGTGACATTGTTCAACCCCATTTTCAATACTGATGGGTAATGATTCATAATTATCAAAAGGGATTCTCATAAAAGTGTCGACCCAATTTTTAATTTTGTAGAATTCACCACTTCCTGGCTCCATATATCGCAATGAATTAATTTTTTTCATAGCAGCACCTTTGAATAAAGTTGGTATATTAGACTCTAATAATGTCATCCGATATGGTTTTTCGATTCTAGTTAATTTATTAATTTCACGTAATTCTTTGATTATTTTTTTTTGGTTATTGAATTCCAAATTTTCGAAAAATTTAAAATCGTTCATTGTATTTTTATCTCGAAGTATTTTCTTGAAAATTCTACTATTTTTTGCTTTTTGCTTTTTGTCTTTTTTTTCTTTTTTAGCAATTTCTTTTTTAATATCATTTTCGCAAACACTAATACATTTTTTCAGAACATCATTGTTAGGATCATCTTCTAGGAGTTTGTTCATTTTTTCTAATAATGATTTATTTTCAATTGATTTTGAATCATGAATTACGTCAACTATAGTTTCGGGTGTAGCTCGCTTTTTGACCTTTGTATTATTTGCTTCTAGTTTTTCAGATTTTTTGGATGATTTTGTAGTTTTATTTGTTTTATTGGATTGTTTTCTCTTTATTAATTTATAATCACTAATACTTTCATCATCATCTTCGTCTTCACTTGATGAATCAGATGATACAGAAACGTCTTCATCTTCAGTTTCTTCACCTGACTCTTCGTCATCATACTCTGAATCATAATCATCCCATTCGTCTTCATCTTCTGTACCTCCTATTGTAAAAATAATATTTAACTTTTCTGTTCCTTTTGCGGTTATTTCGTCATCATCTTCATCTTCGTCGTCATCATTGTCTTCTTCATATTTTCTTTTATTTCTTCGTTTTGATTTAGTTCGTGTAATAATTTCATCTTCTTCTTCTTCATCATCAACGTCATCATCATCATCATCTTCTTCAGTTTCCCATTCATCGTCTTCTTCAATATCTTCAATTTCATGTTTTTTACTTTTCTTTACAGGTTTGGATTTTGATTTTTTGCTGGTTTTTTTTATGCTAGTTTTTTTAGTTTTAACGTCATCATCACTATCATCATCACTTTCTTCTATTTGTTTTTGTAATTTTTTTATTTTTTCACCAGTATTTATTTTATTATTTAAATGTTTCGATGGAAATATTTTTGATAGAAATTTTCTATATTCGTGTATATCCATTTCATCGCTGTCACTTTCACTTACAAAATCATTTCCATCGTCATCATCGTCAGAGTCAACAATTTTTTTTTGTTTCTTTGATTTGTCTTCCATTTTTTTTGTCTTTTTACTTTGTTCTTTTTTTGTTAATAAATTGTTGGATTCCCTTGTCATTTTTTGAATAGTATAATTATTATATTTTTAATTTATTTAAATATAAATCAATTTTATTTTATTTCAATAATAATAAAAAATTGAATATAAATAATTGTTAGTAAATTATAAATAACTATCATCACATAACATGGATACATCCACATTATCAAAATTGTCCAAAATTGAATTATTAAGTAAATGTAGTGATTTAAATATTTTGAAATGTAAAACTAAAAATAAAACAGAATTAATTGAGTTAATTGAGTCAAAAATAAAATTAGATTCTCAAAATGTCATTATATCTGAAAGTATCAATAATTCAGAAAATGTAAATCAAAATAATTATATTGTAGGTGATAATTTGGATATGATTAAACATATTCAAAGTGATACAATTGATTTAATTTATTTTGATCCTCCTTTCAATACAGGTAGGAATTTTTATGATTTTGACGATAAATTTACATCAAAGGAAGATTATATTCAATTTATTAAATTAAGAATAATAGAATGTTTTCGTGTATTAAAAAATACAGGAACAATGGTAATTCATATAGAACCTCGCGTATCACACTATTTTCGGTTTATTTGCGATGAAATTTTTGGAGAAAATAATTTCAGAAATGAAATAGTTTGGCAAACTGGCGGAAATGCTAAAAATAAATATAAATTAAATCGGTTTCATGACACTTTGATTGTATATTCAAAAAATAATAAATGTCAAATATTCAATCCATTGTATTTTGATTATGATGAAGAATATAAAAAGAAATCAAATGTTAAGTTTTGTGATAATCGAAAAAAAGAATATGTAACAACTGCTCTCTATAATTCACAACCAGATGTGAACCCAAGAATGAATTTACGATATAAATGGAATGGACATGAAAAACAGTGGTATGTAAGTGAAGAAAAAATGAAAACGTTACACGAAGATAATCGGTTAGAATACAATAAAGAAGGTGTACCAAGGATAAAACGTTATTTGGATGAAATGGAAGGTGTCCCTTTGAGAGATATATGGTGCGATATTAACAACGTCCAATCAGGAGAAAAAATAAATTATGCTACGCAAAAGCCAGTCAAGTTATTAGAAAGAATTGTAAAATTGTATTCAAATGAAAATGCTTTATGTTTAGATATATTTGCTGGTTCAGGAACATTAGGAAGAGCGTGTATTTCTTCAAATAGAAGATATATTTTAATTGATTTAAATGAAAAAGGGAAAGAATTATTTTTAGAAAGTATATCTTCATAAGTTATATACCCGTTATAGAGTAAAACACCGAACTCAGTATTATTATATTATAAAAAATAGTAAAAAATGAATTTACTTTAATTATTTATTTACAGTTACATAAAAATGCTAGTGAAATCGCTATTTATATTCATAAAATTTTTTTTTAGGATTTCTGTTGTAATATGACTAATACAACAGTTGTGTTCTTCGTCTTTCAAGTCAGTAATAGGAATGATACAATAAGACCATAAATTACAATTAGTAATGTTATTACGGTTTAATTTATCATTAACAAGAGAAATCATAACATAATCAAATTCGTCCAATGAATAACATACATGTCCAGTATGATTCTTTTCCTTGTTTTTTTCACTATGTCTTCGTGTGGTTTCAAAATGTACTTGATGTGAAATGTCTGATACACCATTTACTTGTCGAAGTTTAGATTGGATAGTGATTACTTTACCATCTGGTTTAATAATAACTAAATCGAACCCAGGTGAATTATTTGCTGTAATAATGTGAGACGGTAAGTCATCATCGTCTGTTGAATATACTTTAAATCCGTGAGGTTCTAGTTTGTATTTCAAAATATTTCTTTGAATATATTGGTTCGAGACAGCCATTGTTTTCCCCCAATCAATTCTACTCATTTTTGATATTCTTTTATTTTGTAATAATTTTTTATCATCATCTTCAATAATATTCATTAAATCAATAGTATTCATGTCCATTCTTAATCAACAGTTTAAATATGTTATTTTATAGTATTCGTAAAACGTACTATTTTTAAATCAATTTTTTTTATTTGCCATATTGTTCCTGTTATTCATACTAATTATGTGTTCTAATACTTATTTTAGTTTTTCAAATTTTTGTAAATATACTTACTTATATAAATTTTTAGCAAATGGTTATTTTTTTCTTCAGAATATTACAAACTATATTGAAACAATTTAAAAATAAAAAATAAAAATGATTTTAAAACGATCTAAATATAAATATAACAATATATTAAGAGATGCCGAGAAATACTATCTCAAGTAATGGTTCAACCAATTGTTCAAAAGTTATTGGAATTCAATTTAGTATTTTATCTCCAGATGAAATTAGAAAAGGATCTGTCGCCGAAATTACGAGTCGAGATACATACATTAATAATAAGCCTGTTATTGGTGGTTTGTTTGATCCTAGAATGGGTGTATTGGAAGCTGGTTTAATTTGTCCTACAGATGGTTTAGATTATATGGAAACGCCTGGCTATTTTGGACATATCGAATTAGCTCGACCAGTATTTTACATTCAATATTTTAGTACTATTTTAAAAGTTTTACGTTGTGTTTGCTTTAAATGTAGTAAATTGTTAATTAGTAAAGAAAAGTATAAACAAGCTTTAAAACTTCAAGGAGAAAATAGATGGAAATATGTATTTAAACTAGTTAGTTCAATTAAACGTTGTGGTGAAGATACAGAAGACGGTTGTGGTTGTTTACAACCAAATAAAATTAGAAAAGAAGGTTTAGCAACTATTTATGCTGAATGGGTAAATAATAATCCTGATACAGAAAATATGATTATTAAATTAACTCCTGAAATGGTTTTGAAAATATTCAAACGAATATCTGACGAAGATGTTTCATTCATGGGATTTAGTCCAATGTGGTCAAGACCAGATTGGATGGTTTGTCAAGTTATGATGGTTCCACCTCCAGCTGTGAGACCATCTGTAAAACATGACGCCCAACAAAGATCAGAAGATGATTTAAGTCATATTTTAGTGAATATTATAAAAACCAACAAAACTTTGCAAGAAAAAATACAGAATAATGCTCCTGCAAACGTGATTGATGATTGGACAACTGTTTTACAGTATTATATTTCCACTCAAGTAGATAATAAAATACCTGGTGTAGCAGCTGTAGCACAAAGATCAGGCCGTCCATTGAAATCCATTAAAGATCGTTTAAATGGTAAAGGTGGGCGTATGAGAGGTAATCTGATGGCAAAACGTGTCGACTTTAGTGCGCGTTCTGTTATTACTGCTGATCCCAATTTATCCATTCGTGAATTAGGTGTACCTCTGAAAATTGCGAAGAATATTACCAAACCCGTAACAGTGAATAAAATGAATAAATCATTTTTGACAAAATTGGTTCAAAATGGTCCAGATGAATGGCCAGGTGCGAAGATTTTGGAAAAGAAAAACGGTGAGTCGATTACTTTGCGTAATATTGATCGCAATTCACTTGTATTAGAAGAAGGTGATATTGTTCATAGACATATGATGGATGGAGATGCTATTTTGTTCAATAGACAACCTACATTACATCGTATGAGTATGATGTGTCACATCGTAAGAGTTATGAAACGTGGCGAAACATTTCGAATGAATGTAGCCGACACAAAACCGTACAATGCCGATCGAAATTTGTGACCATTTATGGTCACCACCCATCGAGGTTGGCAACAGGGAGCGTGAAAAGCGTGCTACTCCCTAGTGAATAAATTAATATTTTGGGGTAAACAATATAAAGAAATATTATATAATAATTATATGGAGGAGACTAAACCTGAAAATGTCAGGATTTGTTCAAAATGCAATATTGAAAAAAATATTATTCGATTTCCAAAAAATCGAACACAATGTAAAGATTGCGATAATGAGATTAAAAGATTAAAATATTTAAATAATGAAGAATATCGAATTAAGAGAAACGAGCAACGACGTTCACAATATAATAACAATGAAGAGCATCGTAAATTATTAATTAAACGAGCAAGTGATTTCAAACACAACAAAGTTATTGAAAGACAAAAATTAAAAGAAGAAGAACAACAAGCCATTGGATTAGATAATAAAATGTGTAAATATTGCCATGAAATTAAATCTAAAGAAAGATTTAGACATAATCGATTGAAATGTAAAGATTGCGAAAGAGATGATCCCTTATCAACAATCATACGAAATATACGGACAAGAATAATAATATGTTTAAAAAGAAAAAATAAGCATACTATAGAATATCTTGGTTGTAATGGCTCGTTTTATACTAAATGGATTTTAAATAATAATAGCAAATATACATTTGAAAATTATGGAAAAGAATGGCATATTGACCACGTAATTCCGTTGTCTAAATTTGACTTGAATAACGATGATGAACAGCTCATTGCTTTTAATTGGAGAAATACGATGCCTTTATCTTGTAAAGAAAATTTATCAAAAAATAATAAAATCTTGAAATCTCAAATTGAACAACATTTAACAACATTATTAGATTATCATAAAAAAAATAATATAGAAATGCCCCAAGAATATATTGATTTATTTGCGAAACACCTTGTTGACGGGAACCCCTTAAAGCCTTCACTACCACTCACTACAGGAAACGTCTGTGAGGAACTCGGTTAATAGCCGACCCCAACGGTAATAAAGTGATGGATGATTACGAAAGTATGAAATAGGCAATCCGCAGTGCTACTGTCTAAGTCCGTTATGGTAGGATATGACAGGCTCTCAGAGACTGCTGAGGTGTTGGTGAACAGTGACGGATTAGCCATCCCGAGTTTGCTTAAGGTACAGTCCTTCCCCTTTGGAAACTTAGGGGGTGTAGTATATTTAGCCTGGAAAAAAAATAAAATAGTTACAAAAAATCCAGACCATTTATGCTACAAAAAGTTCGATGGAGATGAGATGAATTTACACATGGCCCAGGACCCAGAGTCCGAGGCCGAATTAAGAAATTTAGCAGCCGTACCATATCAAATCATTAGTCCAGCCAATAATTCTTCTATTATTGGCATTTTCCAGGACTCAATGCTTGGGTGTTACCAATTCACAAGAAAAGACGTGAATTTCACACCAAGAGAAGCAATGAATTTGCTAATGATGTACGATAGTATTAATGAAATCAATTTAATTAATGAATATGAAAAAAATAACAAAATAACAAGTTTTAATATTATATCACAAATTGTGCCACCTTTATCTTTGAAATACAAGACAAAAGGTTACAATGAAGAAAAGGATGATTATAATACAACAAAAACAGGTGTATTAGAAATTATCGACGGAGATTATATTCGAGGACAAATGACAAAAGATGTCCTTGCTGCCGGTTCAAAAGGTCTTTTACACAGAATTTGTAATGATTATGGTAATATGGCGTCTGGTAAATTTATTGATGATTTACAGAACATTATTACCGAATATATGAAGACCAGTGGTTTCAGTGTTGGAATAAGTGATTTAATTTCTGATAAAAAAACAAATGATGAAATTATTGATGTCATTACAAAAAAGAAAACAGAAGTGAAAAATTTGATTGACCAAACACAAATTGGTATTTTTGAAAATAACACAGGTAAAACAAATGAAGAAGAATTTGAAACACAAGTAAATAATATTTTAAATCAAGCAACATCGGAATCTGGTAAAATTGGATTAAAAAGTCTTGGATCCAATAATCGATTTGTTACTATGGTAAAAGCGGGTTCTAAAGGTTCAGACTTGAATATATCTTTTATGATTTCTTGCTTAGGTCAACAAAACGTGGATGGTAAAAGAATACCTTATGGGTTTGATAATAGAACATTACCACATTTTACCAAATTTGACGATTCGCCAAGTGCTCGTGGTTTTGTAGAAAGTTCTTATATCAACGGTTTATCACCACAAGAATTATTCTTCCACGCAATGGGTGGTCGCGTTGGTTTGATCGATACTGCAGTAAAATCTGTTACATGGGAAACACCTATAGTAATTATTGAAAATAGTCAAGCAAAATATACTGAAATAGGTAAATGGATAGATCAACAGTTACAAGATAAACCTGACGAAATTCAACATTTTACAGAAAGACAAATGGAATTACTAAATATAAAAGAAGGTGATGTATTCATCCCAACTACAGATGAAAATGGGAATGTTACATGGGGAGAAGTAACTGCTATTACTAGACATGATCCAGGAACTGAATTATATGAAATCAAGACAAATGGTGGTAGAAGTGTTATTGTTACAGAAAGCAAATCATTATTAATTTGGAATGCTGAAACAAAAAAATTAAAAGAAATGCCTACTCCTGAAATAAAAGTAGGAGATCGCGTCCCAGTTACAAATATTTTATGCGAACCTCCTGTTTTATTAAACGAAATATACATGCAAAACTATTTACCAAAGACAGAATATATTTATGGAACAGATTTTAATGTAGCATCTAATAAAATGAATGAAGCCATGATAAATAAGCAAAAAATTACATCAGGCTGGTGGAAAGAAAATAATGGAACAAACTTTACCCTTCCTTATTCTAAGAAATCTTCTTTACAAAGAACAAATAAACGTTCAAACATTGATGTTATTCGAAATGGTTACATTTATCCTTATCATGCTGCTAGAAAAAATACGCTATTTAAAGATGTTTTTGAATTAAATCAAGAAAATGGTATTTTCATTGGGTTATTCTTAGCAGAAGGACATACTAGTAAATCTACAGTAACAATTACAAATTTGAATGAAAATATAAGAGACTTTGTAAAGCAATGGTTTGACAAACATAATATTGAATGGACAGAAAAAGAAAAAATAAATAAGATTGGTGGAAAAACAAACACTATTATAGGAAACTGTGTTTTATTATCTACCTTTTTGAAAAAATGGGTTGGTCATAAAGCAGAAAATAAATATGTACCTAGTGAAGCTTTTATTGCTAATGAAAACTTTATAAAAGGTCTATTGAACGGTTATTATTCTGGAGATGGAACTATTTCAAGAAATTCTATTGATGTTAGTTCTGCGTCAAAACGTTTAATTGAAGGAATAAGTATGTTATGTTCTAGATTTGGAATTTTTGGAAAAGTTTCTATGATTCAAATGAAGAAGAATAATTTAGGTACAAAAAATATTAAACCAACATACAGGTTCTTTATTCGTGCACAATATGGAAAAATATTTACAGAAAAAATTAGTTTATTAGAAGAAAACAAAAATCAGAAAATGAAAAATATTGTTTGGAAACATAATTCAAAATTATTTAATACGTACAATGATGTGCTGCTAGATGAAATCACAGAAATTAACATCATTGGAATAGAAAACCATCCAAAGGTATATGATTTAACGATTCCATCTACACTTAACTTTGGATTAGCAAATGGTCTTCAAGTAAGAGACACGTCTACAACAGGTTATATTCAAAGAAGACTTATCAAAGGTCTAGAGGATTTAATGGTAAATTATGATGGAACTGTAAGAACAAATAAAAATAAGATTGTTCAGTTTACTTATGGTGACGACGGTATTGATACAACAAAAGTAGAAAATCAGATGATTCCTATTGTAAACATGACTGTCCAAGACATTTACGCACACTTCAACGTACCAGACGAAAATGGTAAATCCAAGATATTATCGAATATCTTTTTGAAAAATACAATGACTCGTTTCAAAAAACAATTACCAAAAATGAATGAATATTGTATGAAATATTCAAACATGATGATTGAAATGAGGAATGATATTATCAAATATGTATTTAAAAATAAGGGAGATAGTGTAGTCAATTGTCCAGTCGGATTTCAGTATATTATCAATAATATTCAAGGTCAATGTAACATAAATAGTTCATCATTGGTTGATCTAACAATTGTAGAAGCATTTGAATTAATTGAACAAACTTATGAAAATTTGGAAAAAATTTATTATACACCTCCAACAGTTTTATTCAAAACTTTATATTACTATTATTTATCACCTAAAGATTTACTAATTGTTAAACGTTTCAACAAAGATGCTCTCACATTATTATTAAGCACCATTGTTTTGTCATATAAAAGAGCGATTGTTGCGCCAGGAGAAATGGTCGGCATCATTGCTGGACAAAGTATTGGCGAAGTTTCGACACAAATGACATTAAACTCTGTAACATTTGAGACACCTATTATCGTAAGAAATAAATCAGGTGAAATTAGGAAAGTTCAAATTGGAGAATTTATTGAAAATAAAATAAATATTGCTAAAAAAATGGAATATTACCAAGAAAAAGATACTACTTATGCTGAATTAGACGATTATTATGAAATACCATCTTGTGATGAAGATGGAAATATATTATGGAAACAAATTGAAGCAGTTACTAAGCACCCAGTTATTAATAAAGATGGAACAAATACTATGTTAAAGATTACAACAAAGGAGGAACGTGAAGTAATTGCTACAAAAGCAAAATCGTTCTTGAAATTAATAAATGGTAAAGTACAAGCAGTTGAAGGAGATACATTAAAAGTAGGCGATTATTTACCTGTATCAATAAAACAAATTGATTTTACTGAAAATAGGTTACTTGATTTACGTGATGAAATTTTACCTCCATCAGAATATATATATACAAGTGAAGTAGATAAAGCAAAATCCGTTATGCACGAACATCATTGGTGGTCAAAACATCAAGGTAAAACTTTTGTGCTTCCATATAAAAGAAGTGATAGTTTTGTTGCAAAAGTTGGCGAAAAATTAAGAAACGGATGCAAAACAAAAACAGGATTTACTGATAATTGTGTTTATACAAAACAAACAAATATGAACAATTACACTATTCCCGAAGTAATTACATTAGATTATAACTTTGGATATTTAATTGGCGCATATTGCGCTGAAGGATGTATGACAAAAACACAAATATCGATTGCTAATAATGATATAGAATATTTCGAACCTATTTTAGAATTATGTAATAGTTGGAATATAACAACAAAAATATACAAAAATGAAAATAAAAATAAAGAAGGTTGGACAAGCCAGGATTTAAGAATATACAATACACTTTTATGTAATATTTTAGAAAATCTTTGTGGAAAATTAAGTCATAATAAATTCATAAGTGATAAAATAATCTTTTCAAATAGTGAATGTTTATTAGGATTTTTAGATGCGTACATAGGAGGAGATGGTTCTGTTAAAACAAAAGAGAAAATAATTACAATGTCATCAGTTTCAAAAGATTTATTGATTGATGTTCAACAAATACTAAATATTCTCAATATTTATAGTTATATTACAAAATATAAAAAACAAGAAACAAATAATAGAGGAAGTCAAAATATAAAACAGTTGTATAATTTATTTATACCTGGTTCTCAATTACATAAATTAGCCCATTTATTAAATATTAAAATAAAATATAAACAAGAAGGTCTAAAAGAAATCCTATGTCATGAATACAAATATAAAATCAATAATAATTCAGAAATTATACCAAATGAAATAGATGGTGAAATTGTATTTCAAAATAGACAATGGGTTGGTTCACAATTCAATTCATATCCAGGTATATTATTTGATAAAATTAAAAGTATTGAAGAAGTATCTAATACAACAAATTATGCGTATGACCTAACTGTCGCAGACACAAGAAATTTTAACACCTATAATGGTCTCGCAATTGTCGATACATTTCATTTTGCTGGTGTCGCATCAAAGTCCAACGTAACTCGTGGTGTACCCAGAATTGAAGAAATCTTATCTTTATCATCAGAACCTAAAAATCCTTCGCTCACTATTTATTTAAAAGAAGACGACGAAACCCAAAAGGACAAAGCACAATCTATCATGTATATGATAGAACATACTAAGTTACAGGAAGTCGTAAAATCAATCGAAATATGTTTTGATCCAGATGATTTGAATACAATGATTGCGGAAGATAAAGACACTATACAGCAATACAGAGCATTTGAAAGTATGGTTTCTAGTTGCGCTGAAATAAATTTATCAAATGATGAGAATGAAAAATCAAAATGGATAATTCGTATGATAATAGATCCAGAAGTAATGTTAGAAAAAAATATAACTATGGACGATATCAATTTCACATTAAATAATTGTTATGATAATCAAATCGAATGTGTTTATTCTGATTATAATTCAGATAAATTAATTTTTAGAATTAGAATGAATGAAGTGATTAAAAATAATTCAAATAGATCAAGCGCATCAAAAAAAATAAAGATGCCATTGGATCAATCTGATCAAATATATATATTGAAGAATTTTCAAGAACAGTTATTACAAAATATTGTTTTACGTGGAATTAAAGGCATTAATAAAGTAATTTTAAGAAAAATTAAAGATAATGTTGTAGAGATGAACGGTTTATACAAGAGACAAGATATATGGGTATTAGATACGATTGGTACAAATTTATTGGAAGTGCTTGGTTTAGATTATATTGATAATACTAGAACATTTAGTAATGATATTGTAGAAATCTATAATATTTTAGGTATAGAAGCAGCAAGACAAGCTATTTATAATGAATTGGTAGATGTTGTTGAGTTTGACGGCACCTATATTAATTATCATAATTACAGTGTATTGGTAGATAGAATGACTTATACTAGTAAAATGATTTCTATATTTAGACATGGAATCAATAATGATAATATTGGACCAATCGCAAAGGCTTCCTTTGAAGAAACACCCGAAATGTTTTTAAAAGCAGCAAGGCATGCTGAATTAGATACATTAAAAGGCATTTCTGCTAATATAATGTGTGGTCAAGAAGGGTTTTATGGTACAAGCGCTTTTCAAGTTGTGTTAGATATAGATGAAATGATGAAATTAGAAGCAACTTCAGAATATAAAAATATAGATGTTGTGGATGAAATTGATAAATTCTTTGGTGACATAGATAATCCAAATGATTCATGTTCAATAAATAAAATAGCTATTCAAAATAATGTTATTAGTATAAAGCCAAAAGATATGGGACACGATAATGATTACAACCCTGGATTCTAATAAAATATACATAATTTATTAAAATATAAACACAATTTATATATTATTTTATAATAATAATCAAAATAATATATGAATACAAGTCATTTAATTATAAAAAAAATATTAAATGTAATTGATAATGATATGTTTTTAAAAAAATTAGAGAAAAATACAGAACCTGATTTTTATAAATTATTTTTGTCATATACATTTGTATTTAAACCTTATTCCATAGAAAATAAATTTATTTTATATGATAATATAGTGAATAATATGTTCATAAATAATGAAACTAAACAAGATCTCACATATTTTTTTTATTTAGTACAAAAAACTTATTACGCTTTTTCTAGATTATCTTATCTGTATAAATTAAAAAAAGCAAAAATAATTATAGATATGGATTTGTGTATGAATAAAATTCAAGAAAATAAAAGAAATGTATTTTGTTTATTTCAAAATAGCAATAAATATCTATTTAATATTCATGATTTAATCAAAATAATTGAAAATTCTATATCAAATACAAGTTATTTTTTTAATAATCCTTTACCTATCAAAAATCCGTATAATAATGTATATATAAATAAGTCATCGTTATATAATATATATTTTTTTATAAGAGAAAAAACATATTTGACACCAGAATTGTTTTTTTGCTTTTTTAAAACAAATTTTAATTTAAATTTATTTACAGAAAAATATCAATATCTAATAAGAGAACATTCAATTCATAATTATTTAAAAAATACATCCGTATCTAAATTATGTGATGATATATTTATAATGTTAGATATTTATAATCTTACTGTAAAAAAAAGACAATTTAATATTATTATAAGTGATTTATTCCCAAAAGATAAATTGGTAGAAATTATGAAACCATACTTACATTTATATTATTTATCAGAATATTCATTGTTAGATATTGGAAAAAGAACAAGATATAGAACAATTTTGAAATCAAAACTAGAAAAATTTCAAAATTATAATCCAACTTTCGGGAGAAAATTTATTAAATTTAATAAAATAATGTGCGATAATAAAATAAAAACAACATCAACATATGATTTTAATATGAAACATATAAGTTTTAATGAATCCAACCTGGATAAATCAGAATTTATGAATAACCATAATTCAAAATATAGGGATTATTATGATATTAGCGATGATAATGATGACACTGATGATGATGATGATGATGATGATGATGATGATGATGATGATGATGATGATGATGATGATGAAAACGAGGAAAGTGATACAAATTATGATATTGTTGTTCATGATGATGTTGACATTAACAATGATGACAACAATGATGATAGTAATAGAGATAATGGGACTATATTCGATATATCAGAAGATTCAGATTCTGAGGATGATTTTGAAGAAAATAACGATGAAATGTTAAACAATTATACAATGTTCAACAATGATGATGATGATGAATCTCAAGAAGATTAAACTATTCACAATAAGTGACTATTATAAAATATTTTTTCTTGTACCATTAGATCCTTTACCTTTTAATATTATTTGTTTAATTTTCTTGGTTTGTGGTTTTGTTTTAATAATGAACTCATCTGGTTCACTATTTTCAGATTCGATGGTCAATTTTTTTTTAATTTTTTTAGACGGGAGTTTCGCATCAACATTTTTGGCGATGTCAACATTATCATCCCTAACCATATTCTCAGTTTCAATTAATAATTTTATTTTATTTTTAGGTTTACTTGTTTTAACTCTATTTATTTTTTGAAATTGTTCTAGATATTTATTTATATCTATCTTATTTTCAATAGCAAGTTTAATTGTATTTATACATTCATCGTTTTTATTAGAATCCATAAAATCGTTTATAGAAGTAAAATATTCCTTCCTATTATTCTCAACAATTTTATATCCTGGTATTGATTCATTGCGTAATTTAGGTATAATTAAAAAACAATATTTTTCTCCTAGATCATCAATGTTGTCACTATAAGCTACAAATATATTTTTTTCATAAGACGTTTGTAACAAATTATAAGATGATAAAAAAATAGTAGGAATTTTATATTTATTAACCAATAACCATATATCAAATGGTGATAAAAAATAATTGTCATTATATAAAAAATCACCAAATGTAATCATTTCATTTTTTAACTGTTCCCCTAATGTTTTTTTCCCCTCTTCAATTAAAATATCGAGTATTTTGTTGTAATAATTGTTTAAATATTTTTTATATTCTTCAAACAATACATTTTTAATTTGGGATGAATCAAGTTGTTCACTTGTTTTTTTTTCTATAATATCAATTACACAATTAAAAGTACATGTTATATTTTTAGAGTATTCAATTTCTTTAAAATTGTCAGGAAAACAACCTTGCCAAGTAAGAATTGATATTTTATTATGTTTTTTTTTAATACATGTTTCATTTTTGAGCTCATTGACACTTGTTTCCTTAATATCAGATATTTTAACAATATTATCATATATTTGTGTAGTAATTGGTTCAGCTTCATCATATGAATTATACTCAACATACTTATTAATAATGGCTGGAATCAATGATTCAAAATATTCTTGTGTCAATAAAGATTGTAACATAATAATTTCATCTTTTCGTAAATTATAACCGATATTTCCAAATGATAGAAACGTCTGTGGTTGTAAAATAAATGAATTTATTCTACTATACCTAATTAATTCATCCGCCATCTTACCAAAATAAATTACTTCATTTTCTTTATAAGTAATCAAATTATTTTTTGGTAATATGAGAGAACAAATATTATGTACATTTTCATTACCATTTTTTTTTGTTTCAGAAATCATACATAGATTATTATCTTCTTTACACGAATCGTCGTTCTTAACTAGACAAGTACTTAGTTCATTTATTAATTTATAGTAATTACTATCCCCAATAAATTTTATTTTATCTTTAACCAATTCTTTCAACAATAAAGTAATGTTATTTAATTTTTGTGTATAAATTAAGTAATCTTTTAAAATTTCACCTTCAATTTTTTCCCTTATTTTAATATTTTGATAATCATTTAATAAAATACGAATTGTGTTTCTAAAAATATTATAAAATTGTGATTCAAATTTAATTTTTTTGATATATTCAACTCTTTCATTATCAACTTGATTTGATGTTGTTATAATAATGTCACTATTTTCCTTTTTATTAATAAGATAATTATTATTTGATAAAGAAGGTAAATTATACTCTTCTTTTATATCCATTTCAGGGATAGGTTGAGACAATTGAATAAATTGATTTGTTTCAGTGATTATTCCAACGACAAGATTATCTTCAATAACTTTTAACATTGGGTTACATGCTATTTCTGATTTCATATTTTTTTTCTTCGCTACTTTATGTAATTTTGTTAAAAATGTATATGTCTCGTCATATGTTCTCCATATTGACAAATCAGTCATAAATACAAAATCAGCGCCATAATTAGAATCATATGACGATGGAAAACAGGGGACAAAACACGCTGATTTATTTATAGTAGGACTTTCTGCTACAACTCCAATTATTTTATTATTAAAATTCATGACCATTTTGACTACTTTATAATCATATTTATCCATCTTTTCAATTAATTCGGTTAATAAAGGAGCTCTTGGGCTTTTATAAATGTTTGGCATACTATCAAGTGGCCTACACATTACAGAAATAAAAGGTTTAATCACCTTATTGAAAACAGTTCGCATTGTTTTTGATAAATGTGGATCATACTCTTTAAAATCTTTAGCGACCTGGATTTTATTATTATTATTTGTATATGAATAAATAGGTTCATAATAATTATCCTCTTTCATTAAAATAACAGTAGGTTTTCTTGATTCGTAGAATTCATTTGAATAGTGATTTGTTGGACATATTAATTCAACATTACTTGTAATATCGTCATTTGGAATCTTGAAAATAATCAAATTAATACCATTTGGGAATAGATTTTTGTTTGGTTTAGATATTAAATCCCATAGATATGTATGATCAACAATTGTATCATCATCTCTTAAAAAATTGATAAAATTTTCAAAAGCGCTAATTATTTTTTTAAAATATAATACTTCTGATTCATTTGATTTATTTATTTTAGAATATAGTTTTGTTGTACTATATTTTTCCACATCTATATTTGAATTTAGATTCAAATCAGTCGTCTTAAAATCATTTACAAGATTACCATTTTGATATGTAATAAAATGATCAATATCTAATGATTTTATAATTAGTTCTTTCATTTCCTTTATAGTTAATACTTTTGCTATTTTCACTGTACTTTTATCATCTACTATTCGTTTACCAAAATAAAGTAAATCTGAAATACACGATATGAAAGATTGTTTGTCATTTATTTCAACTCCGTGACGTAACAAACATGGATGATTTTGTTTAATATTAGTATTTGTTTTGCTTATTTGACAATCAGCATTTACTACGTTTAATATATTTTGTATTTGTATAGGTAAATATCCCCATTTACCAGGTAAAAGAGGAAATTTATCAGGCCCTTTCACATACTCATCCTCTTTTTGCTCTTTTTCTTTTATTTTTCTATTGGCGTCGTCTACATTATTTTTTTTTTGATTACATTTTTTATTAGCTTCTATTCTGCCAATAGTATTATATTTATCAAAACAGCACGGTAAACAAAATCCCTTCGGATGTTTATCTACTTGAAATCCAGGATATTTTTTATAATCCAATTTTCCTGGTTTTGGTTTATAAAATTCATATACATAATATCCCGGTTCTACTCTTTTAGCATTATCAGGTAAGACATAACCACAATTTGGACTCTCCAATTCTTTTTTACCATTAACAATAACTTCTTTTAAATCTTTTGGGTCAACGATTGTATTATTTTTTAAACACCAGTATCTAGGGCAAATATAGTTAAATTGTTTATTAGGATTAGAACCATATTTAATAATGTCTTCGTCTCGCAAAAAACCAGGATGTTCTTTATTAATTTTGTCTAATTCTTTGTCGGTTAAAATAACAGGCTGTCTTTTTTCAGAAGAACTACAAACTCTTGAATAAGAATTGAATTCTTTACTATCTTCTTTTACAATTAAAACAGGATCTAATTTTTCGATTCTTGTTTCAAAATAAGGATCTTTTTTTTTTAAACTCAAATAATCAATATTAATAATATTATCTTGATCTTCTTGTAGTTCTTCAGCTTCTTCTTGTAGTTCTTCATCTTCATTTTCATCTTCAGCTTCTTCTTGTAGTTCTTTATCGTCGTGGAATTCTGGATTGTATTGTATTGTTGTTTCACTAGGACTATTTATTTTTGCTGACAGGGACGATGTTGATTGAATACTTTCATTTTTTAAAATATTATTAACTTCAACGTTGGCAGGATTAACAGGATTATTGTCATTTTCATTAATTTCATTATTATCACTTAAAACATTGCTTGCAATTGAAGATTCACTAGAATTGGATGATGATTTTTCACCTCCTTTAGATTCATCATAACTTGAAACTTCAGAATCATCCATATTTTCTAATTCATTTTCATCATAAAATAAATCAAATGCTGTTTTTACTCTATCTTCTTCATTACTTTTTAAACTATCAGATAATTTTGTATAATGTATCATTTCTTCGTCAATATCTTCAATAGAAGGTATTTCATATTCAGGACGTTCACTTTCAACAGGTGAAATTATGTCTTGTATTATAATATCTTCTTTTTCATTACTATTACAAATTTTATTAATTTCATTACTAGAAAATTTGGTGCTCTTTTTATCTTGTGTAATACGAATCATACTATCCAAATAAATTGGAATAGTATATAAATATTGAATGTTATTAATATTTTCAACAGTAATAGTTATTGTTCCACTAATCTGATCTAACGCAATAACTGTTTTAAAACCTGGATTGTCTTTTATTTTAATATCAGTCTTTTTAACGCCCCTTTCTAACTCAATTTCATTAGCAACTTTTTTTACCAATTCTTCAGCTTGATTTCTATTTAAATCATCCGGAAAATTTTCTAATAAAGCATCAATTATCTCATGGCCTCTATAACCCTCGGAACTTTTCTCCAAAATAAATGCTTCCTGACTTGTAACTTTATTAAAATTAGCAACTCTTTTGAATCTTAAATGAATATTTTTTTTGAATGAACTTGATTCATTATTGAAAATACTATATATACATCCTTTGTATGAATCTAAATTGATAGATTTTTTAATCTTGATTTGTGTTTGATATGTTATTTGTTTAATTTCAATATTATTGTTTTGTAAATTTTCAAAAAAATTCATTTTATACCCACTTTGTTCTAATAAATTACTGATTTCTTGTATAATAGGATTAATATTATTAATAAATATATCATTTATATCCGATTCACTAATAGGATTTTCAAACTCGCAATGTATAGTTATGTAACCATTTTCATCAAACTCACAAACTAAAGTCAATATATTTGGGTTTGAATCTATATTAAGATAAACAGAAACTGTTTTTGTTTTACCAATATTTTTCATTAATTTAAAAATAAGCGCTTTTTTTAAATAAGGTATTTTTCTGCCATCGGTTGCTATTTTATCTGTAAATAATCTAAATATGTTTTCTTGACGGGATGATGAATTAAATTTAATGAAAGGATTTACTTTTGTAGCATGTAACGTTTTAAATATTATTTCTAATGGTATATTAAAATTATAAAGAGGGCGTATTGTTGCTTTTAAAAATTTAATCCCTTTATTTACATAATCAAGTTCATTATTTCTTAATTTATAAATTTCATAAAACATATTAACGGTTTTAAAATAATCAAACGTATTTTCGTTTAATAAATCATTATTTTGTTTTATAAGTTCTTCATTTTTTTCTCTCAAATCATCAATATTATTAATATTTTTATCATAAAGAAAAGGATAATAAATCTTCAGTGATAGATTTTGAGGAATATTTTCTTTTTCATCAAAAAGTAAAACATCGTTTGCTAAACATAGAAAAATATTGTTTTGAATAATTTCACCTGTATTTAATAACAAATGACTATTTAAAGTAGTCAATGATTTTCTTGAATTTCTTTCTAAAAACGAGTCATAATTATGTACATCATAAGGATTACAAACAAACGGATACTCATTTTCAATCATAAAAAATTTTTGTCCAAGTACTTTGTTTACAATAAATTTTTTACCATCTAAATTCATTTCTATTATGTCATCATAGTCATAAATGTCTTTTTCTACAGGATCTTTTAATTTATTCCCAATTTCATCACTTACTATATTCGATAAAAATTGGTCTAATCTAACTTTTGTTAAACTTAATTTTTTATTTTGGGTCAATGATTGATAAATAAAAGTAGAATTAAAGGTCTCGATTTTTTGACAAAATAAATATATTTGATCTATTGAAATAGATTTTTTAAATTCATTTAAAATTTTTATTTTAATTGTTCCAATACTATCGTCATAATGAATAAATTGTTCACAGTAAACGATTTTACTTTTACTTTTATTTATTTCACGCAAATCATTTTCATTAAAATATTCATTTAATTCATCATCTTGCTTCGCCTTTTTGTTTTTTTTACCGTTAAAAATATAAATAGTATCGATGTTTCCATTTATTATGTGATTTATTTTATAAATACTTTTGTTCATATATAAAGTATTTAAATTATTTTTAGGTATTTACAAATTAATATTTATGATAAATATCTAAATAATTTCTTAAACTAAGTCATAGTAAGGATTATCATTTATAGTCATACCACAGTATTCCTTTGGTTGTTTTTTATAATCAATCGGTTGATAAATATTCGCTTCTTTCGCATTAATAAGTAAATATTTAAAATTCTCCCAAAAATCTTGTTTATGGCCAATAGATTCTGTCATTATATGTGATAATTCATGAAGAGCAACAAACATTAATGTATTGATGTCAATTAGTTTATTTCCGTCTTTCGTTGTATTCAAACAAAAAGCTATTTTTTCTCCCTTGTTTTCACTATAAGCAGTTAATTCACTGGTTGGTAGAGTTTCACTAATTTTTTTGGGATTAAACCCTTTATATAAACGTATGACGCGAGGGTCATCTGGATATTTTTCTTTCATATATTGTACCATTAATTTACACTTTTCAGTTACACTTGCTAATAGATTTGCTGCTAGTTCTAATTTTTCACGTTCTCTTACACAATAACGATTACCATCTTTAGATGCTATTATACATTTAAGATTGTAAGCGTCAGAGTCATAATAAATCCGTAAACATATTATTAATATAAATGCTAAAAATATATAAAAAAACCAACTATGATTACTCATATATATTTAATTATAAAATTATTTAAAATAATAAGTATGATTTATATCAGATGAAACTATGTTTTACAAATTATTATTTATGTCAACATGTCTAATAAATATAATATCAGTTATTAGTTTTCCAATTTTAAATAATATTATGTTAGATCGCTTGCCATTTACATTGCGAAAAAATATAATAACAAAAACTAACACTTCAATTGGAGTTATGAATTTACAAAAATTAGATAATTATATTACTTTTGATAATAAAATATTTAATAAATGGAAATCATACATAAAATTATTAAGAATACAAAATTGTATGCCTACATTATTATTAAATTTTTTGAGTGGTTGGATTACATTTCCTTCCTACAAATTATTTTTGAATAGATATTTTTGGGTATTTTCCTTAATTACTCAATTAACTATGATGAATTCAATGGTAGTGAACGATTTGTTTGATTTAAAAATTGATTCAATAAATAATAAAAATCGACCCTTAGTTACGAAAGAAATTACTATTAAAGAAGCAAAATGTTTTTACATTTCTACAAATATAGTCATTGCTATGTTAAGTTTATTATTTTTTAAGAAAAATAATTTTTATCTAAATATATTCGTGTTAAATATAATTTTATTATTGTATACTCCCTATCTAAAAAAAATTATAGTAGTTAAAAACATTACATGCGCATTCACTGTGGCTTCTACTATATTATTAACATCTAAAAGCATAATAATAAATAGAACGTCTAATATTTTTAATAGTATTTCTTCAAATCAATTGATTGATTTCATAAGTAGATTTTTATTTTTATCTTCTCTTTACATTGAATTATTATTGGATATTAAAGATATTAATGGTGATAAAGAAAATAATGTTATTACCATTCCAAATTATTTTGGTGTGTATAAATCGTTGGAATTTTTAATCGTTATTTTTATGGGTAATTTGATATATTATTGTAGTTTGTTTTACAAACAAAACAATTACAAACTATTTTTTGGATTTTTATTATCCAATGCGCATTTTTTGCGTAATTTAATTAGTTTACGATTTAAATCATATTCAGAAAAAGATATATTGAATTCAGTAAATGATACTACTATATCTTTGGTTATTTTCATATTATTTATTTTACAAAAATAAAATAATATTTTTATTATTATAATGACTAAACGAAAAGTGGAATCTTACATACCTGATGAAGAAGATGAATATATAGTTTATTTTTTAATTATATGTCATGGAATGTATTATTTTAAAAATGAAAAACCTGATTATGTAAAAATACCAGACAATATTCAATATGTAAATAAAATAACATATACTCCTTTTGGATTATATAATTTAGAACCAGATACATCATTTGTGAAAGAAAATGTTATAAATATTTGTAATGATATGTGTCCGTTACAAACAGAATCGCAAACGGAAGAATTAATTGATTTATTAGAAAACCGCGTTAAGGTACTAGAAAGACAAAAATATAGATTTAATATAAGACAACAAATAAAAGATCAGTTTTTTAGTAATAATAATAATCAAGAACCTGAACCCAATTTAAAAACCAGATGTTATTTTAAGATGTTATTTGATAAAACAGATCATTTGTATCAAAATGTAGAATATTCTTATGATACACCAGAAAAAAATATTCCTATTATTCAAAAAACTTTTAAAATTCTACCAAATGACAATAATAAAGAATTAAATATTTATGTAGTATTTCAAAAAAATGGTAAATTAACACAAGGAGATAGAATATTAAATAGTGATAAATATTTAAATTTTCTAAATGCACAAAAAAGAGGTTTCAATTTGTTTTCTCAAGATCCAAATACTAATATTATTACTACACAACAATTATTAGAATTGGCGAGCTTTTATAATTATAAAAAAGCTTTTATTTTAGATTATTCATGTGATATATGTAAAGATGAAAATGGAAAACCGTATTCAAGGGATAAAGTAATGAAGTTACGAGAAAGTATCGGACTTAATTTGGTAGGTAGAGGTAGATTTAATAAAAAAACATGTAAACAAAAAAAACAGCGAAATTTGCGAGTAATTAAAAAGCGAAGAAAAACGAAGAAAAACGAAGAAAGAAAATAATTATTTCAATTTTATTCAGAAAAATTAGGTTTTCAAAAAATAAATCCGTAAAAAAGAATGAAAGTAAATTATTTTTTCTATTTTATGTTATTTTTATATATTTTTTTGTTTTTTATAAATTTTTTATTTTTTAATTGTCAGTGCCATATGTGAATCAATCTTCTTCGTCCCATTCTTCGTCGTCATCATTATCAAACCAACCAGCATCATCGATCCAATCGTTATCATTATGACAAAAACATTTTATATTATTAGGTACAATAGGATTAATAGAAACATAATTACCACAAACTCTACAATTTACCGCTTGAAATTGTAGATTACGTCCATCGTCATCATTTTCAACCCAAAAACTCCAATGCTCGTTATCATAATCATTCTCTATTTCAATATCGTGATTATAAATAGGATTCGCTCTACTAAATGTCTCGTTATTGAAAAGATAATGAATACGCTGTTTTTTAGATTTAATAAAAGATATAGTTTCCCAGGATTTTGCGTCATAGAAACAATAACTTTTGATCTTATCTAATAAATCACGTGATGAAACATCTAAATTGTTGATAAGTAATTGCTTGACAATACTAGTACTCATTGTTGTCATCTAAATATTGTTATATAAACCTCTTGTAATAAAAATTGAAAGTAGTATTTCGTAAAAGTTTGCTTGAATATTTCAATATTTTATTTATAAAAAGTAATTCAATTTTTTTTTATTATGTGTAAAAACGAAATTACCTTGTTTTTATTTTTGTAATATTTTTATTTCATTTTCTTGTGTGCTTATTATATTTTCAAGAAAGGATTGTATGTTATTTGGTTTTTTCAATAATTGTTTACTCATATGAACAGCCATTGAATGATGTGGAATCATGCCTAATTTATATTGATTTTCTGTGATCAAAAACTGGGTTCTGATACACCATATACTAATTATTACAAGTGTTAAGCCTATTGTAATTATAGTTATATTTTTATCAAACAAACCCGTAAATAAAAACATCCATCCTGTCATAAGTAATATCATGTATATGTCATTTATACTAAATCTGATGTCCTCATATTTATCAACCCATACATTCATTGTTGATAATAAACCAGATAGAATCATTACGAAAAACATGAAAAAATAATGATTATTATCAAAATGTTTCATTATATGAAATAGATAATATAATTTTTATAAACTTACAGGTTTTATTGATATATAGTACCTAAACTACCAATTTTTTGACATTTTGGGCAAAGACAATAACTTCTTGCGTCTCGATATTTTTCTTCACAATCATTGTGTAGTTTTATTTTACAAGTTACACAAATTACATAACTCTCGTTGTCAATATTTTTATTACAAATGTAACACGATTTTTCGAAATGTTTACCAGTATACATATTATGTGATGATATGAAACTTCCCATGATTTAATTATATATGATGTTTACCATATATAATTTATTGATCTCTAATTCAATTTTTTTTATAATTCAAATAATTCAATTATTAAACTCATATTTTATTGTGGTCCAGAACCTAATTCAAGTGGAGGTCTCATGTAATCAGGTTCAATTGTACTTAAATTCCATGGTCCTACATACAATTGTGGATTAGGTGGTTCAGAACGGATTTGTAAATTAGCATTTCTTAAAGTTTGACCAACACTATCAATACCAATATGGTATCCAGCTTTTAATAAATTAACATTAGCAAGTTCACCTTTACCAGATGGATTTAATTTTGCCCATTCACCCTTTGTATCTTTTGGTAAGAGTTCTGCTGGATTTTGAATGTTTGGCTGAGAACATGATGAAGGAATACCAGGCATACTAGTTTGTACACCATTTGCGGAAGCGAATACTTCATTTTGTCCTTGTGGATTAGCAGGAACAACTCCGCTATTACTCATTTGCGAATGTTTATATTGTTGAGGCATTACAACATTTGATTCATATCCAATCATTCCCTTAGACGATACGTATTTGACAAATAAACTAACACCATATGCTACAATTAATAAAACAACAATAGCACCAATACCATATTCGTTCCATAGCTTTTTTATAGATACGCTCATTATATAAAATTAATGATAAAATAATTTTTTAATTACACATTTAATTAAAAAATTAATCGTTAATTTATTCTAAACATTACAAAAATCCTAAACTTATAAACTTTCTAATTCGCTTTCAGAAACTTCGTCAATTTCATCATCTATGTCACTTTCGCCATCACTATTATCAATTTTATCAAGTAAATAAGTTTTCTTAATGTTTTTTGCTTCTAAATAAGCAATAATAGCCGCTTTTTTTGCTATTTTTGCTTTATTTCTAGCTTCTTTGTATAATTCATAATAAACTTGATTTGGTTTTTTTAAAGTAAATGTTTCTAAATTATTTTCTAAATTAACATCCAAATCAATTTCTTTAAGTAGATCTTTATTTGTTTCAAAATCGTCCAACTTATCTAGATTCAAATCTTCTATTTGAATATCTACTTCATTTTCATTTTTAGTATTTTTATTATCGTCGCGATCATTATAGTGGTTTATGTCGCTATGGGCGTCGTTATGATATTCATAATTATGATTGTAAGATTTTTGGTTGTCAACATTGTTTTCATTATTATCCTTATCATCATCATCACCATTATCATCATTATCATCATTATTATGATTTTCTATTTTTTCAATATTTTGAGTATTTCCTAAATTGATATTGTCGCATGTATGTTCGTGATTTTTGTTTTCTAAATTATTATCTAATACAATATCTATAATACCGTCATCATCATTTGATTTGTATATTTTACTGTTATTTGCTTCAATATTGTTGGTTTCAGTGTTTCGCTTTATTGTTTTTATTAAACAATTATTAAATAAGGGTTCATTATCTAGTACCATTGTTTGTTTTAATTCAATTTCAATTTGAAAATTTCTACTTGTGAATTTAATACCCTGAATTTCAAGAATAGAAATTAAATTAGTTTCACTGTTTATATCATTTATTGATAAGGGGATCTCATTTTCATTATATATTTTAATAGCAGGTTCATTATTTGTAGTAATTTTAACATTAGTTCTTAATAAATAATATTTTCCTGACTTGTAAATACGTATAACAGAATTAAAAGCACTTTCAACGTCACTTTTGTCTAAAGAGTTTTGAAACCAACTTTCACTTTTGTCAAAAATTAAACTTTGACATGTTTCTTCTAAATTTTCAAACCATCGTATAAGTGTCTCTGAATTATTGTCAAACATTAAATCACAATAATATTTTTTTCCAGACTTTATAAATCCTTGTCTGGTCAAACTTTTAGTCGTTTGAATATATAAAGGGGAACTGTTGTATAATATTTTTGTGAAATAAGCACCTCCTTGAATTCCATTGGGATGCGCTAAAGATAATTTAGAAAAATCAAAACTATCATTTGGTTCAATAATATTATTCATTATTATGAAAATAATAGAAAAATTTAAAATAAATAACACGCAAAAAAAGCATTAAATTTATATTATTATTTATTATGAAGGATTCTTTAGTACAACAATGTTTAGATATTTTAAAAAGAGATGATATTAAAAATGAATTTAAAATGATGTTAAAACCACTAATTGATTTTATATTATATGAAATTTATCCATATATCTATATAACAGTAACTTTAGTAGTAATCATTTTTCTCATGATTTTAGCAATTTTATTATTATTGATTTATATTCTGCGTAATAAACATTTTTAACCAATTTTTATTCTCCGTAAATTATATAAATGCCAAAAAGTTGTTATAAAAAAAAAAGAGGTGGTGGGGCTGATATTAATTTACCATATAGTAGTGATAATCAAATGAAATACGGTGGATATAAATATAAAGCTAATAAAGTAGGTGGAAATGCAAATTATTCTTCAGCATCGTCTTATGGTACATATGTTAACGGACCTAGCGTAGCCGATCAATTTAATCGTGTATTTTCACAGAGTGGTCTTGACGCAGCTAATCCTAGTAATAACATTGTTGGAGTTCAAGGTCAAAATATTCCAAAGGGTCTAAAAGGTGGTTCAAGACGCAGAAAATCTAAGCGCAACGTTAGTAAAAAAAATAAAAATGTTAAAAAGGGTGGGTATTTTGCGGAAGTATTTAACCAAGCAGTTGTACCTTTTGGTCTTCTTGGTTTACAACAAACATTTGGTAGAAGAAAAAATTCTAGTAAACATAAAATGTCACGTAAAAAACATTAATTTACACCGTTGAAGATTTCATCCGCTATTCGAATTGAAATATTCAAGTAAGTTACCAGTTACATTTTGAACCATAGCACCCAAAAGAGGTGCGGTTTCAAATCTTCACTGGTATAATATTATATTATTTTATATACACTATATAACATAACATATCTCCACTACATTTCATTTGATTTTTCATTTACTTTATCTTTATCATATTGACTAGAATTTTGACTAACACTTGATGTATATTTTTCTAAAAATCTATTAATATTTTTAGCATATTTCATTATAGGTTGTAAATTTTCACCATCATTAAATTGATCATGTATTTTTTCGACATTGTTTATATCAAAATTTCTATTTAGTCCAGTATCATCTGCCGGTAAATTGATTTTTCTTTTGATAAATGTTTCTTCTGATTGATTAATATAATGTGCTATGTATGCTGAAGATTCATAAAATCTTAATTTAATGTCGTTCTTGTAAAAATCTTCTTTTATTATTTTATTATTAATTCCATATATCTTATTATTATTTATCATATTATAATAATGCGGATTTGTAGCATTTATTACCATATTTGGTCTAACAAATGTTTTTACATGATTATTTAAATATAGTTCAGATCTTGTGTAATTTTCTATTATTAATCCTGATGGTTCTTTTTTTAAATAATTTGAACCAAACATCAACCAATTAATAGATAAAGAATCAGCATAGTTAAAATTTGTTAATAAATGTTTAACACCTTTATATTTGTTATGTAATATTAAAAATTCATCTGCGTCTAGATAAAGCATCCAATCCATGTTCATTCTTTTTGATATAATGTGAGCAATATTCATCAAATTCATTTTTATTGGGTTTTCCATATGAGATACATTTATTATTTCTAAACGTTTATCAAAATTTGTAAAGATTTGCGATAATGGTTGCTTTGATTTATGATCAAAAATAATTATTTTATTAAACCCTAATAATAAATGATGCGCAACCCATTCTTTTATATGTTCTTCATCTCTCGCATTTGTAAATAGACAAACTCTTGAGCATACTAAATTATTCTGTTTATTTAATGAATTTTTTTCTAAATTAAAAATCATATTATATTATATATTAAATTTAATAAAAATGACTTTTGAACAAAATATACAACAATGGATTCAATTGGATAATCAAATACAAATGTACAATGAAAAAATAAAAGAGTTACGGAGTAAAAAAAACTTAATTGAGAATCATATTACGAGTTATGCTGCTAATAATAATATGCTAAATTCATCTATAAAAATTACAGACTGTAAATTAAAAATTGTAAATACTAAAGTAATTCCTCCATTGTCATTCAAATATCTTGAAAAAAGTTTAGGCGAAATTATCAAAAACAAGGATCAAGTAAATCGAATTATTCTTCATATTCGAAATAATAGAGATATTCGTGTTATTCCAGAAATAAAGCGATTATCAAACAATTAATTAATCTCGAGATAATTTATATGACGACTTCAAATTGTAATATAGATAATTATATCGGTCCAGATGAATTAATATATAATATTGACGCTCCAAATGGTATTTATAGCGGCGGTTTTAATATAAATTCTATTATGATGAAAAAAAATTTATCTCCAATCATAACTTTCAATAATAGTAATAATGAAAAAATTGGCGGAATGCGCAATGTTTCAGATTTATTTGATAATCTTGTAGTACCAAATTGGGCTCTTTCATACAATTATAAAAAAGGAGGCATGTCAATGACAGAAACGGAAGATGATGATATTATTGAAGAAGATTTACATGATAAATTGATAAACCTTGTCAAGGTTAGAGATGAGGAGTTAAGAGAGAAAAAAAATACCAAACATGAAAACAAGGGCAAAAAATATACTAAAAAAACTATTATGCGGAAATCAAATAAAAAAAGTAAAAAACGATCAATTTATACTAGTTAAGCTTTTAATCCGAACGCTAATTGTTTCTATATTTCAAACGATGTAAACAATAAAAAGTGATGTAATTATAATAATATCACTTTTTATGATAATTGCCATTCATGAAACCTTTATTCTCCCCATCTATTATAGTTAAACGGAGAAACAAGTATATCATTTAACTGATTTTTCCAATAATCGACTTTTTTTTGAAATTCAATATCTTGCATAGTTTTTGGATAAGGTGAAGCTATTTTCATTAGTTCCTCTTCGTCTTGTGTAATTTTAGGTTTATTACCATAACAATTCACACCAAATTTGACATTTGGATTAGATATATATCCACCATTAATTCCTGGACGTCCACAATCATGTTCGTGTCCTTTGATTTTTTGTAAATTATTGAATGTATTTTGTTGAGTTGGAAATAATGCCATTTGTTTCTCTGACCAACCATAATTGCACCATTCTCCGCCATTTTTATAAGCATCTTCCACTTGTTGATATGATGCTAATTCAGAGCCATATGCTTTACATAGCGCTTTAGCACTATCATATGTATAATAATTACCAGGTATATTAAAAACTTGTTTTCTATATTTTATTTCTGGAATAGTAGTAGGAATTTGAATTTGATCGCTGTCTATAGCATCGTTTTGATCAACTAAAATATCGATTTCCGGTTTATTTGTAAATAAATTTTTTAAATAAGCTGTAATATTTATGCTAAAAAAGTATTGAAATGCGTTTGCTAATATCAAAAAAATTAAAATCAATATTATTAAAACTATAAAAATATTTTGTGAAATATTATTACCATTGTTAGTATTGTTAATAACACTTAAAGTATCTTCATTTTTTCCTAAAGAATAAAAAAAAACAAAATAAGATGCTAAAACTAAAAACACAATAATAAACACAGTTGGATTAAGTACAAAATTATTGATATAGTTATACATATTCACCGGATCTGTCGTTGATGTTGTATTTACTTCCATATATAATATATATATATTACTGAATTTGTTTTTTTCTATAAAAGAGAACATACGCTTTTGGTGAAATAATAGATTCAATTGATTTAATTTCAGAAACATTTGTATCGTTAAAATGAAACCATTTACCATTAGCGTTTTTTACATAACATGTATAATGACCGCCATGAACTGATCCAGAATGATTACATACCCCGTATAATTCATAAATATAGGATTTTTTATTATAACCAATAACATAATTTGATAAATCTAAATTATCCATTGGGAATGAAATTAATATTTGGTTTTTTTGATTTCTAGAATTGTATCTCTTGAAATCAATTACAAGAATATTAGGGAGAGACCAAAATAATATACGTTTTTTAATATCTATTTTTTGATTTGTTTCTTCATTTAACCAGGCATTTTCTCCTGTTAATTCTTCACCTTCAATATATAGATTAAAACAATCTATTAGGGATGGTGATTTATTATTCTTAGGAACTGGTAAATTAACAATAAAATAAGGTTCGGGCGTTTGTTTCATTTTTTTTCCTGTTTCTATTGATATTATCTCAGAAACATGAATTCCATAGAACATATTCCAAATTTCAGAATATTCTTTTGTATACATATTTTTTACCATGTTAAAACAATTAATTGCTAATTCATCTGTTTCATTTTCTGAAACACCTGTAATGTTAATTTTAATTTCTCTCGATAAAGAATTATGGAAACAACCGATTAAGAATAATAAAAACTCAGAAATATCATTCTGCGAATAACCTGTGAAAATTTCGACGTCTTTTATTTCAGCAACTTTCTGAATTGTTTTAATGAACTTTGTTGGCGCCACAACACAGTTATTTTCCCATAATAATTTTCTTAAATTATTCCACTCAATTAATAAAGCAGAATCGCATTTATTCTTTATTTTTTTAATGAAATTTTTTTCATTTTCTAGAAAATCGTTCAGTTCATATGTATGAGAAATTATTTGAATACAAGAATTAATAAAACAAGTATTGCCTAGATTTGCTAATCCACTCAAACCTTTATTAACATATTTTGGATTATTCATAAATTTTTTATTTTAGATTATATATTTGTATATATTTAAACACATTTTTATTATTATTATAATTTATGTCGAACACTACATTTAGTGATATTAATAATTCAGATATATTATTTATTAATATTTTGAATATGATGTATAATGATAATTTAAGAGTTATTCATAATTTGGTAGACCAAAATAATGAGATTAGACGTCAAATAATTAATGTTTTTAATGAGAGAAGAAATAATAATCGAAATAATATCAATCAAAATACAAATAGAACAAATACTCGAGTTAATAATAGTAATAATTCTAGAATTAGGCAAAGAGTTAATAACAACAATAATAATACCAATAGAGTTATTATTAATGATATACCTTATTATATCGAAGAAATTCATTTAGAAAATCAAAATTTAGGAACAAGTAGAAGATTTGATAGAATGGTTGAAACATTTTTTGAACCAATTAACGTTAGACCTACGCAATTACAAATTGAACAAGCAACTATAAACACGAATTATAGAGATATAACAAATCCAACCAATGACAGCTGCCCAATTTCTTTGGAAAATTTTACAGATACTTCTCGGGTTACAATGATAATACCTTGCGGACACATATTTAATAGTGAATCATTCATATCGTGGTTTAATACGAATACTAGATGTCCTGTTTGTCGTTATGATATTAGAAATTATAATAATAACGAACCAACTAACGAACCAACTAACGAACCAACTAATGAACCAAGTAATGAACCAAGTAATTCATATCAAGAAAATACTGAGAGAAATTCAAATAGGCGCAATTTATACACATTTTCAGTTTCATCAAATAATGTAAATGATGACAATATAATTGAAACCATAAATGATTTAGAAAATTGGTTTATTGACAATTTTAGAGATTTGTCCAACAATACAAATGTAAGATATAGTGGTAATAACTATCAAGGCTTATTTAATGCGCTATTTTCAAATAGAACCAATTAATGATGGTTTATTATTTTTCAAAATGGATATAAAGAGAACTATTTATAATAATTTATAAAAATATGACTACTTTAAACAGGTGCCATTATAAATGGAATATAAACGAACTTCTTCAACTACAAAGAGAATATGAATTATTAAATATGACAATTCAAGAAATCGCCAAACAACATCAAAGAAGTGAAAAGGCTATTTTATGTAGACTTCAACAAGAAGGATTCATTGAAAATTGGGAACAAGCAAATGGATATACAGAATTTGTAAAAAAAAATCCTGAATTTTCTGAAATGAAAATTATTTCTGTTCAACATGATCTTGATGATAGTGACAGTGACAGTGACAGTGATTATGAATCATCTGTAGAAAGTTCTGAATCAGAATATTCTATTACAGAAGGTAAAAATGATGACAATCTAAATAATAGATTATTCACTTTAGAAAAATCATTATCATATTTGAGTAATATGGTAAAACAGCTTTTTGAGCAAAAGGTTACAAAAAATGTAAAACCAAAATTACAGGCTTTACGTAAACAACAACTAGATAGATCTTGTTAAATTAACTCCTAAATTAAGCTATAAATTTTTATATTATCAAAATTAATTTTATATGAAAAAATAAAATTAATTTATTTGTACGCCTTTTAGTTAAGTATTAAGACATCCAGTCAATTTACACCTTAATAAAGAATGATGTAATACTTTTATTACCTTGTTTTTCATTATTCGTTTCTCTCAAATAGGAATCAAATAAAAGTGTTTTAACTTCTTTATTTCTTAAATCGTCTATTTTGCCTTGAAGTTTTTCATAATCTTCAGGATTATTGTATTTCTTTTTTAACGTTTCAATTTCTTTTTTATATTTTGAAAACTTTGTTAATTTTTTTCCTTGTATTTCCCATATTTTTTCCAAAACTAACGCAAATACTTGTTGTACTGGTTTCATAATTTGATTCGTTATATAAAATGAATAATCAATTTTCAGGTTGTTTTCTTTTACAAAATTGGGTGTTTCTATTTTATCACCTTGAAGTGCTTTTTTATTATTGGTGTTTATATAAACAAATGGTATTCTGTCCCCTGAACTAGGTTTATTACCAGGATCTCTAGCAGTTATTCTATCAGCCAACACTTTGTGAGCGATTGATTGCGGATTTTTATATCCTGAACGCAATGATTTACTAATAATTAATTTATCTATTGGATATTTTTCATCTACTATATTTTGTAGTGAATTTCTTAGAAAATCTATTGCTACATTAATATTTTGTTGTTTCATCAAAATGTCTATAATACCGCCATATATATCTTTTACAATTGGCGCATTATCTCTACGTTTTAATACAATCCCCATCTCTTTTCTCTTACATTTGTTTGGATCTGTTTCATAAAGCATTCCAACATATCTTTTCTTTGAAAGTAAACAAAATGGCATAAATGTTTTTTCATATTCTAGATCATGCGGGCCTTTTAGAAAACTAGATGCTAAATGACCAACTTCTTGTGCTAATTCAATTGTTATTTCTAATGCTTCCTTACCGCGAATTGGTTTACCTTCAGGTGTTTGTAAATTAAATGTAAAGAATACAGAATCTGTATTATGAACTATCATATTACCTATTCCAGCAGCAAAATGATGATTATCAGTTGTTAAATCATATACATAACCATTATACGGTATTTCATAGATATTTGTAATAGATTCCGAATCATAAACATATTCAGAAATAATATTATTATTAATAATGGTAGAACTATTCATTTTTGTTTGTAGACGTTCATACGCTTGGTGTATTTGACTAAATTTATCAAATTGTTTTTTTTTAAAATAATTATCAATACATGTACGGATGAAATCTTTGTTTTCGTTGTTGTATATTTCAAAATGTAAAAGTTCCATACCAATTGTAACATTGTTTGGCGATATTTCTGTAGCATTTTTTAATAACAAAGAATGATCATCTGTTACGTCTACAAGGCCACTATTTGTAATTACTCTCTTCATTTTTTTATGAGGAGCTAATATATGTCGTATGACTCGATGTATTTTTGTCCAACCTTTTTCAGTCCATGTTTCAACATCAATAAAATCACAAAATTCTTTTTCTTCTTTTCCTGGTTCACGGCATATTATCCATATGTTATTACCGTATAATTCAGCCAATTTTTCAATAGGTATAATATTAATTTTATCATCTTTTTTAACATAAATAGGAGTATAATTGGCTACACTATCACCATAAATATATTCTGCTTTTGTTAAAACAGGACCATGGTCTTTTGTATTGTAAATGGAATCGCCGTAACATTCCTCAATTATTTTTTTCGCATAGGTTAATAACAAACGTCCTGTCGCAGTTGTACATGCTGCTATATCCTTTTCATAAAAAGTACTGGTTTTAGCACCACATTGACCATACAATGAATTTGCTGTTACTTTGTATCCTAATTGTCGTTTATCAAGTACATTTTTCATAAATTCATCTGTTTGTTGTGGTATTAATTTACGAGTAGATTTTCTAGCCATTAACAATTCTTCTAAAATAGAGGGCATAATTGCTTTACCTTCTGGAAATTGCGCAAACCTACATATTTTATAACCTGATTTTACTTTTTCAGCGGCAGCTTTTGGCGTTTTACGAACATATTTAAAAGTATCATAATTTATATTGACATATTCATAACCAGGTAAATTATCATAAATAAATTCACCAGAGTGATTTTTTTCACCTGTTTCACAAATTAGATTACCTGTTAGATCATATTCTTTTGTCCAAACTTTACTGTCGTGAGATAGATTTTCACTAATCATAGAACTAGGATACAATGACGCATAATCTACACAAGCTACAGGATTGTCTAAATATAAATCACATTTAGGATCAAGCACGATAGCACCCTCATAACCTTCGTCCATATTACCTTTTTCAATTACTGGAATAAGTGTTCGTTTTTCGCGACATTTTTTAGCAACATAACTAGTTAATTTAATACCTTGACCACGCATTACCAGGAAATTTATAGGAACACTACAAATTTTGGCCATTTCAATAAAACCTGTCAATATATCTGCTTTATTAAATAAATAATGAACTAGATTACAATCCTGAATACAATATTTTGCTATAACAGAACGATCTTCATCTGTACCATTTGTCATTCTGAAAATATCTTTTGGTGTAACATCATCTTTTGCTAAACACCATCTTACCTTTTTCTTCATATCTGGAGAAATAACCCCTTCTATTTTAAATGTGCCATTTTCTTTATTTATTGATGTAACTTTAAATTTACATCCATTATCATAATAATCAACTGAATGACCTATTTCCTCAAAATGAACATACGTTCCTTCTAAAAGACCTGTCATATTTGTTGTTTTAATTTCGGTTTCAAGTGAACAATGCTGATAATTTTTAACATAATCACCAATAAAATGACCTGCGACATAATCTAATTTATAAGAACTTAGATTTTCTTCACGGCGAAAGAAATTATATAAATCAACTTGTAAACGCCCATTCATTTTAATGAATTTTAAATCATGCTGTCCACTAGCAATTTGTATACTACTTTCTTCTATTTTAAATCTATTAGTATCCTTATCTTTTGTACCACATATTTCGCCATTATTGCGTGATAATTTTAAAAATTGTTCAGTACATCCATTTTCTTCCGCGCGACGAAACATAAATTCATAATCAAAACCAAATATATTGTAACCAATAATAATATCAGGGTTTTCCCTTTCAACTAATTTTTGCCAGGCCAGTAAAACTTCACGTTCTGTTTCATACGATTCTATAACACTATTTTTCATTGGTAATTCACAACAAGTATTTAACACAATACAATGGTTTTTATAAGCTTCTTGATCACCATAATTCATAAAAGTAGAACCAATAAATGTCACTTTATCGCCTTCTAATTTTGGAAAAACTGAATTTAGAGAAATATTCAATTCATTTATTTTATCACTACGATCAAAATTATTGTCACATAAAATATCGATAATTGTTGCTTTTTCATTATTATACGATTTCAAAGATTTTTTTTTATTATACCATTTATCATCATCGCATTGTTGTTCATCATCGTCCATTGCTATTTTTTCAAAAATAGATTCAATTGTAGTTATATTATCATAATCATTTTTAGTATCTTTAAAATTACTTCTAACAGATGTTTCTAACCATATTTCACATAATTGCTGAACAGTTTCCTTATTTTTTGGGATATTATTTTTTTTTGGATAAACAATATCAATAGTTTCCATTTTTTCATATCCGAAAGCAGACAAAATGATGCGCCTCAAAATATTTTTGTATAAATCCCTAGTCATATCCATTTTTAAATTTTCAAAATATTCAATAATATTTGTTGCTAGTTTTTTATATGATTTTACAGGAATAGGAAAATCACCGTGACTACTACTTGCTTCTATATCAAAACTCATGATTTTATATGGAACCCGGGTTTCTATATCATTCAACGGTACAATGTATTTAAAATGAATAATATATTCATAATTACATGATGTTTTTTTATTATTAGTAATTTCAAATGTTTTGTTTTTTGGTAATGCCACCCAACCAGAAGGACTAATATCACGAATATGAAAGAATCTTAAAAGTGGTGGAATATTTGCTTCATATAATTTTGTGTTAGTATTTTGAAATACTAAACCCTGTTTTAATAAATAATGACCTTTATTATAATCACTATACCATAAATTTTTTGCTTTATTGAATGCTGCTATACTATTAAATTCAAATTTTATAAATTTGTGTTCTTTTCCACCATCAAACCCGTATAATTTTCGTCGCTTAATAATAATACAATCAGTTATCGATTTTTCATAATATTTACCAATTTTTTGTTTTATAAAATTTAAAAAGCATTCTTTTGTATAAGTGTTCCAATTATCATTTACCATTACATAAAAGAATGGTTTGAAATCTTCCACTAAAATAGAACATGTTTCACCCTTTTCATTTAAACCAAACATTTGTATCATAAACGCTGATGTGTCATTATATTTGGTTTTTTTCTCATCATCACTCCCTGATTCATCATTTATAATTTTATCATTATAAATGTTGAAATCGAAGATTCTGAAAATATGTTCCATTTTGTTTTATTGTTTTATTTATAAATATCCGTTTATCTCATTTACAATATTCATTTTTATTTTATATTTATAATCTAATAAAATATAAAATAATATTACTATAATTATATAAAATGAGTAAACAACCTACTATTGCGGTTGCTGTTTTTGATTCTGGAAAAATTAAAGGTGTTGTACATTTTATCGAAGACTTGAAACAAAATAATGTAATTATTGAAATAAATATAACTGGATTAAAGAAAAACGCATATCATGGTTTTCATATTCATGAAGCAGGTGATTTAACTGACCAATGTACAAGTATGTGTGCGCATTTCAATCCTTATCATAAAAATCATGGGTGTCCGGGTATGAAAGAGAGACATGTCGGAGACTTGGGAAATTTGAAAACAAACAACAACGGTGATGCTATTTATAAAATGGTTGATGATATGATAAAATTGAGAGGAATCAAAACTAACATAATAGGTCGCGGTTTAATTATTCATGCTGACCCAGATGATTGTGGTCAAGGTGGACAGCCAGATAGTTTGACAACAGGACATGCTGGAAAAAGAATAGCATGTGCTGTTATTGGGTACGCGAAGGAAAATTTCGGGTAAACTAACAAAATAATGTATACATATTTTTATGTAATATAAACAGTCCTTTTTTTTTCTGGACCATTGTCGAAAATTATTTTAACATTTGTATATCCTGCGTATTTACCAGATGCGGTTATAACTGGATAATTTAAATAAGGAAGAGTTGTTGCTATAGTGGTTCCAGAGTCTATATAACTTGCTGATGCAATTAACATATTAGCTGTTTCCGGAGTCTGATATGGTTCACTTATGAAATATAATGTTTCTGCTACTGTTGATGGTATACCCAAATTTTTATTTTCAGCATTACGATTTATTATGAAACTTAATAAATCCGTTGTTGGAGTTATAAAATCATGTTCACACATATATCGTGTATTATAGCTAAAAATAGGGCCAAATGACGGAATTGTTTGGTATAAAATTGAAGAACCATTTGAAATTTCATTACTTTCCTTAGGTAAAGTAAGTCTATAATATTTTATAATGAGAGGAAGTTTTACATTTGTAGTGTTTAGTGTAGGTGTTTTTATTGATCCAAATATTAATTCTACATCGTAAATTTTTACATAACCATAAGATCGTTCTTGTTGAATATTTATAGAATCAGTAAGTTCGTCAACTACAATGGATAAATGAGAGGGCTTTATAATTTTAGTATTTAAATCATATAATAAGTCATCTGCTAACGTTGTTTCAAATCGTTTGCCATTTATATACCAATGAACTCGAACGCAACTAATACTGAATATAAATTCATTATCATGTAAACTATTAATTAAATCATCCAAATCGTTCATCTTATGTTCTAATATATCGCCTAAAACAATTGTACCAATATTAAATGATAAACGGTTTATTAAATTATGCTTTTGATTATTTGTTAGACTATTCCAAATGGTTGGAAATTTTTCTTGTAGTATTGTATTTACGCACATATTTATACTTATAGTGAAGAATTTTTTTTATAAAAGTCGTCGCCTTTTTTTACTCTTACCATGTTTACCATATTTACAATGTTGCTTTTGAGAGAAACCCTTTGGACGGCGACAGTTGATGCTTCGTTTGTATTTTAAAGACCATTTACCTCCATTTTGAAATACTATATTATTTGATGGCATTTTCATTTTCATTTCGATCCATTCAACAAAGGAATCTACACTTCTATCTTTTAGATTTATATTTTCATCTTCATAATCTTTTACATTTTTTCCTTTATTACTTATATGATGTATAGATGGGAAACCTTTTGGTTGAATCATTTTTACACTGTTTAAATCTTTCATGATAGATTGATCTATATCTGCTAAAATGATATTGTTATTATTTTTGTATTTATTTGAAAGAACATTTCCTATCTTTTTCCATTCAGGTCTAGTAGCATTACATGGTCCACAACCTTCTAAATAAAACAATACAAAAATATCCTTACCATGTATTATATGTTTATCAAATTGTTTTTTTTCTTCTTTGCTACTTTTTGAGTTTAAATGTAAAATAATCATTTGTATTTCTATATATTTATTGAATAATAAAAAAAATCCAAAATATAAATTTATATATAAATTTATATATATATTATATATGACTTTATCTACACTATTATTTATATTGGTATTTTTAATTGGATTGTATTTTTACGCAAAATGTAGTGAAAACAAAAATAATGAACCTTTTACGAATAATACTGGGGGGTTAAGATGTCCTAATTTATTAATACAAAAGGGTTCTAGGATTTATTTATACAATTCTAAAATAGCAAAAGTACCTGGTGTAAATCCGGTTGAATTTGATAATTTAGAAGATTACACAGAATTTTTGGATTGGCAAAGAAGTCAAGGTATAAGATGTCCGGTTTTATATCTTCAACAAAGTTATGATGCTCAAGGAAATATGACATATAAAGTAAGACCTAGTATATCGGAACCGCAAGGTGGTTTACCACCTACAATCCTAGGACAGAGTGGAGATCTACAAAGTATAGCTAGTTCTACCGGCGATTTAATAACAGAACAAGAAATGGATAAAAATATATCGCTAGGACCAACCCCTACACTTTTGGTAGATGCTACACGAAATGATCCACCTTATAATAAAAATTCTTATCCTGCGCACGATGAAACTTCTTATTATATTGGTACTACTACACCTTTAGATGAAATAAGTAGTCAGCCAAAAAATATGTTATATAGTGCAAACCCTATGGATGATAATTGGGGTGGTGCTGAATTTACACAAAATTTAGTGGATAAAGGATATTATAAAGAAAATGAAGTAAACATATATGTTCCGTAAATATAATAATAATAATATAATAAATTATCATTATTGATGTGTGGAATATTCGCTATTTTAGGAAAAGAAAAATTTCAAGAAATTGTTTTAACTGGATTGAAGTTGTTACTTAATAGAGGATATGATAGCTGTGGCATTTGTTATATAGAAGGAAATAATTTGAATACTATTAAATATGCTTCTACAACAGTAAATAATTCAGTTGATTTATTGGAAAATGAATTATTGTCAAAAGACAAGATAGATTCTAGTACTGCTATTTTACATACAAGATGGAGTACTCATGGTGCACCAACAGATAAAAATTCTCATCCACATCACGATAATAAAAATCGTATTGCTTTAGTTCATAATGGTATTATTGAAAATTATCAAGAATTAAAAAGAGATTTACTATCTAAAGGATATTTTTTTTATTCTCAAACAGATACGGAAGTTATTGCTGTCACGTTAGGTTCCTACTTAGATAAAGGTTTAACCGTTAAAGACGCAATTAGCAAAACAGTAGAACGATTATTAGGAACATGGGCACTAACTATTATACACAAAGATTATCCAAATCATATATGGGTTACAAGAAATGGATCGCCGCTTTTATTAGGCATTGAAAATGATTATGTTATTGTTGTATCTGAACAAATAGCTTTTGCTAATAATATAAAAAAATATATAATATTAGATAATAATGATTTGATCGAAATTTCCAAAGATGATAATATTATTAAATATAATAAAGATATACATAACTATAAAATTAATTATAAAAAACATACTGATGTTGAATTAGAACCAACTGGATATAAGAATTGGTTAATAAAAGAAATAAGTGAACAACCTGAAAGTATTGTTCGTGCTATTAACAATGGAGGGCGCATAGAAAGTAATAAAACTGTCAAATTAGGAGGCCTTGATTCCTACAAAACAAAATTGTTAGAAATAAATCATATCATTTTACTTGGTTGTGGAACTTCTTTTTATTCCAGTATGTGGGCTGTTAATATATTTAAGTCACTAGAAATTTTTGACACCGTAACAGTGTATGATGGAGCTGATTTCAATTATAAAGATATTCCTCGAAATGGAAAAACCGCATTAATTTTAGTTTCACAATCAGGCGAAACACGAGATTTATATAAATGTATTCAAATAGCAAAAGATCATAATTTGATTACGATTGGAGTAGTAAATGTAGTTGATTCAATGATTGCTCGTGAAACAGATTGTGGAGTGTATCTAAATGCTGGTAGAGAAGTTGCTGTCGCTTCAACAAAATCATTTACGAATCAATGTATAATATTATCGTTAATAGCGATTTGGTTTTCACAAAATAAACATACAAATGAAGAAAAGAGAGAACAAATTTTATCAGATTTGATGAATTTATCTTTTCACATGACATCCATTATAAATGAATGTAATTTAAAAATACCACATATTGTTTCAAAATTTAACAATGGAACAATATTTTTGCTAGGTAAAGGTTCAACGCAAGCCATCGCTTTTGAAGGAGCTCTTAAAATTAAAGAATTATCATATATTCATGCGGAGGGTTATTCTTCGTCATCTTTGAAGCACGGTCCATTAGCTTTAATAGAAACAGACTTACCAGTTATTTTGTTAGATATTGACGACGAATTTCGTGAAAAAAATGCGAATTGTTTTCAAGAAATAAAAGCAAGAGGGGCTTATGTGTTAATAATTAGTGATATGGACCACGGAGATATTATAATTAGTCACAATAAAACATTTGGAGGGTTATTAGCAAATTGTGCTTTACAGATACTAAGTTATAATTTAGCAATTACTAGAGGAATCAATTGTGATTATCCAAAAAATTTAGCAAAAGTAGTAACTGTTGATTAACTAGTTGAATCAATGTATTTCATTACATTGTTTAAGGCTGACTTAGCAGAATTAAGTTTGATCAATTTTTCTAAAGATTCCATTGGTTTAGAAGTATCAATTGTAAGTGTAGTTTGTAACATCATCGTATTTATTAGATCATCTAAATTGAGTACAGTATTTTCATAATCTGTACGATATTTACTAACTAGAAGCACATCTTGATTTTTAATAGTCATTGATTTAATTCCAGCTGAATAACTTTGAGCTCCTCCAGCAATACCATTAGCAATAGAAGTAGTAGAATTATCACTTGTATTTTTTGTTTCCATACCTTCTTTGAAATTTAAATTATTGAAAATTAAATATGCTAAAATACAAATTGCTATAATAAAAAGTAAATTAATTACTTGTTTATTCATTTATATATATAATTGAATAAATATTTTTCGACAATTTCGACAATTATTTGTTATTTCTTCGTTTTATTGTTTTAGTTCTTTTATTTTTCTTTATACTTATATTTTTCTTTATACTTATATTTTTCTTTATTTTACATTGTTTTTTAAAACTTTTTTTAAATTTACGATTCACTATACATTGTTTCTGTTTATTTGTTTTTTTATAAAAATTAACATTTTTATTTCTATATTTAAAAAACCTACCTCCTCGCATTTTTTTATTTCTTATTGCTATTAAATATTTACCTTCCGGGTTGATAAAACCACCAATACTATTTTTATTAACATCTTTTCTACCAAAAAGTAAAAGCAACACTGTTCTTGTTCCAGAAGGTCTGTCGTTTGATAATCCAAGTCTTAGTTTATTTGGAGGTAAGATTTTGGTTCCTGGTTTTGTTATATACGAGGGTCCTGATGTATATCCACCATTTTCAAAAATCGTATTAAATTCTTGTATACAATCACCGATTCCTTTTTTAAAAGATGCGGTGACAATTCTTTGCCTTAGTTTATTCGCTGTAATGTCTCCAATCTTTGTTGATATTCTTATTTCTTCAGAAGTTATGTAATTTAAATATTCATCCCAGTTTTTAACACTACCGTCTGGATTAACTAAAGTATCAATATTTACTGCTATTATATCCTTTAAACATTCAGAAGCTTCTAAAGGAGTTGTCCTACTATTTAAATCTATTATAATTGGTGGTTCATATGTTCCACTATTGGGTGTTGAACTTAACATACCTATATTTATTAAAATTTCGTCTCCTATTTTTAAAAAAGCCGAAATTTGAACTTTCTTTGTATTTGGTATAGGTTCTATTCGAACATGATATCTCATAGTCTCATTTGTACGTTGCTGAGATGTAAATGTAACATCGCCATCTCTTATTATTACATCCATTGTACCATATTCTACACCATTGTTTTTGATTGAAGAATCGTATGTATTACAAGTAGGTTGACCATCCATAATCGAAGCTAATGGACAAAAAAAAGGAGGAATACCTACTTTTACTGTAACAGCATTATTTATAAAATAAAGTTCATCTTCAGGAGGGCTTATTTCACCCAATGATTCTAGAATATTTCTGGTTAATTTTTTATCATTTATAACAAATCCAGCATTGTCTTCAAAATTTCCACAACCTTTTGAACCAGTTGTAATCCATTCTTTAAATGCGGTCAATAATTTATTATCAATATCACCTTGTCCTGTTTTTGCTCCAGACAAATTCTGCTTTAAATAAATACCTGATAGAATTTTTATTTGAGCATTTAAAATATAGTTTTCTGAAGTAGATATTTTTTCCATAACATGTTTAACCGATAATATTGCTGTAGAAATCATATAAGCAGAATTTACTTTTTGTAATGTAGATAATCCAGGCGCAGAGTCAAATATTTGCGTTACTACTTCTATTATATTTAAATAAACATTTAATGATTGTGAAAAATTATTCATGAAACGATTTATTGCGTTTGGAGGGATGGCTTTTCTAACTATTTGCGATAATAATGAATATAAAATAACTATTCTAATCTGTCTTATCATACTTTGCTCAAAAGCAGCAAGTATACCAATTTTTTTGCTATATTCTTTAGGGACAACACCACTTGCGTTGTATTTAAATAAAGATAATAATTCGTTTTCATCTTGAGTATGAAGTATTAATAATGATAATATTTTTGAATTCATATTGTTAGTTCTATCATCTGTATTTTTGAATAAATTGTTTAAATCTTGAAGAAAAACAAACGTTTTATTAATAGTTGGATCATTGAATAATTTTGATTTGTATTGATCTAATGAAGATAAAGATTCAATATCGGAAGTAGAAGGAAAATTTTTTATAAAAAAAGTTAATAACTCATTGTCTTTAATGACTTGATAAGGAGATGAAATGGGACCATATAATGATTGAGCATATGCTTCTGGTAAACTATTTCTTGGTAAAATATCTTTAATTCCAATATCATTTAATTGAATTTTATTATGAAGATATGTGTTAATTATTCCTATTGTTGTTGGATCCAATAAAATTGGTGTTTTGGATGTGTCATCTAAATTGTTTATTAGATCACTTTTAACATCACTTGGTACACCTTCAATTACAACATTTATAAATTTATATGGTACGACATAAGCTTCATAATCTAATTTTTGAGATGCTCCTCCTTGCATATTTTCATCGATTAAAATATTGTCATTTTCATCATCCATTAAATAATTATCATTTTCCGAATATTTTGTTAAATAAGCCTTTGATATTTTTGAAATTATAAAAAAATCTTTTATCATTAAAATTTCATTGTCTAATTTTTCAGATATAGTAAAATTATTTATATTTTTTATAAATTGTTTGATTACTATTTCTTCATACTTTTTATTTGTTTTACGTCTCAAATTTTGTATAATTTTTGTTTTGTTTTTAATTATTAATTCAATCGTTTTTTCATCTATCAAATTATCATCTCCTCCAAAAAGATCTAAAATTGTATAAATCGATATTTTATTTTTAATTCTATAACCTTGTTGAGATATTTGACCTACAAATACTTGGACTAATGTATCTAATGATATGTTATTTGGTTCAACAATATTGAAATTATATTTACAATAAGTAATATACATTTCATTATAAGTGTATCTAAAAAGAGTAAATGTATGTAGTAATTCTAAAAAAGAAATACTTAAATTATATACACTCACTAGTGACGATTTATTTTTAAAAATCAAAATATCATTATATAGTTGAAATAATATATTATAAAAATTTTGAGATACTTTATTAGGACCTGTTTTTTTTAAAACATAATAAACAAAATATACATCTGGTGCGGTTTGGAGTTTTAAAAATGATGTTGTTTTCATATAATTATTAAAGCTTGAATAAAAAAATTCTACTCCTAAATGATCAATCATTAATTGAAAATTGTTATTATTTACTTGATGATATGTTATGTAGGTTGGAGAATTTTTTTCTTGTATATAAATAAAATCGGAATTTGGAATTGTTATTACAAAATTTTCCAAAGACACCATTATTTGTATGCTATTTAACCCATCTGGAGATGGTTGAGAATATAATACAGCATCATACGGATTAAATATTTCACCATTGAAATATATAAATCCTGGATATAATTCTTTATTGTTGTTATTATTTGAAAAATTTGCTATAATACCTGGAACATTTATTATTATTAAATTAATATCTTGCCATTGTTTAGAGTCAGTAGCTGAATCTCTTGGTATGTTTGCTGAATATAATTTCCCAGCTGGTATTAAAACTTCTCCAATGCTAGTTATTAATGTATTTCTACTTGTCATTTCTCCAATACTTTCGAAATATAATTGTTCTTCGTTTTTATCTATCCTCATTTCACCATGATCGACATCATCGCCGTCGCCGTCATCGCCGTCATCATCGTCATCATCGTGATCATCAAGTCTATCATCATCATGTAGCATTTCATCTGGATCTCTAGCTTTACTCATAAATGGACCCCCTCCTTTATTGGAGGAACTCATAAAATTTCTAGGTCCTTCACTAGATCTTTTAATAGCTTTTGCAAATCTACCTTCACCTAAGCCTGCTGGATGACCATCATGAGCTATATCATGACCAAATAAATTATATATATAAAATGCCATTTGATTTTTATTTAATACTATTTCTTTGCTCATAATAATAAAATAATTAACTATATATTATAATTATTATTTTTTAATAAAAATTTAATAATATTTTTTATAGATGTACATGTTATTTTCCTTGTTTGACCTTGTTTATTAATATTTACAATATCATTTAAACATGTTTCATTTTCTTCCAAACATTTTATCAAATTTGCTAGAGTATTAAATTTTTTTATAATTGAGATTGATGTTGTCGCGCTTACCCCAGGAATTTGACATAACATAATTTCATCTATGTTTTCAGGGGTAATATTTTCTTTTTTCACTTTTTTAACTAATCCTATATAATCTTTTTCTGAATTTTCACTATTTTCTGGAATTTCTACATTTTCGTGGGTTTCAATATTTTTATCATTGATAATAGCTTGATTTTTTTGATTTAGATTATTTGAATAAAAAGCCTTTCGATTTGTTGTTTCTCCCTTTAACAATTTTGATGTACAATTACATATAAAAAGAGCAGTTTCGTCTATATTCATTGTTCTAATTACCGAAAAGCCTTTGTAATAATTTAGTGAAAAAATAGCAGAATACAATGTAAGTTTTTCAAATTTTGTATCTTTAAACATATTTATTTTATTAACGTCTCCTTCAATCAAATAAAGAATATTATGATTGTGATTGTTTAAACCATTCAAACGATATGATTGTTCTTCATATCTGCCATCTTTAATACTGGATAATAAATCATTAATTGTTTTTCTTTCCATTATTAAAATATCTTCGTTGTTATTTGAAATAATAACATCTCCGATAGGTAATGTTTCAATAATTACTTTTAAGTTTCTAAAAGCAGGAATAAAAGAAACATAGTATGACATTTTGTCTTGAAGATCTTTTTCGCGTGAATCAATTTTAATAAACATGGTAATTTTAGTTATTTAATAATTTAATAATTTGTTATTAAATTATTTTGAAGTTAAATAGTATTTTGTAAAAATCGCAATAAAAAATAATAATGACGTGAATACTATTAACCCATATTTCCACCAATAGTAGCCTTGTAACCGTATTTTTGTGTCTGGACAGTTGTATTTGGAATACAAATTAAAGGAAGAGATTGTGGAGCTCCTCTCAATGAAGGATTACTTTGCATAAAAAACCCTTGACGAGAAGCAATGCCGGCTTTTTTTGGGCCTCCACACACGTTTGTTCTATTACAGATGGACGCAGCATTCCTTGCATTTTTACTCGAATTCATTAGCACCATGTTTATATACATTACGAATATATTTTAATTTTAAAAAACTTATATCTTAAAATATTAATCTAAATATTTCCAAATAAATCCGCCCGCAGTTTTTCTTTTATTTAATAAGACACCTTGGATATTACTCTTAGAAAAACCCATTTCTTTTGCTGCGGAAACAATAGATTTAAATTCCTTTATTAAATTTCCTTCTAAATCATATTGAATAATTGTTCTGGTAAAATTATTTCCTAAACCTATTTTGAATTTATGAATTTGATTTTCTTTATTAGTTACCCATTCTAAATTATCAACTGTATTGTTCAATTTATTACCATCTATGTGATTTACTTGTTCTTTATTATCAGGATTTTCTAAAAAAGCAAATGCAATCAATCGATGAACTGCGTATGTTTTATTGTAAATATATACTCTTATGTATCCATTTTCATTTACTTTATAATTATCTCTTATCAATCCTTCACTATCTTTAAATCTTCCTAAATTTGAAACATAATATTTTTTATTTCCATAAATAGTAATGTCAAGATCTTTTATAATAACTTCTCTCCACATTTCATTTTCTAAATCTTCATATTTATTCTCATATTCCCATTTAAAACCATAAGCTCTTTTTGATAATCCATTAACACAATTGCCTACTGCGTTTCTACCATTATGAGTTGTTTTAGTAAAATGATTATTGTAAGCCCATATTCCTGCTAATTCTATTGAATCATATTTTTCTATTATTTCATTGGTATCACTATCAATACGTAACAGAGGTTTGTGTTTGTTACTTTTATAAATAAGAGTTTGTGATTTATGTGAATTATTTTCTTTCCTTGTCATCCATTCTAAATTGGATAACTTATTATTCAATTTATCTTTATCTTTATGATTAACATCACTTTTATTTTCAGGATTAGGTATGAAAGCGATTGCAACAAGTCTATGAACCTTACACGTTTTTCTATAATTACTATTTGTTAAACAAATATTATAATAACCTGATTTTATATTAGCACGTAAAATTTTTCGACTATTTGTATTTTTGACTCTTCCTAAATTACTAACTTCGTAAATTGGAAATTCTTCAATAGTTTTCCAAATTTCATTTTCCATTTGCGGTCTATTGGTATATATAATATACCATCCGTATATTTAAACCCATTTCAAACCCACCTATTTATAAACCCCAGATAAAAACAATATATGAAAGTCATTTAAAGTCATCTCACCGAATATATACAACACAATGACAGACGTAAAAATAGCACACGACGACGATATTATCAAAACCGAAGAAGGCTTAATATTTAATCCATTCAACCCATTAAATATTAAGATTACATTAGATGACGTTCAAAATATTCTTTCAAAATACGGAATACCGCCTACAATAAGCAACATGGCCCTTTATGAGCGCGCTTTTGTTCATCGTTCCTACACGAAACGACCTAATTTTGAGAATTTAGCACAAAATATTACCATAGTAGAACGTCCTACAGATTGTATGCCATTAAGCAGTAAATCCAATGAACGTCTGGAATTTTTAGGAGATGGTATTTTGGAATTAGTGACAAAATATTATTTATACAGACGGTTTCCAAAGGAGAATGAAGGGTTCATGACGGAAAAAAAAATTGCGATTGTTAAAAATGAAGCCATTGGAAAAATTGCTCTTGAAATGGGATTACATAAATGGTTAATCATATCTAAACATGCTGAGGAAAAGAAAATACGGACCAATTTAAAAAAATTAGGATGTCTTTTTGAATCTTTTTTAGGAGCTCTTTTCTTGGACTTTAATAAAATTACAGTGAAAGATGAAGAAGGATGGTTTCAGTCAATGTTTGTTACGGGGCCAGGATTTCAAATGGCACAAAAGTTCGTAGAAAATATTTTTGAAAAGCATATTGATTGGATTGCTCTCATTACAAATGATGATAATTATAAAAATATTCTTCAGGTCAAAATACAAAAAGAATTCAAGGTTACACCGCATTATTTGGAAATTGAACACGATCCAGATTTGGGATATAAAATGGGTGTTTATTTATGTTTAGGACAACAAATTCATAATGTTTCGCATAGTGATTCTGTTAATATAAGTATTTTTAAGACATTTAAATCGATTCACGATTATGTTTCACAACATAGAAAGGTTCTTTTATTTATGGGGGAAGGGCAACATAAAATAAAACGAAAGGCTGAACAAATTGCTTGTAATGAAGCAATTCAATGTATTCCTGAAAATAATTTAGATGAAGTAACTCAAAATATTGTATCATTATTATAATTGTTATTTTTACTAGATAAATATAAAAGTTTTAAATATTGAATTATTATAACAGGAATAATGAATCCTTTAGAACTGATAAAACAAAAATTAATGGTAAAACCAACTATTGAAGAAGAAAAACCTGTCATTGTTGCTATTAGAGGTGATTATGAAATAAATAAACCATCTATAGTTCAAAAAAAAATACCAGTTGAAAAGGAAGAAGGCGAAATATCTGATGATGATGATAATGAAAAAAACAACGAAAATTTAGAAATTATTGATATTGCCGATCAGAATCAACCCCCGCAAATGATAATAGTAGATGACACGAATCAAGGTTATGATCTAGAAGGATTATTAAAAAAAATGGCTGATAATAAAATGATAAAAACAAAATTGAAACCAGTAAATGAATACATAGAACCTATTTCACAAATTACGCCATCTATTGTGAAAGAATTGCCAAAGGTAAAGAAACTTCCGAAAAAAAAATTAGTCATTATTGATGAAGACGAAAGCAACTTTGAAAAAGTTGCGCAAAATGAACCAAGCAACTTTGAGAAAGTTGCGCAAAATGAACCAAGCAACTTTGAGAAAGTTGCGCAAAATGAACCAATCAACTTTGAAAAAGTTGCGCAAAATGAAGTTGATCCAATTGATATTGTAATACCTGAAAAAAAAGCACCGCGAACTGGTAGGACTACGAAAAAGGTAGAAAAAGGTGTCGCCATTTTAGGCCCTGAAAATTTTGTTAAAATTGGCGATACGTCACTAGATGATAGATTAGCAAAAAAACAGCCTCCTGTCATCATTAAGGTTTCCAGTTATTACATGAATAACCGTGAATTGTTTGTTAATTTTATCAATTCCCTTTTTGAACCTTATAAAAAAGAATTGGAATCAATGAAAGCAAACATATCATGTGACGATATTGGTAAAGACAATGGTGATTTTTCTCTCTTAACTCATCAAAAAATAGTCCGCGATTATATGAACTTGTTTACCCCTTATCGAGGATTGTTACTGTACCATGGTTTGGGTGCTGGAAAATGTATGCGTAAAGGCACACCTATTATCATGTCAAATGGTGAAATAAAATTAATAGAAAATATTCAAGTTGGTGATTTATTAATGGGAGATGATTCAACACCTAGAACCGTAACTTCCTTAGCGCGAGGACGCGATAAAATGTACGACATTATTCCAGTAAAAGGTGAAAAATATACTGTAAATCAAGAACATATTTTATGTTTGCGCGCATCAGGATTTCCGAAATTTTCTTGTAACAACCATAAATCAAATACTAATTATAACATTCAATGGTTAGAAAATAATGAATTTTTGTCCAAAACTTTTACATTTAATCCAAATGATCTTAAAAATAAAGAAGAAATGAAACAACAAGCTACAATATTTTTTGAAAATATACAAAGTAATCCCAAAACAAATGACAACGTTTATGAAATTGCTGTAAAAGATTATTTAAAATTGTCTGATAAAAAGAAGAGCTTTTTAAAGGGATACAAAGTGTCAATTGATTTTCCTGAAAAAGAATTACCTTTAGACCCATATATGATAGGGTATTGGTTGGGTGACGGGCATTCAAATCATTCCACAATAACAAGTCAAGATTCTACTGTTGTATATTATTTTGCTAAAAATGTTTCAAAATATAATTTAATTTTTGATTATAAAAGTAATTATCATTATAGTATAAAAGGTCTAAATAACGAAAAAAACTTTTTTTTAACTACATTAAAAGATCTTAACTTGCTAAATAATAAACATATTCCTATGATTTACAAGTGTAATTCTAGGGAAAATCGTTTGAAATTACTGGCTGGTTTAATAGATAGTGATGGTTGTTTATGTAAAAACGGTGGGTTTGAATTTACACAAAAAAATGAAGCAATGATGGATGATGTAATCTATTTAGCAAGAAGTCTAGGGTTTTCATGTTATAAAGCATGTAAGAAAACATCATGGACCCATAATGGAGTAAAAAATTATGGAACTGGTTGGAGAATACATATAAATGGCAAAGGTCTTGAAACTATACCAACTCTTATTCCAAGGAAACAATCTTCATCAAGACAACAAATTAAAGATGTTCTTGTTACAGGAATTTCAGTTCAATATGTAGGAGAAGATGATTATTATGGTTTTACGTTAGATGGAAATTGTAGATATTTGATTGGCGACTTTACAGTAACGCATAATACTTGTAGTAGTATTGCTATTGCTGAAGGAATGAAAGATACAAAAAAAATTATTATAATGCTTCCAGCATCTTTAAGGACAAATTATATGGAAGAACTGAAACGATGCGGTGATTTTTTATACAAGAAAAATCAATATTGGGAGTTTATTTCTACTGAAACGAATCCAGAAGCATTACAAACCTTATCTACTATTTTAAACTTATCACAAGAATATATTCAAAAGCATAAAGGAGCATGGTTTATAAATATAAAAAAGACTCCCAATTATGAACAACTTACAGCAGTTGATAAAAAGTCATTAGATGATCAATTGAATGAAATGATTCGAAACAAATATGTTTTTATTAATTATAATGGATTGCGTACTAAACGTTTAGAAGAATTAACTTCAGGTTTTACTAAAAATTTATTTGATAATTCTGTTATTATAATCGATGAAGCACACAATTTAATCAGTAGAATTGTCAATAAAATCAAAAAAGAAAAAATCATACCTGAAAATGAAAAAGGAGAGAAAGAATATTCTCCGAAATTTCTTTCAATAAAATTATATGAATATTTAATGAGTGCTAAAAATGCTAAAATAATCATGTTGACAGGAACACCTATTATTAATTATCCAAATGAATTTGGTATACTTTTTAATATTTTAAGGGGTTATATAAAAACATGGAATATTCCATTGAATGTTAAATCGACTAAGAAAGTAGATAAAAATACTCTTCAGGAAATGTTGTTAGGAGAGAAATCATTAGATTATCTAGATTATTCGCCATCCAGTAAAATTTTAACAATAACACGTAACCCGTTTGGTTTTAAAAATAAGATTAAAAGTTCATCTGGTTATCAAGGTGTGTCTAATGTAAAAAAAAATGAAGACGGTATTAATGTTTTCGATGTGGATTTTATTAGCGACGATGATTTCGAGAGAAGGATTATTAGTATTTTAAGAAAAAACGATATTGATGTTTTAGCAGATGGTATAAAAATAAAAAACATGAAATCATTACCTGATGATTTTGATATATTTGAAAATCAATATATTGACAGTGTAAGTAAAAATTTAAAAAATATCGACTCTCTTAAACGGCGAATTATTGGTTTATCTTCTTATTTTAAAAGTGCTCAAGAAACTTTACTTCCTGTATTCAATAAAACATTAGGTGTTGATTATCATGTAGTTAGAATTCCAATGAGTGATTTTCAATTTAAAATTTATGAATCAGCCAGAAGAGAAGAGAGAAAATTAGAAAAAGGATCTAAAAAACCGCAAAAATTAGATGATTTATACAAAGAAGCAACTTCAACTTATAGAATATTCTCTCGATTATATTGTAATTTTGTAATGAATGAAAGACCTATGCCTTTAGGTAAACGTAAACAAGTTACAGAAACAGGAAATATCGATGAGTCCCAAGTTGTTGATTTATTAAAACAAGCTCAAAAAGAAGAAACGAATGTAGACGTAAATAATGAAAATGAAGGCGAAGAAGAAGGGGACCAAATTCTAGACAAATTAGGAGGAGATACTTATAAAGAAAAAATTGATGCTGCTATTAAACATATTAAAGATCATTCCAATGATTATTTGACAGTGGAAGCATTGTCTAGGTTTAGTCCTAAATATTTACATATTTTGGATAATATTAAAGATCCAGAATATTTAGGGCTTCATTTGGTTTATAGTCAATTTAGAACTTTAGAAGGGATTGGTTTATTTAGTTTAGTTTTGGAGAAAAATGGGTTTGCTAGATTTAAATTAAAAAAAACCGGTTCTGATCTTTGGGAAATTGATATTCCTGATGAAGATCTCGGAAAACCAGCTTATGCTTTATACACTGGCACTGAAACCTCGGAAGAAAAAGAAATTATTCGGCGAATTTATAATGGTGAATGGGATTATATTCCTACAAATTTATCCGCCAAGTTAAAGAAAATAGCAAATAACAATAATATGGGTGAAATTATTAAAGTTCTTATGATTACATCGTCTGGTTCAGAAGGTATTAATTTGAGGAATACACGTTATGTACATATTATGGAACCTTACTGGCATCCTGTTCGAACTGAACAAGTAATTGGGAGAGCACGGCGTATTTGTAGTCATAAAAATCTTCCACGTGCGTTACAAACCGTAGAAGTATTTGTATATTTAATGGTATTTTCAGCTGAACAACTTAAATCAGATGATGCGATTGAATTAAAACGAAAAGATTTATCAAAGGGTGAACCAAAAGTTCCTGTAACAAGTGACCAGCTATTATTTGAAATTTCTGAAATTAAAGCCAAATTAAGTTTACAACTTACAGAAGCAATTAAAGAATCCGCGTTTGATTGTTATATTTATTCAAATGGTAAATGTATGAACTTTGGTGATCCTAATAATACAAAATTTAGTTATGTTCCCGATTATTCAAATCAACAAAACGACATAACTGTAAGAGCGAATAAAAAGAAAATAGAATGGGAGGGTAAACCTATCACATTAAATGGAGAAGAATATGTTTACAGGCGAATGAATCGTAGTTTGTTAAATATTTATGATAAAAAAACTTATTTAGAAGCACTGGAGAATCCAGATGTAATACCAGTACAAATTGGCACTCTTGAAATAAATGATAAGGGAGAACGGGTCTTCAAACCAGTAGGATCATAGATTGATGTTGCTCCTTCGTTGACAGCTACGTAGCAGAACATAGCGAACATGAAGTCCGACTCCATGTGAGTATGGTTCACGATCGGCATGATTCAAACAATTAATAACATAGTGAAATAATAAAGTCGATTATTTCTTTTTCTTCTTCTGATAAACTATTGTAAAATATCGTAAAATCACGATATTTTGTTTCGATTTTTTTATAAATACGATTCGTAAATTTTTTCTTCTTCTTGGTTTTTTCAACTATTTTTTTTGAATATTCATTTGTCTTTGTTTTTGTTATATTATTTGTAGCAATATAAAATCTCAAAAATGAATTACGAAATTGTAATAATCTATTATTCGATGAAGACTTAGTATTATGAATGAATAATACTAAAATGATTAGTAAACACTTATAAAATGTGAAATATGATAGGAAAAACATTATTTATAACAGTTGTTTGTTATTATAAATAATTATGTTGTTAGTTTAATTCATTTTTATTTTTTTCATCAATAAAATTTTCAAATTTTTCGATAAGTATATTTAAATTATTTTTAAGTGTTGCGACCTCATTTTTTAACAAATTAAGCTCATTAAGCTCATTAAGCTGATTTGTCTCATTAAGCTGATTTGTCTCATTTATTATATTATTGTTTTCGTATATGCTGTTTGGGTCATAAAATACATCATTTGTTTTTTTAAGTTTACTTAAAATATTATCATTTTGTATATCATTGCTTCCATTCACATGATTATCTGCCCATGAAATATGTTTTTCACCACTTTTTTGCGCCGTAATATTTTTCTGATGATTTTTATTTATAATTTCAATATCATAATTTCGTTGCTCTTGTATTTTTTTTATTTCTAAATCAATTTCATATATAGGTTCATCTACCTTGTCACTAAAGTTTGGTGTAGGTGGTATTGATTTTTGTATACTGTTTGTAAATTCAGATTGCTTTATTGAAAGTTGTTTTTCAAATTGAGATACACGCTCATTTTTAATTTCTTCATACGTTATTAATTCTTTGATACTAGTATCATTTATAATATCATTGGTGGTGTCTTCGTATATCGTTATTTTTCTACTATTTTCTTTGATTTCAGGAATAGTTTTATTTGATTGTTTGAATAACCATGTCATAATTAACAAAATAAACTTTTTATTTAATTCTATTAAATTATTACAGTTGTTTTTCTCTATTTCATAAAAACTTTTTAAGTTTGATTCAAAAATAATACTCAACTCTTTATATTTATTTGGTGTATCAAAATATTGTTTAATTAACGGTTCTTCTAATAAAACTTCCCATAAAAGTTTTATATTTTCTATATTTAAAAAATATTGTATTGACATGTGATGTTTTATATTTATTGTTTTAATATATTTAATATTGTATCATAATAAATATATACTTATAACTATCTTCTATAAATTATCATTGAAATAAATTTTTCGAAATGACTCCATGTATTCATCTTTTAAAATATGTGTTTTTAAATAATGAGAAGTTAATTTATCTTCTAACATATGAATAATAAAAAATATACTATACATGCCACATTCAGTGTCACCATATTGATGTTCAACTGGATGGTTTTCATCAAATTCAAATTTTATTTTTGGATTCATTTGTTCCCCTTGATATTTTATTTTATCTACAAAATCCATTACTTCAACAGGAGCAGTATTTCCTACACTATCGAAAAAAAATATTTTGTGTGTTTTAATATTAATAAACATAGAAATCCAATGTTTACCTGGTTTATCATGAGTATCAGTATTAAAAATAATACCGATCTTTGTTTTTTTCTCATTTAATTGATCCTTTAAATTAAAATTACATAACTCTTCCCATACACATTTATTATTTATTTGTTTTTTTTCAAAATCAATTGGAGTCGGACCCATAAAATCAAAGCATTTATATGCTTTTTCATATTGTTTCATTACCTTTATAATATCAATGCTTGTCAACCATTCATTCGGGTTTTGTTTCCATTCGTTCGGAGATTCTGGAGCAAATGAATCTTTAAAATTTTCGGATAATTCACCAAAATCTAGGTTTTGTTTCAACCAACAAGATTCTTTATTACACACGTTACTTAAATATTTTGACAACAATTTATGGATTAATCTTGTGTCGTTCGTGTTTATTTTCGCATCAGGATGCCGATTATTCCATTTATCTCTCAAAATAATTAGTGATTTATCAGTATAACATGTAAATTTATTTACTTCTTTATTATCCTTGGGACTACAATTTACTTTTTCTAAAGATATGTCTTCATTTTTGACTTTATGATTACGATTATAGCGACTTTTTCTTTTACTAATTATTTTTGTATTAGATTTTTTTTTATTTGTTTTATGATTTCTATTGTGTTTTTTTTGATTTTTAGATACCATCTTTTTTTTTGTTGTCATCATAATTTATATTGATATTTTCTTTTTTTTGTATTCCTTTATTTCTTAATAACGGATCATCTAAATGTATTTCTCTAATTTTTGGTAAAATAAAGTCTTCCTCTTTTTTTATAGATTTAATTTTTACAAATTTATCTAAATTTGATTTTGCTTTTATTGTACGCATAAATAATTTATTATCATTTTCATTATTATGATTCATGTTTGTATCTGTTTCTAAAATACATTCGTTTATATGTATTCCTTCTTCGTCAAAAATAGTATAGTCTTCTTGAATGATATCGTTTTTATCAATCACTTTGAAATATTGAATACACGTTTTAACAAAAATATCAAACCCATTTTTAATATCAGGGTTAATTTCATTGTATTCACTATCTTTTTTCAATAACAACTCTCTTGTCAAATTTAAAATGCGTTTTCTATAAAATTTTTTGTCTTTTTTACTCACTTTATTGACTACAGGTTTGTGTTGCATTTTAATATAAACACCTTTGTTTACTAAACAATCTAAAGTTATTTGATGTATTAATTCTTCTGACATTTTACAATAATTGAATATATAAACTATTATAAAATATTATTTATTTTTTCATATGTTTACGCCTTTTGATAGTTTTACCTTTTTTATGTGATTTTCGTGATTTTCGTGATTTTCGTGATTTTCTTGATTTTCTGGGTTTTTTACTTTTTATTCGTTTACTTCTTCCACCTTTAATATCTTTGAAAACTTCTGAAAAGTCATAAGGACCAATAATACCTTCTTTGGAGTTATAACAATCTTTCGCTCCATTAGTTATTAATAGTTTTCTTAAATTTTCAAGATTAAAAGTTGGAGTAATATCTAAATAGTAATAATGAACTGGAAAATCAAGCCATTTTAATGGGCACCATTTGTATAGTTTATCAGCTTCATTTGGATCAGCACCTTCTTCTAATAACTTTGTAACAGCACCTATATCTCTTTTATTAATGGCGTTTATTAAAGGTGTAAAATTTTCAGTATTATTTAAAATTAAAAGCATTCTTTTTCGTTCTTCTTCATCTTCTGCTTCATCTTTTAATATTGAAGCACGCTCTCTTTCTGTCATTTCTTCATCATCACTGTCAACATAGTTATTATAACTCATGTTTTACTAAATATATATAAATATAATATATTATATTTAATTTACTTATTTTTAATCGATTCATACTAAATCTCTCACTTGTACTCTAGTAGGATTTGAAAAAATTTGCGACCCTACAATATTTGAATTAGGATTAGGATTAAAATGATCAAATGATTGTTTATTAAATAGCAAATCATGAGGTTGATATTGTTTATATTGTTGAGATTGATGAAACGAATAATTATACAAATCACTATTACTATTTGGAACATATACAGATTGACTACATTTTTGGAGAGCAAAAACTTGGTTTCTTAAATCTGATTCTGTATTTATGTTCGCAGCAAATCCAGACCATGGAGATTGCGTGTTACCAGGATTAAATACAGTGTGTGGATTAAATGTTGGCAAGTTTTCCATTTTGACATTTAATTCTTTTCTAGGGTCAACAATTGGTAAATAAGAATATTTTGTCATTACTGGTCTTACATTTATATAAGGTTGTAACATTTGAGAAGGAATGTTTCTATCATAAATTCTTTGATTCGTTTCATTATGTATTTCTGATACGCATGATGTCTTCATTGATGTTATATTTATTATATTTATATATTTTTATATTTTATATATTTATATTTCTTAATAATTACATCTTTGATAAATTTATAATTTTATGAATTTTGTTTCTAAATCAAATGTGTAAATATTATATAGCTATAAAGGTTTAGATAGTAATTATATATATTATATAGTAATTATATGTGTGGTATTTTCTGTATCTTAAACGGTGAACAAAATAATGTGGAAAGTTACAAAGAACAATTTTATAAAGGTGTTAATAGAGGCCCAGAAGATTCTAAATATATTATTTATCACAATGTGTTTTTAGGTTTTCATAGACTGGCTATTAATGGATTAGATTCAATCTCAAACCAGCCATTTAATATAGATAATGTTGTATTGATCTGTAATGGTGAAATTTACAATTATAATTATTTATATGAATTAATGAATATTCAACCTGTAACCAACTCTGATTGTGAAGTTATTATACATTTATATATCAGATATGGTATGGAACAAACTTTAAAGATGTTGGATGGTGTATTTTCATTTATTTTATATGATTTGAGGTTAAAAGATAATATGGAAAATTTCATATACATAGCAAGAGATCCATATGGAGTAAGACCTCTCTATTTATTAAAAAATAAAAATGCTGATATTTCCAGTATTACAGGGTTCGCTTCTGAATTAAAGTGTTTGAGTGAATTTGTAAAAAATACATCTTATGAGATTCAGCAATTCCAACCAGGGACATTTTCTAAATATTTTTTATCAAGTAAAGCATGTTCTAAATGGGAATTAATAACTGAAAATCAAGCTTATTTTATTCCGACATTTCCATATAACTGTAATTATTATATACCATTTAATTCTTCCAGTGATAGTATAAAAGAATATCAAAAAAATATTACTAATTATTTATGTGATGCTGTTAAAAAACGTTGTTTAAATACAGATCGTCCTATAGCATGCTTACTTTCTGGTGGATTGGATAGTAGTTTAATTACCGCATTAGTAAGTAATTTCTCTAAATTAGAGTTCGGGTTGGATAAGAAAATTGAAACATATAGTATTGGATTGGCTGATTCAGAGGATCTTAAACATGCTAAAATTGTTGCTGATTATTTGGGTACGAAACACACTGAAATAATTTTAACTGAAAAGGAAGTGTTTGAAATTTTACCAGAACTTATATACACTATTGAAAGTTATGATACAACTACTGTAAGAGCAAGTATTGGTAATTATTTATTAGGTAAATATATAAGTAATAACAGTGATGCTAAAGTGATATTTAATGGCGATGGTTCTGACGAATTATGTGGTGGATATTTATATATGTCAAAATGTCCAGATTGTATAGAATTTGATTGTGAAACGAGAAGATTACTAAAAGATATTCATTTGTTTGATGTATTGAGATCAGATAAATCAATATCTTCTAATGGGTTAGAACCAAGAACACCTTTTTTGGACAAAACATTTGTAAATTATTATTTGTCTATTCCACAAAAAATAAGGTTTGATACGAATAAAATTATTGAAAAATACTTGTTGAGGAATAGTTTTACTAGTGAAAATTTTAAAGATGTGTTTGATCGACAGATTTTACCAGGTGAAATATTATGGCGCCGTAAAGAAGCATTTAGTGACGGAGTTAGTAGTAAAGGTCGTTCATTATTTGTTATTTTACAAGAATTAATATCTATTAATTTAAATTACGAAAATTATTATAGTGACTGTGAAAATAGTAGTAATAATAATATATTCGCAAAATATAATCCTAATATAGAAACCGAAAAATTTTATTATAAACATATTTTTGATTGTCATTATCCAAATTGTGACAATATTGTACCCTATTTTTGGATGCCTAAATACACGAACGCGAATGATCCTAGCGCTAGAACATTAGAAATATATAATACTATTGATAATAGTGATAATAGTGATAATAGTGATAATAGTGATAATAGTGATAATAGTGATTACAACAATATTTTTTAACGTTTTTTACAGCTTTTACAGATTTTATTTCTTTTATTTTGAAAATTTTTCCGTGTATTATTTTTAGTTGATTTATTAAAAAAATCTTGTAAGTGAAATAGTATCCTTTTACTTACTATTTTATCAATTTCAAATTCTGTATCTGTTTTTTCAATTACCTGGAAATTATATAGTTTAATATTCTTGTTCATAAAATCAATCCATTGTTGCTCTTTGTTACTATTATCCATGAGTATGGGAATATTTTCTAAAAATTTTTTTCCAAGAGTACTATCTAAAAATCTTTTATACATTTCTTCAAAAGATAATTCATACATATACGGTTTTATATTAATATAATAAACATTGTTATTTGTCATTCCAGGAAAATAATTATCATCTAAAAAACAAATTTCAGCATCTAATGGCAATTTTGTACAACTAATAAAATCTTTATATGTTTTATCGTGTGTTGTTCTACATATTTCGACACGTTTCCCATTAATTTTAAATGCTGATATTATTTGATCAAATAGTTTATAATTCATTTTAGAATCGAAATAAGATATAATATGGTTTGACCATTTACGAGGACCTTGATTATTTGTATAAATCATTATTTTATTACAAAAATTACTGGTTTTTTTTTGTTTTAAATAATTTAGAATGTTTATTATATTTGGACGTAAAAATTCTGGATATAAATCTAACATATTATTAAAGTCATTTTGATTCAATTCTTCTTTATTATTTTTCAAAAGATACAAATTAAGACTATCCCAAAATATGCCTAATTCTACGAAATAACCTAATGTTTCATCTAAATCAAAAACCACGATTTTCATAGCAGATTGTAATATTATATAACCTTATTTTTTATAACTTTAAAAATATAATTATAATATTTGTATAGATTAATATAAATATTATACAAAATTTATGAGTCGTTCTAATTATAAAGCTAAAACTAAAAATAATTTATCCTACAAAGATTATATTAATATTTTAGAATATTACAATAAAAGTATACCTAAATCAAAAGAGTTACTAGTAAATGAAGCTGAAAAAATATTGTCCGACAAATTATGTAAATGTATTAAAATAATAAATAGCCCTAGTCAAATAAATAATGAAGCACGTGCAATTGGTATTTGTACTAAAACAATTTTTAATAAAAAGGGTTTACGACGCGGCAGTTTTCAATGTAAAACACCAAGATTTATCAAGTTTAATAAAACTAACAAATTTAATAAAACAATTAAAATGCGCAAAAAAATATAAAAATATAATTATATAAACTTACTTATATTTATATAATTATGAAACAATCAATTAAAATTTATGATATTATTATTATTGGATCAGGAATTGCTGGCTTATATTCAGCATATAAAATTAAAAAAATGTCCGATAAAATCAGTTTTTTAGTTTTAGAAAAATATAAAAAAAAATGGATCGGTGGAAGAATGAATAATGAAACTTTTCACGGGACACAAATTGTTACTGGTGCGGGTATTGGTAGAAAAGATACGAATCCATTATTAATAAAATTATTGCGTGAATTACATGTTCCTTTTGAGAAATCAATTTCTATCATGAATTATTCTAATTTATTACCGAATCATTATGAATTTGATGTTGTTAAAATTATCGATTTTTTGAAAACAGAATATAATAAAAATCCTGATAAATACAAACATTTGCCTTTCAAAGATTTTGGAATACTCATGTTGGGAGATCATAATTATAAGTTATTTACTATTTATGCTGGTTATACTGATTACGAAAATGCCGATATTTATGAAACTTTATATAATTATGGAATGGACGACAATAAGGGAGGATGGCCTATTTTATATATACCATGGAAAGAATTGGTAGAAAGACTATGTGAATATATTGATTATAAAAATATTAAAAATTCAAATAATGTTACTAGTATCACAAAAATTAATGATAGTGATCAACCATCTCTTTTTGAAATTAGAACAGAACAAAATATTGCTTATTATTGTAATAAGGTCATTTTAGCTACAACAATTTCTGGTATAAAAAAACTTATTCCTGGTGCTTTAAAACCACAAAGTGTTTATAATGAGATTCACTCACAACCATTTTTACGTTTATATGCTAAATTTGATAAAAAATCATCTGCTGTATTGGAAAAATATGTTTCTAATTATACTATTGTTCCTGGACCTTTACAAAAAATTATACCCATTAACTCAAAAAATGGTGTATACATGATTGCTTATAGTGATAATTTTAATGCTGAAATATTAAAAAATTATTTGAAGAATAATTATACTAATAGAAAATTTTACGAAAAATTGGTTGAACAAAGTTTGGGTATACCAGAAAAATCACTTAAAATAGAAGATTTGAAAGATTTTTATTGGCCAATAGGTACACATTATTATTCTCCATTACACGGACCTTATAAAAATCGTAGTGAATTTATTTACAAAGCACAGCATCCAATGGACGGTATTTTAGTTGTAGGGGAAGCAGTAAGTACATACCAAGGATGGGTAGAAGGTGCACTTGAAAGTGTTGAAGCTGTTGTGAATAAAAAATGGGTACAAACTATATGCTAAAATTTTATGAGTTTTACATTATTTTACATAATAAAAAAAAATGAATATTTTTGTTATGTAAAATTTCGAATAAAAAACTACTTACTAAAATTAACTATGAAAATCACTCGTATTGAAAATGATTCTTTATTTGTAGAATACGGAAATGACTTTATTATTTATTATGACGGCTCAAATTATAAAGGTGAAATTAAAGAAATTGAAAATAGTGATAATATTAGGCATGGATATGGCGTAATGATTTATTCAAATGATAAAAGTTCATATATTGGGTGTTATAAAGATAATGTAAAACATGGATATGGGAAATATATTTATGATAATGGTGATATTTACGAAGGTGAATTTGTAAATGGTCTTCGTTGTGGGAAAGGAAAATTTATTTCCCATAACGGATATATTGTTTATGATGGGGAATGGCAAGATGATATCAAAAAAGGATATGGAAAATATAACTTTGAAAATGGTGATACATACGAAGGTGAATTTGTAAATGATGTTCGTTGTGGGAAAGGAAAATTTAATTCCTATAACGGATATGTTGTTTATGATGGAGAATGGAAGGATGATGTAAGACATGGATTTGGTAGGTGTTCATATAAAGAAGAGATTTTTCATAATGGTGATAATGTAGAATTTTACGAAGAAGAATATGAAGGAAATTGGATAAATGGAAATAAAGAAGGAAAAGGTGAAATAAAAATTAAAGGTTTATGGCAAGATGATGTACCTATATCAAGCATTGAAATAGAAAAATCTAGAAACATAGAAAAATATATTAGTAAAAAAGTCAGCCAATATATTAATAATTATTTTGAAAATAAGTGTGATCAGGCTTATTATAATATGTTTCCACCAGATGAAAAATATTATTTTTATTAGACCAACATGTGTAATTTTTGACATTTGTTTTATTTGATTTTATGTTTCTAGAAAAATAAATAATATCCGTGATACCCAATTGTAGCAAAAGCTAACATGAATATAAATTCATAAATATATCTTGGTGTATCTATTTTTTTGTAACCAGTGTAAATAAGCAATGGTGCTACAATTAAAACATGGAATAAATTTACCCACGCATTTTTACCAATCAGTATTTTAGTAGCACCTTTGTATCCGTGATAAAATAATATAAGTAATCCTATAGCTAAAATTACATTATACATGATTGTAGGCATGTTTTTTTGCTTTATACCAATATATAAAAATAACCCTCCGACGATTATAATATGAAATAAGTGTACAATAACAATATTCATTTTCAAGTGTTTTATATAAAATATAATAATATAATAATATAAATATATTATAGAAAAATGAAGGAAAAATTTTTTTATGAAAATATAGAAGTTACTAAAAGAGGTGGTAAAAAGATAGTGCGTAAAGTAAGCATAAAAAATAACAAAGCTGTTAAAAGTGTAACAAAGTATCATCGTGGGAGACATTTGGGTACAGTAAAAAAAACAATAGACAAAACACACATTGAAATGATACGTATAGGTAAATTTGTTAAAGGTTTATTTAATGACTGTAATTGTGTGAATAACAAAAAAACACGAAAAAATAAAAAATAACTATTTGGATAAATGGTCTAAAGCATAGAGCAATACCTGTTCCTGATCTGTTAATTTTTGAAATACTAGATTTTCGTCTAATTTAATTTGAAAATGTTTGTTGGAATAACCGTAATTTTTACAAATTACATAAACCCCGTCTTCTTTAATTTTAATATCACAAAATAATGCGCCCTTTATAAGACGAATGCTAGATGGATTTGGATCACTTATTGGGATCCATCTTATGTAAGTGCCATATTTCAAATCACTTAGCTCATCGACATATTTGTATCCTTTTAGTTTTTTCATGATTTCTAATGACTTTGAACGTTCTAATTGAAGTTCATTAATAATTTTTAGATTCATTTCTATTAGTTTTTTTGTTGTAAAATTGAATAGATTTTCATTAGTTTCATCATCCAAAGCTTTGTATAATTTAGTGACATCCATATATTTTTATTATTATTGTATATAAAAATATATCTTTATTATATTTTAGTTTTACCATGATGAACCAAATGAACCAGCCAACACTGAATTTGCTGCCATAGGTTCATAAAACCCTTCCATACCACCAGGAGTAGCCGCATTAATCAAAGGTGTGTTGTCTTTTTGATACATGTCATTATAATTTGGTATTTGTTGGGTAGGTGCATTCATATTAGCAGTAGGCAATTGGCTAATAGATGTCGAACCACCATACAAAGATTGATTTATCGCATTTTGATTCATATTCATATTATTGTTTTCGATTTGTTGAGGTTGCATCTGTGGCATAGATGGTTGATTTGTACGGGTATTTCCTTGTTTTCCACTACCATTAGTTAGTTGTTTTGTTTTACCATCCCACAATTCAATCACGCGATCTACCAAAATACTAACCTTCTCTCCTAATTTAGTTTGTAAACTTAAAGTAATCATTAAAACAGATAAAATAATATAATTAACTCTAATTTCAGGATATTCCATACCACTATATGTAGGAACGTATACAATTACACGATGTATCATGAATAATCCTAAAAACATTACAATAATTTGTATTACAATTTCTGCTAAAATTTCTAAACTACCCTTTTTTTCATCCGCTTCAGGAACATATTTTGCCATAAATTTATTTAATATAACAACTGGTATAATAGCTAATAAAGAATATTGAATAATATTTAATACATCAGATTTAGAATCATTGTCAAAATTAAAAACATGCTTAAAGAATCCTTTTTTTGAATTATCTGAACTTTCCATATGATTTATAAAAAGAAAAGAAAAGAATTAAATAATTATTTAAAAATCTATAAAAAGTAATTAAAGTTATTTTCATAAATAAATAAATAGATTATGAGTGAACATGAAGAATATAAAAGTAATTTTATATTGAGGGATATTGAACATATTGAACATATTGAACATATTGAACATAATACAAAGTTACATGAAGAGTATCAATATTTAGAACTAATTAAAAATGTCCTAGAAGATGGATTTATAGAAAAAGGAAGAAATGGTACTACCAAAAGTGTTTTTGGTAGATCTATGCGTTTTTCACTTAAAAACGGTAAAATCCCTTTACTAACAACGAAAAAAATGGCATGGAAAACATGTCTAAAAGAGCTTTTGTGGTTCACTCGTGGTGAAACAGATAATAAAATTCTACAAAAAAATGGCGTTCATATTTGGGACGGTAATTCTTCTAAAGATTTTATGAAAAATATCGGGTTAGGGGATTATCCAGATGGTATTTTAGGGCCTATATATGGTTTTCAGTGGCGTCATTTTAATGCGCCATATAATGTAAATAATGGGGATATTTTGGATGAAAATAAACCTGGAATAGATCAATTACAATTTATTATTGAACAATTACAGAATCCAGAAACTAGAAATAGTCGCAGACATATTATGACATCATGGAACCCATGTCAAATAAATAAAATGGCATTGCCACCATGTCATATTTTGTGTCAATTTAATGTTTGTGACGGAAATAAATTATCATGTGCTATGTACCAACGAAGTGCTGATTTGTTATTAGGGATTCCTTTCAATATAGCATCCTACTGTTTTCTTACACATTTAATTGCACATCATTGTAATTTAGAAGCATTTGAGTTTATCCATTTTATGGGTAATGTTCATATTTATGAAGACCATTTTGAATCGGCTAAATTACAACTAACTAAAAACCCTTTGGGGTTTCCTACTATTAAAATAGTTAATAAGAGAGAAAAAATTGATGAATATGAAATTTCCGATTTTCAAATTTCCGATTATACAAGTCATGAAATGATAAAAATGAAAATGGTTGCTTGAAATTACATAAACTAAATATTTGGTTAAAAGTGTAATAATGCGTTAAGTAATTTAAAAACAAAGTGTTTATTTATTATAAAATGAGTAGTTCTAGATCAATTGCTGCTGCTAGACAAAGAAGAGCAGGAGAACAGTCTAATAATAATTCAAATACCGGGCGTCCAGTTACATCAATTTCATCTCAAGCTGTTTTTGCACAGCAACAACAGCAAACTTTAGGTAATGTTAGATACAACAATAATATACAACAACAACAATACCAAACATCTGGCGGTGGACAAAAACAAAAGATAGGAAATAATGTAAATGTTGAACAAGGACAACAACAAACCAAAATTAGTGTGCCAAATGCGATTGCGTTAATAACATTGCGTTTAGGAAGAGTGGAACAATTTATACAAGAAGCAATGACTGACGGAGCTTTTGATGTAAATAATCAATCGAATGGTTTTAATAGCAATATGAAAATGGTTTCGGATGAAGTATTTGAAAATATTGTAAATAGATTAAATAGTGTAGAAAATAACGATGGTGCTATTTTGAACAGTTTTAATGAACATCTAGCTAAATTTGATAAAGAAATTAAAGATATGAAGGATTCAATTAACACTTTAAATAGTAAGATTTCATCATTTATGAACGAAACAAATGAAAAATTTTTGGACTTTGAAGCTGCTTTAGTTGAAATTGAAAATAATAATAATTGTGTTGAAGAAGTTATAGATAATTTAGAAAATGATCATGTAAATATTGTAGATAATTTGACCAATGGTATAAACGTAGATAATTTGGAAAATAATACAATTGTAGATGATAGTGTAGAAAATATAGAGGAAACTAACTAATTGTTGTAGGAACAACAGTATTATAAATGCGAAAAAGGAGTAAAATAAATATTACAATTGTATAATATAATGGAATATAAAGCAATAGCAATATCAAATACTCTGACGACAATGGAAGAATTATTAAAAAAATTTTGTCACATTGAAAATAATAATGAGATTATGATAAATCATGATTATTTAAAAAAAATAAAACAATACACAAGTGAAACCACTATTTTAAACTATATGATATTCATAATTGATAGTGTATTAAATAAACATACCACTTTTATTGCTAATGTATATATAGATAATTTAACATTATTAGATATTGATAAAAATAAATATTTTATTCAAAATATGTGCAATATTTTGAAAGAAAAGTTTCCTGATAAATTAGAAATATGTTATGTTCATAATACTCCTTATCTATTTGCGCAATTGTATAGTTTATTGAAAGTGTGGGTAGATAAAAAAACATTAGCGAAAATAAAGTTGAGGAATTAGCCTTCGCTAATTCTATTAATATATTTTTCCCGTAAAGCTTTAGCTCTAGGATGTTCTTCTGGTTCCAATCTTTCCTTAGATTTAAATATAAATATATAATACAAAGTCAATATTGCAAATATTACAATGAAAACTATACAAATTGATCGAGTTATTGTTGTATATTGTTCGGCATCTAACTTTATTTTGGAAAAATATATGATTAATACTGAACATGTAAAAGTTATAGTTCCTAATATAAAAAATACTATTTTAATAGACATAGTTGTTGTTGTTTCCATACAATCTAGAGATAACGTAAGTAAATCAAAAATACTAAGTAAAATTCCAAAAACGTAAAACATTATAAGATATGTGTCATCTAAAACTTGTGATGTGTAAATATAACATAAACAAGCAATTAAAATTATTATGCTAGGAAATAAAAAAAATAAATAAATAAATAATATATCTTTCGTATCTAATACTACTGATGATTCACTGTGAAATGGGTTTCGTATAAAGTTTCCTCTTGATAGCCCACCACTTATTACTCTACCAGTTTTTTCATCTTTAAATGTAATATTGGTGAATTCTTCAAGTAAACTACCACTACGCGTTGGTATATATGCACGGTTTTCAATACGGTCTCCAAGACGGGTTTTAACAAGGACATCAAGATAATACACAGCTTCACTCATTTATATATATATATATATTAAAATATAATTTTTCGTTTTTTTAGTTAAAAACTATTTTCATTACATAGTAAATGAAAATAATTATTGGTTTTTTGATTTTTTGTATAGTATTATTTATTTATTTACATATCCAATTTCATATTAAAAAAAGTAATGATTTAGAGGTTTACGAAATAGCAGAAGTTTCAAAAGAAAAATTAGAAGAAATTTGTGATTTACGACAACCTGTTATTTTTGATTTTGAAAATACAAATATTATAAATACAACCAATAAAAAACATATTGTAGAAAATTACAATGCTTTTGAAATTAAAATTAGAAATGTAAAAGAAAATGACGCGAATAACGATTTATATTTACCACTACTTTTACGTGCTTCGGAAAAATTATTTGATGAAGATAAAAATGCTTCGTATTATTCAGAAAATAATACAGAATTTTTAAAAGAAAGTGGTGCTATTAAAAATTTCACATATAATGACCAATATTTACGTCCCTATATGGTTTCTAATATGAATTATGATTTATTATTAGGAAGTGATAATACATGTACACCATTTAGATATGAATTGAATTATAGAAATTACTTATTGTGTTCAGAAGGATCTGTAACGATTAAATTAGCTCCACCACAAAGTCTGAAATATTTATATCCTTGTAATGATTATGAAAATTATGAGTTTAGATCTTTGGTTGATCCTTGGTGTGTCCAACAAAAATATGTTACTGATTTTGAAAAGGTGAAAAGTATTGATGTAGTTTTGGAAAAGGGGAAAACTATTTTTATACCCGCGTTTTGGTGGTATAGTATTAAATTTACAAAAGATAGTATTTTGTCCAGTTTTAAATATAGAACTTATATGAATAATTTAGCAATAACACCTTATATTGGAATGCATATTCTTCAAATGACAAATATACGTAAGAAAATTTCTAAGAAGAAACAAAATAATGATCATGATAAAAATGATAAAAATATGACACTTGATATAAAAAGCTAAAATAGTATAGTATAATAACTATATTATAATATTTTATTATATTATTATATTATTATCCTATATTATGGGTTCATTGGAACCAGAAATAGCTGATGTATTACAAGATGTTTTTACCAAGGCACAAATTATAGTGACGCAATTTGCAACCCGCATATCAGAATCAGGTAAAATAGAAAAATTGGAAGAAGCTATTGAAACTCGAATTTCAAATGGTGAAAATCCATCAATAATTCATTTTCTTATAGAAGATGATAATATAACTCAAACTGGAATGTCATTTATTGGATTTTACATATTATTATTATGTAATTTAAGCATGACTATAGCTGTTATAATTTGTTCTTATAAAAATAGTCCTCAAGGAAAGTTGTATACTATATTTTTTTATTTGAGTATCATATTTAATATCCTAACTATAATAATCACTTGCGTAAAAATAGTAGAATATAAAAACCTTGTAATAACTCATCAAGTGTCTTATGAGATTTGTAAAATATTTTTGTTATGGTTGGTTAATATTATTTTAACCTTAGTTACATTGGTTTATTCTATAATAAATATATGGAATACATGGGTAAAAACAGGAAAACATAAAATGTTTTTGATTTATGGAGTTATTTTGGTTGGTGTTTTAGAACTATTTTTAATAAGCTTATTTGATGAATTATATAACGTTTTACCTGATGAAGAACCTGGTCTACTAAGAGAAAGCATTTCGCAAAGAATTGATAAAGGTGGTGGGTTGGGTACAGAAATACGTAATACAATAAGCGGTAGATATAGTCATATAAGTGTATAATAAATGTAGTGTAAAAATAAATTTATATATATATATATAATGAGTTTTATAGAGAGAGGTTCCGGTAATTTATATACAATCGCAGAAAATGTTGAATTTTTACAAGATGGTAATAGAATAACAGAAACTGAATAATTATTTGCTACATTACAAAACAATAATATAATATTTGTAAATAATGCCACTTCTTTCTCTAAAATGAATTTTATGTGGTGGCAGTATTGGTAAAAGGAATACAACCAATAAACGCAATAGAAAGAGTACCTAATAATGTGCTAGAACGCATATCTAAAAATTAATACGTGAAAAATGTGTAATTAACAATTTATTATTTTATTATTTTCGATAATAATAATATGAGCAATATACCAAATCCTGAATGGGGAATTATTGAAAAAATAGATGATAAAGATATACAAAGTGATAGAAAACAGCTAAACATAGTAAGTGTCTTTATTTTAACAATAATAAATATATGTATAACAATATCCATAATACTTTGTAATGTAAAAAAAATAGTATATAATAATCTTTACGTTTTATTTTTTATTGTAACTATTTTAGACAATATAGTAACATGGTTATTGATTTCATATAAAATTGCTTACGTTCAAATTGAAATAGAGAGAGGCGATACACTATTTACAAAAAATATTATAATATTGATATTGCTATTTATATTAAATAATATTTTATTAGGAATTACGATATACTTTTGTATAATTCATATATTCATAAATATACCAAAAAACACTTTATATAAGTCACTGACAATTTTTATTATTATTTTTTGTTTTATTTTTCGTTTTATTTTAGTATTGATTTTAAATGAGGTTAGTAGCAGGATGGATCTACGATCTAATGAAAATGATCGTCGTTCTTATGAAGAAACGCATACTCCGGGGGAATTTATTGATGTAGTACGAGACGCTGGAAAAGTAAAAAATAGGACACTATCAGAATACATTGACAACATTATAGTAGAATTCATTCCAGATCATGAATAAATGTAATAGTTTTTACTAAAAATTTAATTTATCAAAAGTTTTATTATTATAACAAGTAATTTTCTCTATAGTACTTCTACAAGACGGACAATTTTTATGTTTCGTTTTTACTAATTGAATTGTACAATCTAAACAGAAATTATGATTACATATAAAAGAAGTACCATTTTTTAGATGATATGGATTGTAACAAATAGCACATTCATTTTCATCAGTTGTTTCTTCATATGAATCATCATCATTTAAAATAATATTAAATTTATGATTATCTTGATTATCTTGATTATAATGAAAATTATTTTGATTACTATTATTTTCATTATCTAAATCATAATAAATTACATAATTTAATAATACATTGTTTAAATAATCACTGATCCGTAATGTTGTTTCTTGATCGAAAAGTATAAACTCATCATTATTAAATAAATAATTATAATTCATATCAAATAATTGAACAATTATTTTATTAATACTAGTTGTTAATAAAGATCTAATTCTAGAATTACAATATCTACAAGCATATGCTTTTAATAATTTTCTATTCTCAACAGATATTGAACAAAACTCATATAAAAAGCGTTCCACATTTTCTATTGTTAATAATACATTTAAAATATAATTACTGCTACTATTACTAGTGTTGTTATTTTTATAATAAATCAAATAATTATGAAAATTTGTTAAAGCATGATCATTACATGTTGAAATATTGTGTCCTTGATGATTACAGAAAGAGCATTTACGCGCACGCGGACTTTTATTACTGTTGTTAATAGTACAATCTTGTATTATTGTATAATTATTCATTTGTAAATTATTTGTTTCCATAGTTATTTGTTAGTAATTATTATAAATGATTATTATTATCATTCAATTTTTTATAAATTATAAAAATAATAGTTAAAGGTTTGTTATTATATTATAATAATGACTATTTATAAAATCATAATAGAGGATCGCAATTATTCTAATTGGAAAATATACGATTCTAATAATTTTGAAAAAAAAGAAATACATATTGATCCAATAGAAAATAAATTATTTTCAAATGATGTATTTACATTTGAAAAAAATAAAGTTAATATAATACATTCTTCTGTGAAAAAATCCACAGCTATACCAGGTGTTTTGATCATATCAAACAATAAAACATATGGTCGAAAAAATGGAAAATTATTATACAAATGTATTCCAGATGATACTAAAATACCATCCTTCTTAGTACCTTATGAAATTAAAAAAATTGGATTTTCAAAAGTATTTATTAATTTATATGTAACATTTATTTTCAATGATTGGAACGATAAACACCCACATGGTATTTTAACTAATGTCATTGGTCAAGTCGATATTTTAGATTGTTTTTATGAATATCAACTTTATTGTAAAAGTTTGAATATATCTTTACAAAAATTTCAAAAAGCTACATCAAAACTAATTCATAACAATTCGAATGATATATTCATTGAAAATATTAAAAATAAATATACTACAATAGAAGATAGAACAGATAAAACCAAATGGCGAATTTTTTCAATTGATCCTAAAGATTGTTTGGATTTTGATGATGCGTTTAGTATACAAACTATAAATGATGATAATAGTGATTCAATATCTCATCAAATAAGTATATATATATCAAATGTAACGATCTGGATAGATGCTCTTAACTTATGGGACTCTTTCTCGAGGCGCGTTTCTACTATTTATTTACCGGATAAAAGGCGTCCGATGTTGCCAACCATTTTATCCGAGGGTTTATGTAGTTTACAGGAAAACGTCACTAGAATCGCTTTTGTAATGGATATTTTTGTAAAAAATAATGAGATAATAGATATTCAATTTTCTAATTGTTTTATCAAGTTGTATAAGAATTATGTTTATGAGGAGAATAAGCTTTTAATGGATAATAATTATCAAAAATTATTGGAAGTTACACAAAATTTATCCAAAAAATTTAAATATATATCAACTATTAAAGATAGTCATGATGTGGTTACGTATTTGATGATATTAATGAATTATAAATGTGCTTTAACAATGATAGAATATAATACTGGTATTTTTCGCTCAACAATAACAAAAGACAACGTTATAGCCCCTAAAAATGTTCCTGAAGATGTGGTCAATTTTATTAAAATATGGCATAGTACAGCAGGACAATATATAGACGGCTCGCAATTAGTAAATGAAGAGTCGACGAAACATGGTATTCTTGACATGGAAGCATATATACATATTACGAGTCCAATAAGACGTTTGGTCGATTTACTAAATATGATTCAATTTCAGAAAGTATTGAATTTGATCAATTTTTCATCTGAAAATGTCTATAAATTTTATGATAGTTGGTTGAATGACTTGGATTATATCAACATAACAATGAGATCAATACGAAAAATACAAACAGATTGTTCATTATTGGATTTATGTAGTAATAACCCTAATATTATGGAACAAAAATACAATGGATATGTTTTTGATAAAATTGTTCGAAATGACGGTTTATACCAATACATCATTTTTTTACCAGATTTAAAAATGAATTCTCGAATTACGATTCGCGAAAATATTGAAAATTATGAAAAGAGAAAATTCCAATTATTTTTATTTCATGATGAGGAGAAATTCAAAAAGAAAATACGATTACAGTTGATAGATAATTATTAGATGATTCTTTATTATTTACAATAGACATGATTTGTCAATACCAACCACCTTGGCTATTTTCTTAATAATTTTAGTATTTTTATTATAATCATCATCTCCTTTACCTCCCATGGATTCATAGACTATTTTATTGTATTGATCATTTTTCTTGGAGTCATAATCCTGACAATCAGGGTATTTCTCTCTAAATTCCTTGAACATACAAATATTTTTATGAGCTATCATACGAATGGCTTTTCTCAATTTCTTATTATTTTCATCTTCTTTTTCCCATATATCTTCATCCTTAACATACATGACTTCCCTTTTTTGATCAGCACAATGAACTGGTCGTTTGTTCACATCAAGTGCTTGTAAATTCTTAATGATTATATTGGATATACCTTCAATATAACCAACCTTACCTACATTCTCCAAGTCGGATACTTGTAATTTAACTGATTCTATAAAATCACTAATATTCATAGCATCTTTACATGTTTCATTCAAAAATACTTGTAAATTAAATGTTTTATTATTTGAATTGGTTATAGTATTATTGATTATAGATGTTTGTTTTGACATTTCAATAAGTGATTGTTGAAGTTCCTTATTTTGTTTAAGTAATACCAAAACCAACTCTTTTGCGGGTACATCATTTTCTAGTTTTTCTATATTGTTTTCGACGTCATTTATACAAATACATTTTTTTTTATGATTGAATAAGCTTTGTCGATGTTTATATACATTACCACATTCGCAAGCAAAATTATTTGTTGAATTATTGGGGATTTTGAGGGATTTTTGTAAGTCAGTTGTAAGTATTTTATGTTTTTGGGTTAATATATGTTTAGCATAATCTTTTTTATTAGACGTATAATAGTGACAAATATCACAATTAAATTTTAAGGGATTTTTGGGGATAAATTTGTAAGTCATTTTGTAAGTATAATATACTTACATAAAAAATCCCCTAAATTTTACTTTGGAAAAAACAAAAATTTATCGTAACAAACCAAAAAATATTTTTTAAGTGACCAGACGTTAAATTTCAATTATGGTCTCAACACTTATATTTTTACAAAGTCAATCGACCCTTTTCAAAAATGGACAAAAATAAATGTCCAAAATCGAAAATCCAAAATACTTTTTGGAACACTTTTTTGCAATAATTTAATAAAGACTGAGAATATTAGAATTATAGTATATTTCTTTGAAAACGGCATGATTGTCCGTAACAACAAATTGTATGTTATTGACAAACAAACGGTAAGACGCGTGTAAACTCCTAAGAATTATGATAGTTAGATGACAAAATATATGTATTTATTTATTCCTTTTCAATACCAACAACCTTAGCAATTTTCTTGATGATTTTGGTGTTTTTATCATATTCATCATCACCTTTACCTCCCATGGATTCATAGACTATTTTATTGTATTGATCATTTTTCTTGGAGTCATAATCTTCACAATCTGGGTATTTCTCTCGAAAAGCTTTAAACATACAAATATTTTTATGAGCTATCATACGAATTGCTTTCCGTATTTTTTGATTTGTTTCATCTTCTTTCTCCCAAATATTTTCATCTTTTACATACATGACTTCCCTTTTTTGATCAGCACAATGAACAGGTCTTTTTTTGATATCAAGTGCGTTAAGGTTTTTAATGATTATATTGGATATACCTTCAATATAACCAACCTTACCTACATTCTCTAAATCGGATACTTGTAATTTGACTGATTCCACAAAATCACTAATATTCATAGCATCTTTACACGTTTCATTCAAAAATACCTGTAAATTAAACGTCTTATTATGTGAATTTGTATTGAAAATATTATTGGTTTGACTATTTTTGGAAAGCTCAACTATAGTTTTATTTTGTTCAATAATAGTTTGTTGAAATTCGTTATTTTGTTTGATGAGGGAGAAAATCAAATCTGGTGTTATTTCAAGTAAATTATTTGAATTATTGGATTCTACTTTTGTAATGTTTTCATTATTTTCAAAATTACATTTTTTCTTGTGTTTCCATAAACCAGAGTTATCATTATATTCTTTGTCACAAAATTGACATGAATATTTTTTAATTTGCTTGTTTTTGCTGGAAATTGATTGACAAAGATTGCCATTTGATTGATTTTTATGTTTTGATGTTAAAATATGTTCATTATAGTTGCTTTTGCGAGACGTACTATAGTCACAAATATTACAGTAAAATTTTGGTGCTGGATTTGCTGGAAAAATATTGCCTAAAGTTGCCATATAATAGAAAATAAAAAAAAATTATAATTGCAACAAAAAAATTTTATCGTAACAAAATCAAAATTAATTTTTTTGCGCCCTCACATTAAAATTGAATTTCAGTCACAAATTACGTTTTTTTCCAAAGTCAATCGACCTTTTTCAAAAATGGACAAAAATAAATGTCCAAAATCGAAAATCCAAAATACTTTTTGGGGGACTTTTTTGCAATAATTTAATAAAGACTGAGAATATTTAATTTTTAACAAATATTAATTAATATAACACGAATTTCAATAAGCTAAAAGTGTTATATTAATAAAATGAAACGATAATATTTTATATATTTAGAGTCTTTTGGTTCTCGATAACTTCTTACCACCGTACTTACTATTGGTTGATGATTTTCTAGATAATGACTTTGAACTTCTATTAGAACTTCTATTAGAACTTCTATTTGAAGAACTAGTAATTCTATTGATTCTATTTGAAGAACTAGGTTTTTTAAATGTAGAATTATGAAAACGTTTCTTAGCTTTTCTATAATCATCTCCCATAAATGATATATTAGGAGTACTATCATGTGGTTCCGCTTTTTTCTCACTTATAAAATCATTTAATTCATGTATATTTTTATTTTTATTATTTATATCATGTTCTGTAGGTTCAATTACTTCCATAAATTTAAAACCTCTTCTGTTATTAAAACCAAATGGTACTCCGGCTTGGTTAAATGGATTAACTAAATAGTTTACGTTAGTAAATTCATTCCAATCACCATTTTTTTTGATAAAAATACCCTTATAAACTGTGATTGAATTTTCTGATCTATTTGATGTGTTTTGTATATAATATTTTTTTCCTTCTTGTAAACGTTGTTTATTTACTTCTTTTTTTGGCAATTCTTTAAATTCTGCAAATGAAATTGTCATAATTTATATTATATGTATATATTTTTTTAGATAAATATAATTAAAAATATTCGGAAAAATGTACGCGTTTAATATGAACCAGGGGATGATCGATATGACCTAGATGATGTATATGATCTAGAACTTGACGATGGTCTATAGGATGATCGTGTTGAACGTGTTTTTTTTGATGATCTTGATGATGATTTTGATGTGTGTTTTCTGGATGATCTTGATGATGACAATGATGAATTTGTTTTTGACCTATTATTAAATTTATCTCGCACTTTTCTATAATTTTTACCAAAAAATGATATATTCGGAGTACTATCATGTGGTTCCACTTTTTTCGTGCGTATAAACTCATCTAACTCTTTCATTGTAATTTTTTTATTTTTTATATCTGATTTTGTAGGTATTGGGTCTAATACTTCATAATATTTTTCTACATTACCAAATATTTCTCTTGGTTCATTACGATAATTTGAAGGTTTTACTAAATATCTAACATCTTCAAATCTATAATTGTATAAAACTGAATTTTCATTAAGGTACATGACTGGTTTTACATATCTTCCAATATACACTGGATTTGTTTTATTTCTTATATCACGTATATAATATAATTTACCTACTTCTAGTGATCTACCTGATATAGAACCTTTTTTGGGCAATTTTTCAAATTGAGCAAGCGTTATTTCTTTCATGATTTATATTATATATTGGTATTTTAATGTTTTCAACCCAATATATAATAAATGAGTTAAATAACTTAAAGAAAAAATCGAATGTAGTAAGGAATATAATATGCTTATATATTATGAAATTTGTATATTATTTAGCAGCAATTGGTGAATGTGGAGCTAATGGTAGTTTACATGAAAAGCTAAAAATTTTAGATCATAATTTGAATTATCTATATAACAACCTGAAGATGAAATTTGATATAGTAATCAATTGTTTTAATTCTTATAATATTATTTATGATTTTGTAAAGAAATATCATTTTATCGATGAAATTATAAGTAGAAATAATGAAGGTGGGCATTTAGTTGAATTATGGATGTTGAACCCACCCAATATATATTTTTCGAAGTATGATTACATTTTATTCATATTAGATGATGTTGAAATAAATAATATTGATATTTATGATTTAATAAGAGTAAAACAAAAATATCGTATTGAATTATTATCACCGAAAGTAGTAAATAGTACACATGATTTTATGTCTAAATATGACAATTGTTTAACGATAAATAATTGTGTAGAAGTTTATTGTTTACTAATGAATTATAATAATTTTATAAAATATTTATCAATGAATACAATTGAGAACAAATATATTTGGGGAGTTGATTTTTTATTTGGTCATTATAAAATAAAAGTAGGTGTTTACAATAAACACGTTGTAAACCATAAAATGAAAATAATCCATGACAATGATCATATTCCATACAATGCTGCTAATAAATATCTTAATTCTAATGGAATAAATATGCCCATAGATCAATATATATCTTCTATACCCCATGTTATTGATGTCATACATAATCCATAAGTCATACTATTTCGCAAATATTACTTATGAAATGGGTTTAAAAATAAAACCAGTAATATAATTAATACCATGGTAAAGGTTTGTAGTATTACATCCTATTCTAAAGAAAATGAAATAAAGTACCAATCTTATTTTGAAAAGTATGATTATCCATTACATATTTTTCAAAAATACGCAATAGAAGCAATTGTTGAAGGTCATCATGTTTTAGTAACCGCTCCAACTGGAAGTGGCAAGACTTTACCAGGAGATTTTTCCATTGACTACTTTCATTCGAAAGGTAAAAAAGTTATTTATACGACACCTATAAAAGCGTTGAGTAATCAGAAGTTTTATGATTTTACAAATAAATATACTAATATAAGTATTGGACTCATTACAGGTGACATAAAAACCAATCCTGATGCGGATATTCTTATAATGACAACTGAAATATTATTGAACAAATTATTTCAAATTAAATCCAAAAATAGTGAATTAAAATCAAGTATTTCTTTTGAAATGGACATTGAAAATGAATTAGGATGTGTTGTTTTTGATGAAATACACATGATAAATGATCAGTCAAGAGGGCATGTTTGGGAACAATGTATAATGTTATTACCCAAACAGATTCAAATGATTGGATTATCAGCAACTTTAGATAATCCAGAAAAATTTGCGCTTTGGCTTGAAAATAAAGGGGATATTTCAAACCATCAAGACAAAATTGTTTATTTAGCATCAAAAAAAGATAGAGCAGTTCCATTGACACATTTTGGATTTATTACGACTATAAGTAGTATTTTTAAAATAATTAAAGATAAAGCGACTCAAGAAGAAATAAAATCACTTACAAATAAACCTCTTATTATTCAAGATGCGAAAGGTAATTTTGATGAACAACAATATTTTAAAATGAATAAAGTATTAAAATTAATGGAAAAACATGATGTACGTGTTAAACGACAATATGTGTTGAATCAAGTAAGTAAATATTTAGTTGAAAATGAAATGCTGCCAGCATTGTGTTACGTATTTTCAAGAAAACAGTTAGAAATTTGTGCTAATGAAGTTACAACAAATCTACTAGAGTTTGATAGCAAGACTCCCTATATTATTGATCGCGAATGTGAGTATATTATACGAAAATTACCAAATTATCAAGAGTATTTGAATCTTCCTGAATATATTAATATGGTTACGTTATTACGAAAAGGCATAGCAATTCATCATAGTGGTGTAACTCCTGTATTAAGAGAAATGGTAGAAATCCTTTTTTCGAAGGGCTTTATTAAAATATTATTTTGTACTGAAACAATGAGTGTTGGAATTAATATGCCTGTAAAAACAACTATTTTTACAGATATTAATAAATTTGATGGTGATAATAATAGATTGTTATACTCACATGAATATACGCAAGCAGCTGGTAGAGCAGGTCGTTTGGGTTTAGACAGCGTTGGTAATGTAATTCATTTAAATAATTTGTTTAGAAATCAAGATACGTTGACTAGTTATAAAAATATGATGAGTGGAAATCCACCTTCTCTAAAATCAAAATTCAAAATTTCATTCAATCTTCTTTTGAATTTAATAGAAATAGGTGATAATAATTTTGTTAATTTTGCTAGAAAAAGTATGGTTAAAGACGATTTAGATAATGAATTAAAAGAAATTTATTACAATATTTCTAATCAACAAATAGTATTAGATAATTTGGAGAATACGTTCAAAAACCTGAGGACTCCTATATCAGTTATAAATGAATACTTGGAATTAATTAAAAATAAAGAGTCGTGTGTTAATAAAAAACGCAAGGAAATCGAACGACGAATTGAAACTATAAAAGATAGTTATGTAAATATTGAATTTGATAAAACTACGATAGAGAAATATAATAATAGATTAAAATTAATAGATGAATTACAGGAAGATTATAATTATATTGATAAATTCATTGATAATAATGTTGAAAAAATAATTGGTTTACTTTATGAAAATGGTTTTATACAAAAAGAACAATGTGAAATTCCAGAGTTGTCTTTAAAGGGTAAAATAGCAAGTTGCTTAAAAGAAACACATTGTTTAGCATTTGCTCAACTTTTTGATGAAAACACGTTTCAATCTATGAGTCCCGTACAAATTGTCATGTTATTGAGTTGTTTGACTAATATTGTTGTAAAAGACGAAGAAAAAGATTATATACCAAAAATGGAGGATAATAATATGAAAACACTTTTATTCAAGGTTAAAAATTTATATGATAAATATTTGACAAAAGAAAATCAAATGAATATTAATTCAGGCATTGAATATACGTTTCATTATGATTTAATAAATTATGTTGAAAAATGGTGTTATTGTGAAAATATTGTGGATTGTAAAAAGGTTCTTCAAGATTTAGAAAATGATAAACATATTTTTTTAGGTGAATTTGTAAAAGCATTGTTGAAAATTAATAATATTTGTAATGAATTTGAAAATATATGTGAAATGACTGGAAATATTGAATTATTAAACAAATTAAGAGAAATACCCAATATGATTTTAAAATATGTTGTTACGAATCAATCTTTATATGTATAGGTATGTATAGGTTGTATAATCACGGAGAATTTTTTGAAAAACAATGTAAAAACACAGAGCATGAACAAAATTGGAGATGAATATTCACATTATTTGATTTGACATCAGGTTCGATTTCAACGTCTACTTTATTATCTCCACTAAGTAAATTAATGTCGTCATCATTAGCTACGTGATGTTTATTGTCATTTTTGTTAGAATTAACGACATTAACGTCATCATTTACTATTATGGTAGTATTATCATTATTATTTATTTTGTTGTCCAGTTTATCCATTTTATATAATTATCATCTATTTTTATTATATAAAATGAACTTAAAGTTGTTCTATTTCAACTTGTTAACATGAATACTAAGATAATAGGAAATAAATATAAATTAATATCTCAGTTAGGTTCAGGAACATTTGGTACTATTTATCAAGGAACTAATATTAGAACAAATGAAAAAGTTGCTATTAAAGTAGAATTAATATCTAACGAGTTTAAATTACTTAGATATGAATCAAATGTTTATAAGTTACTTTCTAATATTAATGGAATACCTAAAATTAAATGGTATGGTAAAGATGACAATAATTATTATATGGTAATAGATTTATTAGGAGATTCATTACAGACGTTAATAGATATAAAAAATACGTTTCCATTAAAAACTATACTTCAAATAGGTGTAAATATATTAATTATTTTAATGAAGATACATGAAAAAGGTTTTATTCATAGAGATTTGAAACCAGAAAATTTTCTATTAAGTATTGATAAACCGAAAAAAATCTATTTAATTGATTTTGGCATTTGTAAACCGTATATTATCAATAATAAACATATTGATTTTAGATGTAAAAATAAATTTATAGGAACGATGAATTTTGCTAGTATTAATTCTCACAATTTTTATGAACAAAGTAGAAGAGATGATTTAGAATCATTAGCATATATTTTAATATATTTTCATTTTGGTAATTTAGAATGGATGACTTCAGATAATATTGTAGATATACATCATGAAAATAATCATATTAAAAATAAGAAACTAGAATTAATTAACAACGAAAAAATCCCTACAAAACTTATGGAATTTTATAAATATACTAGATTGTTGGAATTTAATAAAGAACCAGATTATAAATATTTTATAGAATTATTTACAAATGAAGTTAAAAAAATGAGTACAAATTAAAAAATTTATTTATTGTTAATTTACACAAATGGGATTTGAAAAATCAAAAGATTATATCGAGTGTATTTGTAATTTTTTGGATGTATTAAATGATAAAGCAAATAAATTAAAAGATGTTAAATTAAAAAGTATATGTAAACTAATAATAAAATATCTTGTTACATGTTGTAATGAAAATAAAATACTGATTACTGAATTGAAAAAACATGATGATTTTGATATGAAAATAGTTTATGAATATATAAATAAAAATAATATCAAAATATTGGATTTCAATAATATTAAAATTGAAGATATTGACATCAACAATGAATATGATATTGAACGTTTTGTTTTATCACATATTTATTATATATATGAAAATAATTAGATTGTGTAGAATGTTAAGATAATATTTCATAAAATAATATAAAGATACAATTATAATACATACTATAAAATGTCATTAAATAGCGATGTTGTTACAACTACACCAGTTACAAATTCTGCGGAACGTATGCTTGGACTTGTAAAGTGGTTTAATAATAAGTCTGGTTACGGTTTCATTACTGTTGTTGATGGTGAAAAAAGTGGTTCTGATATTTTCGTTCATCACACAACTATTAATGTATCAAATGAACAATATAAATATTTGGTACAAGGTGAATATGTTGAATTTTCTTTAGTAAAAGTTGAAAATAGTACTCATGAATATCAAGCAACTAATGTTTGTGGTATTAAGGGTGGAAGGTTAATGTGTGAGACACGAAGAGAACTAAAAATAGCTCGTACTAATTACAAATCTACAGATGAAGTAGTAGTGGAAAGAGATTATGTTAGAATGCCTCGTCAACAGCGTATTCAATCAACCCAATCAATCCAATCATCTCCTGTCGTAGATTCTAGACCGGATCCAGAATCAAACTCGTGGACAGTAGTACCAAACAAATCCTATACATCAAAACAACCATCCCAAAGTAAGCCTTCTACTTCGGGTAGAGGTAGAGGTAGACCGCCTCGTTCTGTAAATTAGATAATTTGTTTTTTACAAAATATTTAGTATTATATTATTATATATATATGAATAATATAATAAGACCTGCTAATTTTAAAGCGTCTCCTTCAGCTTCTTCATTTATGAATTCAAATGTTACAAATAAATTATCTAAAATGGGTGGCAAACGTAACCGTAAAAATCGTATTAAGAAGGGTGGAACAAATGGAGCAAAATTACCAATGAATCAAAATAATGACGACATTTATAGTCTCATGGAAGAAGGGTTTGAAAAATCACAAAATGATGATCTACCTATTGATAATGATGATATGTATAATCGCATGGAAGAAGGCATGACTACATCACAAGATGATGATGTTCATGATGTCGACATGAATGAAGGTATGGGTACATCATCAGAAAAAGATGATGATATGTATAATCGTATGGAGGAAGGTATGGGTGCATCATCAGAAAAAGATGATGATATGTATAATCGTATGGAGGAAGGTATGGGTGCATCATCAGAAAAAGATGATGATGACGCATATGGGATAAGTGGAGGTTCGCGCAAAAGACGTAATAAAAAGAAACGTTTGAATAAAACTAGAAAGGGTTATAAAAGTAAACGAACAAAAAAGATACATAAAAAAGGAAAACATAAACGCAACAAAAAAGTTACAAAAAAATATAAAAACTAAATACAAATTGTTCAAGTAAGTAGTAACTTTTTAGTATATTTATATATTTCAAATTCATCTTTTTCGAATACTTTTTCTTCATTAAATTTATTTTCTACTTTGTAATCAAATAAAACGTCACATCCAGAGTTATTTTTATATTTTGTAACCCATAATGTTTTACAAACAGGATTAAGGGTATTATACAATCTTTTATTTTCAGATAGGGACGATTTTTTTTTAAAAAAATTAATTAAATTGTTTATGCTTTTGTAATTTTTGGGAAATATTATTATGTTTTCATTTATATTTTCACAATCTGTAAATAATACATTTTTTAGAGTATTTAATAACTCAATGTATTTATTGGGTTCTCTCGTTAATACTATATATAGTTTATTTTTGTACGATCTTTTATTTAGAACTATGGAATTGTGGCGTTTTTTTGTTATTACAATATTACATTTATTTTTATTGTAACAATTTTGTACAATTTTTTTACTGTTTTTGGGTTTTATGATATTTTTAGAAATATTATATTGAATATCAAACTCTATAATAGCTTCCATCTATTATTTTTATTATAATTTAAATTTAAATATCTAAATTATAATAATTTAAATATTATAAAATATGGAAAATAACAATAAATTAGAGTTGATTAAGGAATATAATAATGTTATTTTTTCTTCAAAAATAAGTAAAGAATATGAAAATTTAATATTTATTTATACTCCACCAAAAGTAGGTTCCACTGCTTTAGTTTCATCCCTTCGTTTATCATGTTCTAATAAGTTTTTAACACTACATATACACGATGAAAACATGTTAAACATATTGACTAATTACGATAATAAACATAATATTACTATAAATGATATAATAAAATATAATGCTTCTTTGGGCAAAAATATTTATGTAATTGATGTTTATAGAAATCCAATAGAGAGAAAAATTTCTGAGTATTTTGAATTATTATCCAATTTTCATTTTAATAATAGTGATATTAATATAACTAAGTATGATTTAAATTTATTAATAAAACGTTTTAATAAATTATTTCCTTATATAGGAGAAGGTGACTATTTTTTTGATAAATATCAACTATCTATTTTAATTCCAGAAGCTTTCGATTTTGAAAAAAAATTTTTATATATTAAAAATAACAATATAAATTATATTAAATTGAGGTTGTGTGATTCTAATAAATGGGGAACAATATTAAGTTCAATTTTAGAGACAGAAATAGTAATCATACCTGATTATAAAACAGAAAATAAAGTAATTGGATCACTTTATAGACAATTTAAAAACAATTATAAAATTCCTGAAAATTTTTTAGAAAATATTGTAAAATGTCATTATTTTAATTATTATAATTCAGATATAGAAAAAGAAAAATACTTGGATTACTGGAATAATAAAATAACAGATGAGGCTCAACCATTTAATGAAAATGAATATAAATTATATATGGAGATTTCAAATGAAAATCAATTTTATAATAATATTCAGAGATATCACTATTTAGATTTTGGGTGTATTTGTAATTCTTGTTTTAATAAAAGAAGACAAATAATATATAAAATAAAAAGGGGGGAACCTGTTAATTTAAAAATAATACATGAAGAAGTAGTAGAAGAGAAAAAAATAAGAAAAGTAAAAGCAATAAAAAGAATATGTGATACAATTCAACATAATAATTATTCAAAAAAAACAGGTTATTCTAATAGAGGAACCGATTTTACATTATCTGGAATAATAAGATAAATTGTATATATATATATATATAATGTTATCTCAATTGGCATCTCAATACAGAAACTCAACGGAAGCTGAACCTTTTGAAGAATTAGCAGCTGAATTAAATAATTTAGAAAAAGAAGGATTATTACCACATCATAAAAGGGCACCTGTTGAAAGGCGTAGTTCTTTCCTCCCAAATAAAAAAATTGTTCCAACAAATTACGCAAGATTGATAGTGGGTATTTTGACAGTTTTGTCAACAATCTTGACAGGGATGTTGTATGCTTGTTATCAACATCCAAACAAATTAAAATCAAATTTACATGATTTTGCTATAGCAATGATTTGTATAACAGCATTATTTTGTTTACTATCTATAGTAACCTTAATATATTTAAAAGGAGTAGGTGATGATCCAAAAGGTTATAAAAAAATAATAATAGGTATATGTCTTGTGGTAGAGTTATGTGATATAGCCGCAAGTGTATACATATATATGAAGGACCGTTAATATAACCGTTAATATAACCGTTAATATATCTGTTAATACAACCGTTAATATATCTGTTAATACAACCGTTAATATAACCGTTAATATAACCGTTAATACAACCGTTACAAAGGGTAAA